GCTATAATTGTCGCTGTAGCAGAGAGCACGCAGAACGAACTCCAATACCGCATCACAGAGCCTGTATCCTTGGCTATGGCGGCAGTATATCCCGAAGACCCATACAAGGCCGTGGCTGAATTCATCCTGCACGGCAGGGGGACAACAGAATGTCACTTAGGATTTGAACGGGGTGGGCATGTCAACACTATGCATGGCATCGGGGGAGGGGTCGTAGATGTATCAAATTATGCCTATCGGCTGGGATCTCTATCATTGATGAGACCAAAGCCCAGACCGGTCCTCGGCTTAGACGAACCCTTTCGTTTTGTATCGCGTGATAAAATGCATTTAGCTGGCCAGATGCTCAAACAAACGAGCAAGGAACTTGGTTTTCAAATCATTATGATAAGCCACATTGCAGAACTGATTGAGGCAGCAGATAAGGTTTTTGAAGTATCTCTTTGCAAAGGAATAAGCGAAGTAAAAGAAATTTCTTAATTTCTCCTAAAAGAAAGAAGAATTAGTATGAGTAAATTCAAAAGGAAAGATGAAGTCCAATTATGTAAGTGCGGTTGTGGCGAAAGAACAAAGAAAAGCCAGAACTATAAAGGCTATAATAAATATATCAATGGGCATAACAGCATAGGCAAAAAAAGAGTTCTTACTAAAGAACATCGAAAACAAATATCAATTGCACAAAAGAAAAATTCTTTTTTCCATATTTATAATAAAACAAAAGAACATAGTAAAAAGGTTTCAGAAAGCAACAGAAAAAGGAAACTGTCAAAGGAAACAAAAAAAAGATTTCAGATTCTATAAAATCATTAGGGGCAAATCACCCATTTAGAAGTGAAAAGTATAGAAAAAAACAATCTGAAAGAATGCTAAATGCAGGAGATTTACATCCTTCAAAAAATTCTGAATTCCAAAAAATGCATTCAGAAAGAATGCTAAATGGTGGTGCTGCTCATGCCAATAGTTTTATAAAATCCCTTTCTAAACCCCAAGTTGAATTATTTGAACTTGTCAAACAAATTTATCCTAATACCATACTTAATCATCCATCATTAAATCGTTCTATTGACATAGCAATCCTTGATCAAATGATTGCCATTGAATACGATGGAAGTCATTGGCATCAAAATAAAGAAGCAGATAAAAAGAGACAATTAGAATTAGAAACAATAGGCTGGAAATTTCTGAGATACTGTGATTATGTTCCATCAATGACTGAGCTGGAAAAGGATTTGAAATTATATGAACAAACTTAAAACTGTAGCCATCATTCAAGCTCGCATGAATAGCACACGTCTTCCAGGCAAGGCCATATTACCATTAGCTAGAAACCCCGCCCTTCAGCAAATGATAGAACGAGTCCAAAAAGCCCAGGGAGTCGATCAGATCATAGTAGCAACCCCGTATGATGAAAGTAACAAGCCAATTTGGGATTTATGTAACGATATGAAAATTATACCCTGGACTGGCAGTGAGCACGATGTCCTTTATCGGGTACTTACAGCTGCTTGGGGCAATCGAGCAGACATCATTATTGACCTCACAGGAGATTGCCCGCTTATAGACCACCGGCATATTACTCGGTTAGTCAAAACTGTCAAAAATGGCTTCAAGCCATGGAGACGAACTATTGATTATACCTCCAACATCAGTCCACGATCATGGCCAGATGGATTTGATGTACAGGTTTACAGAACAAAAGCGCTAGAAAAAGTCAGATTAGAATTCAATCCGCCACATCATGTTGGATGGAATATAGCTCAACTTCCAGAGGTTTTCAGGATTGCCAAAAATCTGACTGCCCCAGCCTTGATGCACTGGCCCGGCCTACGGCTAACCCTAGATACAAAAGAGGACTATGAAGTGCTCCAGAAAGTATTTGAATATTTTGGGGATAAGGATTTTACTGTAGAGGAGACCATTAGATTGATGGTAGGAAGACCGGAATGGCAAAAAATCAATAGAAAGGTCAGGACAAAGAGCCCGGAGGAGGGGTAATGAAAAAACTATTAGTGGTGTTTATGGCAGTTTCAATTTTCGCAATAGTATCTTGCAATAGCGGTGGCGGAGGCAGCAGTAGCCCTCCTCCTGATCCTGAGCCAATTACTGAAAAACCTTTTATCTGGGGGCAAAGCCATTGGGGTAATGCCGACTGGGAAGTAAAAAAGTAAAGGAGGAAAGATCATGAAAAAGATCATCACAATTTGCATTTTGTCAGTACTGTTTGCATTCAACACATCATTCGCCGAGGAAGGAGTCACAATTCCTTACAGTTTTGAAAATGGAACCATTGCAGATGCCAATGAGGTCAATGCCGTTTTCAATGCTCTAGCCAAATCCATCAACCAAAATCTCATAGTCATGTATGATTATGGGGCACCAGAAAACACTACCAGGATATTTGCACACTCTGCCTCTCCAACAACCTTGACTTCTGTAGCTACTACCCCTGGGATGGAAACATGGGAATATTCTGATGGATCAAAAATAGAGCATTTAAAGAAAGATCATGTAGACGGCACTCTTGAAACTGGCCGCAGGATATACAACACTTCCGGAGTCCTTGTACAAGACTTAACATATTTTCCTGCAGTAATAGGAGTAGATTTAGCTGGATTGAAAGAGGCCGGCAAAATTTGGGGTAATGCCTATGTCGCCAAAAAGCCTGACAGTAGTATGTATGGAACGGAAATCAATATGTATTCAATTATAGGCATTGAAGATGTAACGGTACCGGCAGGGACTTTTACCAATTGTACTAAGGTATTCCAAACTACTGGTAATTACAAAAACGTTGCTTGGTATGCTGAAGGGGTGGGCATGGTCAAACGAATTGGGGTTGAAGGATTGATAGAATTACAAGAAGTTGAGTTAATTACTCCATAAGACAAGAAATAGATTTCCAATGGCAAGACGTTCCCAACCAAAGCAATCTAAACAGCGATCAAAGACAAAGAAGCATCGCAGCCATGTCACAAAAAATCGTGGGAGCAATAAATGGTTAGAAGCCCGAATCGAGAGAGTGAAAAAATTATTCAAACCGAAGAAATGGGGGTGAAAATAGCATGAGTAAAATCTATTCAGCAGCAGTAATCGGATGTGGATCAATAGGGGCATTGAAACCTGGAGATATTGATTTACCTGGTGGAACGAACATACTAACTCACAGTCATGCACTGTGGAGGCACGAAAGAATAGATTTAGTTGCAGTGTGTGATATAGATCCAGAAAAGACAACCCAAGCAATGAATAAATGGGAATGCGATGCCAGAGCCAATATTAACAATCTATTTTATGCATTTAATCCTGACATCGTAGTTATAGCAACCCCAACTGAAACTCATGCCAAAATCTTGATGGAAGTGATTGGCCACAGCCCAAAACTAATCATTGCAGAAAAGCCATTTGGTTTAAATTTTGAACAGGCAGTAAAAATGGTCAATATATATTCAGAAATTCCAATTGCTATAGATTACATCCGCCGCTATGCCAATGGATATAAAGATATCAAAAAACAAATTGATACCGGTATATTTGGCAAAGCATTAAATTGTCGAGTACTTTATACGAGGGGACTTTTTCATGAGGGATGCCACGGCTTAGACTTGATGCATTGGTTTTTTGGCAATATAATTGATCAATATGTTGAAGTTAGAGATATTGGTGTGGGAAAAGAACGATACATAGTAGATTTAAATGATGACGATCCAACAGTATACGCAAATTTTGAATTCGTAGGTTGTCCAAATGTTGTATTCCACCCCTGCGATGGCCGTTGTTACGGGATCTTTGAAGTTGACATCTGCTTTGAAAAAGGCCGATTACGGTTTATTGATAACGGCCTCTATGTTGAGAAGTATCCAATCAATGAAGAAAATGAATGGGGTCACAAATCCCTTGGCTATGGCTTGACAAGTGTCATCCGGACAGAAACCGGACTGAATACGGCCTTGTATAATCTGGTTGATAATGCTGTGAATTTCCTTGATGAAAAAGAGCCCTTGATCTGCACGGCTGAAGATGCTCTTGCAGTTCATAGGATATTAGAAGATATTACTTAATCAGTTTTGAAACTTCAGGAATTTCTTATAATAAAACATAATAAAGGAAATTCAAAGAGGGTAAAATGGCAGAAACTCCATCAAAAAGAAGACGAAAAGGTAGAGAAGCATTTGCTCCAAATTGCGATCCTATGGAGTTTCAACCTTATAAAAAAGGAACATGGCTCATGATTATCATTTGCAAGATTGGTTAGATGGATGGCAAGAAGCTAAAGAGTTTTTTTTTGAAAAGGAAGAAAAAGAAAAAGAATCTGAAACAATTTGTAAACATTGTGGTGCAATTATAAAGGATTAATAAATGAGTAAACTAGCCCTATTCGGCGGCCCAAAAGTCAGAGAAGATCTTTTCCCATCACAAAATACCTTTGATCATGAAGAGATGCAGGCCGTATGGCGAGTTATGAAAGAAGGTCGCCTATCAGGCTATCGGGGAAGTTGGTGTCCTGAATTTTTCGGGGGTCCTGAAATTCAGGCTCTCGAAACCGAATGGAAGAAGAAATTCAATGTCAAACATGCCATTGCTGTAAATAGTTGCACAAGTGGTCTTCATGTTGCCTGTGGAGCAATAGGATTAACTCCAGGAAGTGAAGTCATAGTTACCCCTTATTCAATGACATGTAGTTCTACAGCTCCTATGATATACGGCGCTATACCTGTATTTGCTGATATCGACAATTATTGTGCTCTTGATCCAAAATCAATTGAAGAAAGAATAACCCCTAATACAAAAGCTATAATTGTTGTTAGTTTATTTGGAATGCCTTATAATCCAAAAATAAATAATATAGCAAAAAAACATGGGCTTCTAATAATCGAAGATGCTGCTCAAGCAATTGGGTCAGGCCTATCTTTGGGATATGATGAAGCAAATGGGGAACATTTCATCCATGCTGGAAATCTTGGTGATATCGGAGTATATTCCTTCAATTTCGGAAAGCATATCAATGCCGGAGAAGGTGGAATAGTAGTTACTAACAATGATGATTTGGCTTTTAGAGTTAGGCTATTTGCTAATCATGGCGAGGCAGTAATCAGCGCTATGAATCCAGAAGAGTCAAGAAATATGATATCTGAAAATATAGTTGGATTTAATATGAGAATGACAGAGTTACAAGCTGCAATTATACGAGTACAATTAAAAAAGCTTGATGGATTTATTAAAACAAGAAGAGAAAATGTTAATACATTACATAATATATTAGAACAAATACCTGCTATAACTCTGTCCCCGATCAGAGACAATTGCACTCATAGTTATTATGTAGATTCGTATTTATGGGATAGCAAACAAGCTAAAAATTTATACAGAGATAAATTTATTGAAGCCGTAAAAGCTGAATTAACCCCGCGGGCAGGGAGAGAAGGGGAAGGAGTCCCAATTGGTTGTGGATATATATCTCCGTTATATCTCATGCCATTATTTCAACAACAAAATCCCTTGTCGCCAAATTATAAAAAAGGTTCATGCCCTAATTGTGAAGATTTATCTTTTAATAAATTATTTTTATCGCTTTTTCATGCACCCCGAAGTACAAAAGATGATATGAAAGATGTTGGAAAGGCTTTTCAAAAGGTCTGGGAAAATAGGAAAGAATTAAAATAAATCCTTGATTTCTACCTAAAACTACTATATACTTATGCTAGATAGCAAAACGATAAATTCAAATTTCAAGCCTGAGAATCCTCATATTGCGAAGTATGAGGGCGTTATCGTTAACGCTATCTGTTCTCAGGCTTTTTTATTTGGAGACGACATGGGTAAGTATAGAATAGGAAAAACTACTCAAATTACAATTTTTTGTTCACAATGTAATAAGCCTAAAAAAATATATCCCTTTTTACAAAATCAAAAACATCACTTTTGTAATAAAAAATGTCATATAAAATGGCAAACCAAAAATATGAAAGGTAAATATAGTCCTGCTTGGAAAGGCGGAAATGTTATAGCTTTTTGTTCATGGTGCAATAAACCAAAAGAAATAAATCTCTATAAAAAATACAATCAAAAATACCATTTCTGTAGTCAAGAATGTAAAAAAATATGGATGTCAGGTGAAAATGCCCCTAGTTGGCGCGGTGGGATATCTACTACTCCATATTGTTTTATATGGTCAGATTGGGAATATAAACAATCTATCAAAGACAGAGATAATAATGAATGTCAAAACAAAGTTGATTGTCGCAAAAATTCTAATCACCTTCCTTTATGCCTTCATCATATAGATCACAATAAACAAGAATGTAATCCTTGGGATATTATAACTGTTTGTCATAGTTGCAATGGTAGAGCAAATTTCAACATAGAATACTGGAAAGAATTTTATCAAAATATAATGACTGAAAAATATGGATATAAATATTAAAAAGGGAATAATATGACTATCAAATGGTGTGCTGAAATAGGAAGTAATCATAACCAAAATTTAGATAGAACAATTAAATTGATAAAAGAGGCTAAAAAAATAGGCTGTGATTTTGTTAAGTTCCAACTTTTCAAGGGAGAGAATTTATATCACTCATCATTCGGTGCCAAGATCAATCAAATGCGAAAGTGGGAATTACCAAGCCATTTTCTTCCTGAGATAAGCCGGTGCTGCAAGGTCAATGACATCCGACTTGGCATCTCTGTTTTTGATCTTGAAGCCGTAGAAATTGCCAGCAAATATGCAGATTGCCTCAAGATCGGTAGTTATGAATTGCTTTGGCATGATTTAATCAAAACAGTTGTCAAAACAGGTAAGCCATGGATGATATCATCAGGTATGGCCGATTGGGGACAAATATCAAAGGCAATATCTCTTGTAAGACCTTGCAAGTTTGCTCAGGTGCCGATGGCAATCCTTCATTGCAACTCAAACTATCCAGCGCGCCCACAGAACTGCTGCCTTAATCAAATCTCTCTTTTGAATAAAATCTTTCCAGCAATGAAAATCGGCTGGTCAGATCACACAACTGAATCCGGAGTAATATATAAAGCCGTAGCTCTTGGGGCAAAATTTATTGAATTCCATTTTGACCTAGAAGATGGCCTTGGTTATGAATCATCAATAGGCCATTGTTGGAAACCAGATAAGATCGGAGAAGTAATTCACAATGTAAGGATCGGAGAGATTGAAGAAGAAAGCACAGATACAGGCGAAAGCGAAGCGGCCAAGTGGAGGACAGACCCAACTGATGGGCTGAGACCATTGAAAAAATTTAGGGAAGAGTTGTTGAAAGATGAGGCAATGGAGGAGATATGAAAGGTATACTGATAGGATGCGTAATCGGTGCGATAATGTGGGCTGTTATAATTATGTGTGCTACGAGCCTACAACCTGCCACCATTGCCTTGCCGTATCGTCAGGAATGGCCTCGGAAACTGATGAGCGTTGACAGTTTGGGCATTAGCTACTGGCAAGCAAGACCGTTGGGGTTGATAATGATGATTGAAAAGGGATGTCCGAGATGACCAGAGGCGAGTGGCGACCAAAGCCAGGGGATGGCATAACAGACTACAACGGAATTAAGGTGGTAGAGGAAGGGATAGGCGAGAAATTGTCTGATATAGCGCTTAGTGATTACCTAAAGGTGCGAAAGCAAGTAAGACTGCTAGAAGATGAAGTTGAATTATTAAAGGCCCAGAAGCAAGAATTGATTAATGAAATATTGAGGTTGAGAAGAGGGATATAACATGAAACACTCGATAGTTTTCAAGCAGAAGGACATATATGCCAGTTTTCCCCTGCTAGGATATATAGATGGCATTCTGACTATCGGCTTCTTCACTGCCCCGCAACCAGATCACATGGGCATCTTTGATTGGAATGTTAGGAGGTCACACGATGAAGGAGAGACATGGGAATATAGAAAATTTATGGATTTTCCTTATGACTGGCCAGCGGCATCGGCAAGAGAAAGATCAGACAGATTTACAACCACATTACCAGAGGGAACAGAAATGATCACGGGCTCAACCGGATTCATCGGCAAAAAGAATATGGAGGACAAGTTTGAAAAAGTCCTCAGATGCAAAGGACTATTCCAGCGGACTTCAACTGACAATTGGAAAACAGCAGTACAATGGATATGGGAAATCCCCAATGTTGACATTGTATTAACTTTTCCAAGACATCTACAAATCGATAATTTGATATTCATTCCCGCTTATGCAGTATTGGAAAATGGATTGAATAGAGCCTTTGTATGGAGATCTTCTAATGGAGGTAAAAACTGGCGACTTCACAATATGTTTCCTGATGAAATAAATGCAAATGAGATTGCCTTTGTCGAAACCGAAAGAGGCATTCTTGCCCACATCCGCAGCGATACCACCCCTTTCATTATGGAAAGTTGGTCATACGATGGGATAACTTGGACGTATCCAACTTATATACATTATGACAAGTATTGCCTGAAAGTAGCTGGTGGGCCATCACATCTATTAAGACTACAGGATGGAAGAATATTAGATACCTATGGCTATCGTTTTAACAAGATGGGTATAAAAGCTGTCATATCAGAAGATGAGGGAGTTTCATGGATTAGTCCTACTACCCTGCGGAATGATGGCGGATATTCGAGTAGTCTGCACAAAAGAAGATGGAGAAACAAATTCAAATTGCCTCATGCCGGCAACGACGTCGGCTATCCCACATCAGTACAATTAGGGAATGAATCAATCTTGACAGCTTACTACATTACCTGTGAAGACAGGATAACGCACATTGCTACAACAAACTGGGATATTGATGATGAAAATCAATTAGCGACTCCATCTGGCTCACCTAGCCCATCACCTGAATTTGAGGAGGAGAAATAATGAGTGAATATCGAATATACATGATTGATGGTGATCATCTTTTAGGGTGGAAAGGAAACAAGTGCAAGAACGTCCTCGAACTTGTGAAGATGTCTATTGAGTTATTGAAAGAAGAAGGATGGAAAATTGAATATAAGGAGCCAAAGACAGAGAAAGGAGAGAAATATATTACTGATGATGGTGAATGTATGTTTGACGTAGAAGTCGACAGAGTGCCTTGCAATTCTTTTCTTCATGGCATCCGCCTTACCCTGACCTATCCGGAGCCGGAGCCAGTAGTGGATAAGTGTACAGCAAATATCGGCACTGATTGTGATATCTGTGATCGTGATAAACCATATTGTGCTCACTACAAGATAAAAGAAAGACTTAACAAATCAGTACCCGACCCTCAAGGAGATGAAACCGAAGAAGCAGCAACCAATTATATCATACCTGGGCATGTACCCAACCTCGACGAGGCGGAGGTGGGTCAAGACGTTCAAAGGAACAAACTACCACGGTGTCCGACTTGTGGGCAACCTGAAGCTGTAGAAATAGACGGAAATGGCGAAATACGCATTATTCGTGACGAGCCGGAGGTGGATGAGTGGGAGAAGCTTAAAGAACTTTGTTCTGACAGTTTAGGAGTTTCTGAAATGAAGTATTTGCTTCGGGGTCTTGTGAAAGAAATTGACAAACTCAGATGTCCGAAGGGAGGATGAATGAACTTCGAGTCTAAACTATTCTGGCAAGGCCGAGAAGTATTGATTTCCGGTGGCACTGGCAGTCTTGGGAAGGCAATTACAAACTTGCTTATCCAAGAAGAATATCCAATCAAAGGATTGCGCATCTTCAGCCGTGACGAACTGAAGCAATATCAAATGAGGCAAAGCCTCAAAGCCCCATTCCCAGTGGCTTTCCTGATTGGAGATATCCGCAATCGTAAACGGTTGACCAGGGCTATGGAAGGGGTCGATACATGCATTCATGCCGCAGCATTAAAACAAGTAGACACATCTGAAAGCAATCCGTGGGAATTTATTGAAACCAACATTATAGGCACACAAAATGTTCTCGATGCCTGCCTGGATTGCAAGGTTGCCAGAGCAATGTTGATAAGCACTGACAAGGCCTCTTATCCCATTAATCTATACGGCATGACCAAAGGATGTGCTGAACGGATCTTTGTGCATGGCAATATTTATTCCGGTGGTAGAATTCCAATATTTGGTGCTTGTAGATATGGGAATGTTCTCGGTTCACGAGGGTCTGTTATCCAAGTATTTCAGGAACAAGCCCTCAATGGGCAAATAATAACCATCACCGACAGTCAAATGACTAGATTCTGGATTACTATGAAAGATGTAGCCCGCTTCATTCTTCAATCAATCGAAATCATGCAAGCAGGAGAAATATATATCCCAAAAATGCCGAGCATGAAGATCGTAGATCTAGCAAAAACTATCATTGCAGAAACAGGCACAATGGGAAAATCGAAAATTGAAGAAATTGGTGTCAGACCAGGAGAGAAATTGCATGAGACATTGGTAACCAAAGAAGAAAGCTACAAATGTGATGTCCAGGATACCTATTATTTAATCCATCCAGTCAGAGAGTGCCCACCGGAGACGGTCAGGGCTTTATTCTCATATACAAGTGATAACAATGATTGGTGGTTAACGAAGAAAGAGTTATGGGAAATGATAAAATGACATCAGCAATGTATGAAACTAAACGGCTTATTCTTGAACCATTTAGCAGGAAACATCTTGAAGGGCCTTATCGTTCATGGTTCCATGATCCTGAAGTAACAAAATACAATTCCCATGGCCTCTTCCCATATACGATTGCCAAGATGGAAGCTTTTCTTGCATCAATTGAGGCAGGTAATATGATTGTAATGGCAGTAATGGCAAAATCAAAAAAATCAACTATAGAAATTCAAAATTCAAAAATTTCTTCTGATTGTGACCAAGGATTCAATTACATTTTTTCTGAAACAAACTTAATTCACATCGGCAACATCTCCCTTCAATCTATCAACTGGATTAACCGCAGTGCCGAGTACGCAGTAATTGTGGGAGATAAATCCTACTGGGGCAAAGGCTATGCCACAGAGGCAAGCCTGCTGTTGTTTGAGCACGGCTTTAAACGATTAAATTTACATAAAATTTGGACTGGAACAGCAAAGACAAATATTGGAATGCAGCATGTAGCAAAAAAATTAGGAATGCAGTGGGAAGGAATGTTTCGAGAAGCAATGTTTTTAAACGGTCAATATGTAGATATTCTTACATATGGGATCTTAAAAAAAGAATTTAATCAAATTTCTTGACTTTTCCAAAAAAAAATAATATAATTATGATGAATAGTATAGCAACGATCCAAAATTTAGAGCCTGAGAGTTTTCATGTCGTGAGGCATGGAAGCGTTGTTGCTAACGCTATTCACTCTCGGGCTTTTCTTTTTGGGGAGATTGGCATGAGATTCAAAAGACGGAATCTACCACTATGTGAATGTGGATGTGGATATGAAGTTAAATGGTGTCAGACAAGAAAACAATGGAATCCATTTATTAATGGACATCAAAATAGAGGCAAAAATAATTCACAATATAGCAAGACTGGCAAATTGAGTGCTGTTTATGGCAAAGACAAATATGCAGAAGAAAAAGCAAAATCTAAACCACTATGTAAATGTGGATGTAAAAATAAGACTAAATGGTGCAAATCAAGAAAGAAATTTAATGAATATATCAATGGTCATTACATTTGTATTAATAATCCAATGAATAATCCAAAATCAGTAGCGAAATTAACTGGAAAAAATAGTTGTAATTATGGGAAAACAGGCAAAAATCACCCTGCTTATGGATCTCAAAAATCTGAAGCAAAAAGAAAGAAAACATCAAAAACATTAATAGGAAATCAGAATAGCAAAGGGACTAGAAGGAATAAAGAATTTTGTGAAAACCAAAGAAAAATAATGTTAAATGGAGGGGCAAAACATGCCAATTCGTTTAAGACACCAGAAAGTTATAAAGCCCATACAGAATATATGCTTAATGGTGGGGCTGCATATTTAAATTCACTTATTAAATCGCCCTCTAAACCACAAGTAGAATTGTTTGAACTAATCAAACAACTATTTCCAAATGCAATTCTTAACCATCCATCATTGAATCGTTCTATTGACATAGCAATTCCTGACAAAATGATTGCAATTGAATATGATGGATCATACTGGCATCAAGATCAAAAAGCAGATGATAAAAGGCAGAAAGAATTAGAGTCACTTGGATGGAAGTTTCTGAGATACTGTGATTATGTCCCTACTATTGATGAATTAGAAAGGGATTTAAAAGGAGCAGAAAGATGAAAAAGAGCAAAGCAGAAAAATTCTCTCCTTCAGATATAAAACAAGCAACTGATATGACTATAATTAACAAGATCCAATTCATTCGTACCAAAAACAACCAAGCTTGGATGGATATCCTGCGATGTGCTATGTCGAATGCCCCAGAAGAAACAAAGGTGATAATGGCCGCCATTGCAAAAAACGATGCAGAAATTACAGAACTGACAAAGGAATTAGCAGATGCCTTGTGAACACAAAAATACGTACTATGAAGATTGGCCTAACGGCAGATGCATTGAAATCTGCCTTGATTACAGTATGTCTCGTCATCACTGGGAACAGGGGCAATCTGAGTGGGTAATAGTTAAAGATATTGCAGGAGCAAAAGAGCGAGTGCAGGAGTCTATCAATGAAATGAGAGACGTAGTATGTTTTTAGAAAGATAATGGCCAAACTAGTCAAAGGGTATAAGTGCCCAAAGTGTGGAGGGCAGATTCGAGAAGATGAAAAAATGCAGAATAGGTATTTTTGTACCAATGCCGGAGATGCGTATGGTAAAGGTGTATGTATATTTGAAACTTATCGTAGAAGCGATTTAGTGAAGGAGGAGGAATGAAACTTAAACCTGTTTATAAGATTTACATCTCTATAAATATGTTCATGAATTAGCAGAGTTATTGAGAGGAAAAAATGAAAAAGAAGAACAAAACGCTGGCTAAAAATCTCAATGCATTCAAAAAAATCAATCCCCCCATGCATGGTTGGCTGATGGAACAGAAAGGGGTTAATTGGATCGATGAGATTCGCAGCAAAAATGGGGACAAGAATTTCCTCATCCAAGAAGGCAGCAAAATCCAGCCAGCCTACAATATGAACAACCCAACAAAGCAAGCCAACAAAGGCACCAAGAACATGAGGTTGCACAAGGAAAACATTTCAATAATTGTTGGCTTTGGCCTTGGTTATCTTGCTAAAGCTATCTTAGACAAGATGGAAAAAGGACACCATGTCCTTGTAATTGAGCCAGTAGGAGATGTAATAAAATTAGCCCTCGGCAATATTGATTTTTCCAAGGCAATCTCTAATGGAGACTTATTGATAATTGCCCCAGGCAAACAGGAAGTTATTTTTGCTCTCCATTTTATGAGCAATCAATTCGTGATCTCAGACTGGTTCATGACGATAGACAAATATACAAACCTCAAGCCAGATGTCTACAAAGAGTTAACCGGACTTACTGCCGATATCATTAACCAGGTCATGTGCAATACAGGCACAATAGCTGGTGCCGCAGGCGGCAAGATCGCTGACAATGACATTGCCTGCCTGCCCTATGTCATAAGGCACAGGGGTGTTGCAGAATTGAAGGACCTATACAAAGACAAACCTGCTATTCTTGTAAGTACAGGCCCATCATTGGCCAAAAACATCCACCATCTAATCGACTTAGAGGACAAGACAGTGATCATTGCAGTCGGTCAAGCATTGAGACCTCTGCTTGCCTATGGAATCCGTCCGGACTTCATCTGCACCGTAGATTTTGGAGAAGTCAATTACTGCCATTTCAAAGGGCTCATGGACAGCAACATTCCCTTAGTAACAATCAATAGGGCTTATGCCCCATTGCTCAAGGCTTGGCAGGGACCAAAATTCATCGCAGCAACACCAGTGCCCGGCTTTGAGCACATGGCCACTGGCATATTATCAGATAAAGGATTCCTTGAGGCCGGAGGCAGTGTGGCACATTTGGTATTCGGGTTGGCTCAACGACTTGGCTGCAATCCAATAGTCTTCGTGGGCCAGGATCTTGCTCTCGGAGAGACTTCTCATATCCCTCTGGCCGATGCCGCAGGAGAGGTGAAGATTGATGAAAGCGGGCAAATCCATTGGGAAGTGAAGGATCACAGATGTCATCTTCATAAGAAAGATCAAACTTATTTAATGGGGCCTATTGCACAAGTACCAGGCTATTTCGGGAAGCCAGTTATGACGAATATGGGATTAGCCAGCTTCTTATCGGTATTTGAGGCAATGGTTGAAGGGCATTTGAGGAGGAATGATGAAACGAATTAACTGTATCTATTATTTATATGAAAAATGTCTTCATCCAAAACAAAAGAAAAGACTTTGGTTTTTCCATCCAACATGTTATGTACCTTGCTGCACTCTTCAGAAGCCGTATGCAAAACCACCTAGATGCCCTCCCCCACCACCTCCCGCCCCGAAAATCCCAATGTGTAAGATAGTAACTCATCTAATTTTGCCCAATGAACCCTACCAAATCTTCGTCTGCCCTAAATGTGATGGAGAAAAAGAAGATAAAGACGCCGTCCCAAGTCCGATGGCAGACGGAGGAAATTACTATGGGCCTTGCCGCCTATGTGATGGGAAGGGATATATAAAGGAGAAGGTGGAGAAATGAAATCTAGCTTAATAGGTCTTGTTATTAGTATGCTTATGGGATTAGCAATTATTGTATTTAGCTGGTTAAAGGGAGAATAATATGCAGCGAGTAATTATTAACGCAACGGAAGGTGGGGCTCATATCAAAGGCACAGACCGGATGCCTCTCAAGAAAGTAATTAACAAATACTGCCAAAAACCCATCAACAAATCGAAGGTCAAAAAGCTTCTCTCTTTGGCCAAAAATGGAGACGAACTGATTACCAAAGTTATCCCTCTGCTTGAAGATGATATCAAAGTACTAGATGAAATCTCTACCAGCAGCCGCAGAGGCCTTGCCGCTTGCCGAGGGCTCAAAACCTTAATGAGTAGATCCAATTACAGAGGTCTGCTTTCCAGAAAGAAGGAAAAGCAACTTGATTGGATGCTCAATAAAGCCAGGCAAAAGGGAGGGAAGGACTTCATAAAAACAAACCAGATATTCTATGCAAAGGCAATTGCTTCGGTCAAAAAATCTAAGCTCAAGAATGTGTTCATCTTATCTAATAAGAACTTCAAACACTCGGCTACTGCCCAGTTAGCAGCAACCAAAAACCCACTAGTTAACGTGGCAATCTACGGTGCCAGCCGAGAGATCCAGGGTCGGCGGTTGAAAGTAAAAGAGACATTAGCACATTTCCTACGAAACAACAAAGATGCATTGACCCGCGTAGAGCGGAATGAGCTAATTCTCAAGACGGCAAGGCGAGCATCAGAATCATTGAGGAAATCATACAAAGAAACATTAGAGTTGTTGAAGAAATATGACGGGACAAAAGACAGTAGTCTGCTGGTATCAAACGAAGTTGAGCCAATAAATCTCGACGACTCAGAAGAGTATTTTGCCGCAGGCAATTGGGCACATCCGTTGTTAGATGCAAGTAAAATTATTAAAAAAGATCCAACTGATAGAAAGGCTAATGAAATTTTAGCAAAAACATTATCAATGAGGGCACAAGCTAAAAATAAAGCCCGAAATAATGAAGTCAAAAATGCAGACAGAGAAACCCGATTGCTCCAATACAACAAACTACTCAAAGAGAGTAAGGAAATAGGCCGGAAAGAAAACAAGTTTGACGAGGCACTAACGATGCTGAAGAAGGCAGCCAAATTGATGCCGGAAGAGGAAGAGGCCCGCTGGGGAGTTGCTACTGCCTTGCATCATGCTGGGAAGATTAAAGAGTCCTTGAAAGAATATGAAAAGTTAATCAAGGATTTTCAAGACAATTATATGTACCTCCTTGAATACGGGCAGGTGCTCCTGCGCAATAAGAAAACTCAGGAAGGCCTCAAAATAATCGGTGAGGTAATGGCAAAGACCGATGAATTTGATTACTTCCTAGCTCGACTAGGCGAGATATATGAGCACTCTGATATGATGGAAGAAGCCTTGACAGCATACAATTCATATCTAGAAAAATTCCCATTCAACTATCAGATTTGGGTCCGAAAAGGAAATTGTCTAACTGCACTAGGTAGAAACACAATGGCAGATTGGGCATTCCGAAAGGCAAGAGAAATCAGACCGGATTAATCAAATCTTGGCCAGACCAGACTTGCCCGGCCATTCTATATCGTCTACCTTTGAGAAATCCTGTGGGACATCCCTAAGCTTCTGGCGATATACTTTCCAAGCACTTTTTTCTCCTGCCGTTAATGGGGCATCTGGTAATACTGTCCAATCAGTGGATTGCAATATCAAATTTCGCTCTTGCCTTTTAGCAATCCACGGATCAAGAATATCCATAGATAGTGGAGTATTGCCCTCAGCCATCCATGCAAGGTATTTGCGACCCTCTCGATTCTCTTTAATAGGTGGAAAAATTTGCATAGTAGTCAAATCTTGAATGCTACCCTGTTTATTATGTATTTTATACATATTTTTCTCCTATAACTCAGATTCTGCTGTCCATAGAAAAACAATATACCTGTCTGTAGCGGCGACCCCGTTGGTGCCGCCGCCTATAAAATTTCGAGTTCCTTCTGCTCCTGCTGTTCCTGCGAGCCCATCCCCTGCTTTCATCCTCACTTTTCCAGCCGTACCAGCTTCATCATATAAAATTATACTTGGGGTACTTCTCATGTCAACAGGAAAGCCTACACTTAGCTCCATAGTATGATCTGCATCGGCAAGAGCGGTAATACGGGTGGTTTCCGTAGAGACAGCCGTTGCTGTTCCAGGAGCAATGGCTTGGTTAAAGCCTTTGCTAAAATATCTTTGACACAATGCCAATTCATTCCCTATTGATCGCATCCCATAAACAGATGCTTCAGGATTCTTCTCAAGTTGAATATTTGTAATATAGAGGAAATGACCGGTAGTAGTATCTGTCACATCCGACCAAATAAATACCCCAATATTCTTAGCTCCTACCGTATCAATAGCAATATTATTGATAATATATTTTGCCCATACCGCAGTCACCCCTAAGTTAGTCGATACATTTTCAGCAGTCCAATTAGCCTCCAATGTTGGAGTAACACCCTCACCATTCCAAGCAGAAATGATATCGCTTGTAACAGTATCCGCTGCTCCATCCCACGATATAACCATCGCCTTGATATTATCCAATTTAGCAACGCTCGATACTTTTGCCTGAAATGATAACGAAACTGTATCCCCTATCATATGGACACAATTTTGTTGCTCAATTACTTGAAGTATACCAAATTTCTTGTTGGCTGTTTCAACATCTAAGGCACAAGATAATAATGCCCCCGTTGGAGCTTCTGTGCCCTGTGACACATCAACAATATCATTACCATCAGAAAGCAAAAGCCAACGATCAAGCAAATATGTATCATCGTCATTTATAGGAGTTGTAGCAGCAGTAAAAGCCGCACTCCCACTTGCTCCCCTCTGCCCAATCCGCATATCACCATTGATAATGGCATTTTTACCGGTCAAAGAATCAGGTTCAATAAATAATGCCCGCATCGCAGCCAGTAGTTGGTCTCTTGTTTCTGTTGCTGCTGTCTTGAGTGTTAACCCTGCCCCCTCAACCACCCCAGCAATCTCCTCCTGAAGGGCATTCAGGAAATTTTCTTCAACAGTTGTCCCTGGTGGTCCATCTACGAATAAATTTGCGGCATTATTTGTCCCTTCTGTTCGATGCATTAGTCTCCCTCCTTTTTAAGCGACTACTGTCACTCCCCATCCCAATGAAGGATCAAATCGCCAAATGTTAGTATCGTTCTCAAGACAAGTGCTCTGTTCTGGTTCAACAAAACCAACAACCATATTGCTTGTTTGAGACGTAGTGGTTATACTCCCTGGTGAATCACTATACAAATAAACTGGCCATCCAACTCTATCATCAGCAAATGAGGTACTAAAAGCAGAATGATAAACAAGCCCCTCCCTGAGCACATTGCCGAAAGTGCTTATCACATAATCTGCTCCAGCAACCCCTAATGTTACCGGCCTTTCAGAATTTGACCCAATTACAGCGCTCCATAATGTCCACTGCCCCGATGGGCCTCTTTCAAGAACATTACCGAAAGAACATGCCTCAGAAATTAACTGAGAATAATCAATCCATCCTTTGATTCCCTCTGAAGTTAGTCTTTGGGCATCAGGTTGCTTCCAAAAGTCCCCTGGATTAACAAATTCCGCCTCCATGATTGTAACAATCATGTCCCTTGCGTCCTGGCAGGATACTTGCCCTGTTACATTGTCTGCAAACAAAGCTAATATTGCCGCCCTTGTTCTCTGTGTGTCTGCCATTGTAGTCCCTCCCTTTTATTATGCTGGTTGTTTAAATCCTATACCAAAACCATCTGCATTAAATCCACCTCCCAAGTTAACATTAAATCCCAAACCAAATCCTTGGCTAAAACAACCTTCTAGATGACTCTCTGTTTCAGATGGCAACGAATCAAAACCTGGGCCAAATCCTATCCCATATTCAGGACCATCAAAGTCATAGATCAAAACAGTGTGCCCTGGTTTTAACTTATTAAAGGTACAAATCATCGACTCTGTGCCAGGCAAATATGACAGTGGATCTCCTGACTCACTACTCCCGCTAAGAAAATAAACAATATTGCCACTACCAATAGTAATTGTAATTTTCCAGTAAAATATAGTTTCTTGATCCCCGCATGGCTCTCCCGATCCCATAACACCACACCAAAATGGGCTATATTCTGTGATAGTTATTGTCCAACCAAAAGCTGTGGCAAGCTCTATAAAGTATGCCGGATTCTGTTGACCTAATGCAATCAGTTTGCTGTGGACTGCTAGTCTCCTTTCTTGTATTGTTTCCCCTTCTGGAGAGCATTCATCAGGCAATCCCAAATCATTTTCATGGTCAATCAATAATTCTGATGTATATCGGGTGTCCCTCTCTTGAAGCAAATCATCTGAGCGCTCATCTACATGAGCAAATTCCTCCGCATCTCCATGCAGAAATTCAGCCGATGTTGATCCTTCATCTCTTGTCCATGCTTTGCCCTTTGGCAAAAGAGATTGTAGCTCTCTGAGATAATCAATTACTGTTTTTGCCATTAGTAATCACCAAAAGTTACTGTGCCAAACGTATGAATTTGATTTGTTGCCGCCGTTGTGTCTGCTACTGGAGAGTCCAACCTATGCCTAACTTCATCGGCAGCTAAACTGATTGCTTCACTAATCCTTGATATATACAATGTTTCTCCTGGCCCCCCATCTCGCAAAACTAAATCCTCCAGATTTGCCTCTATTGCTGCTCGAACCGCGGCCGTATTAGGGGATATATCAACTTCAAAATTAACTGTTAATGCAGTCATCTCAATCATAAACAATCCAGGCTCTGCTGTTACAGGGCACCCCACAATCTGCCCGGTTCCAGGATCTTCATGTTCCACGATGTACTCGCGTACTGTTGCTCTTTGAATGGCATTCGGAATAATAACGAGATCATCATCACAGGCAAAGGCAATCCCGATTGTCCCAATACCTTGATATAAGGGAAAAGACCAGGACCGTGTTGCTCCTGAAACTTCCAGTGCCCAAGTCTCATAATCGAAATACGCTCCACCATGTGGTGGTTGCCTCTTTCTTGTCAAGAGTCTCTCTCGCAGATCATCATCACTTTCCTCATCCGCCCCGCCTGAGATTCCATCTGCATCAACAGTTACAGAAGTATTGACCCCTGCAATCGGGCTGACAAAGGTCAAGGTAATTCCCACATCATCATCTCCATCCTCTCCAGCCACAGAAGCAGTAAAGTCTAATGTCGCTGTGCCTCCTGCAATTGTCTCTTCATCATCTATTGTATAAATCTGATCATCAGTAGAGAATAATTCACTGCCTGCTGGTATGACCACTCCATTAGTACCCGTTACTGTCCCACTACCTGTAGCCGCCGCGGCTGCCTTACGGGGAATGCCATACTCAGATGAATGGGCTTCAAGACCAGCCTCATCTGCCGTTGAAACAAACAACTGACGGGCCTGAAAATCTAAGTACTCATAAAGTAGATGAAAGGCTCCTGCATTCACTCGGGCAATAACAGCCAACACGGATCGCCGCAAGAGAGAGGTTGCCCCAGTAATTCTAGTTTCAAAATCTGAAGTTATTCTATCCACAATTTCTTGCAAACTACTTCTGGTAAATGGCATAATTTATCCCTTCAATGATTGAGCATTCCATTGTGCCGAATATTTAAATGGGACTATAGAACCATCCGGTCTATACACCTTCACTGAAATAGCCAAAATATCAGACCCAACAGGACCTTGTCTTTCACTTTCAACATCTACCTTTTCTGCTACCCCGTCTTCTATTAACCATGCCAGTGCTTCGGTTGCGTATTCTTTTGCCCGCACCAATACGTTTTCTGTTGTCTTTTCTCTTTCTAAAAGCCATAATCTTGATCCTATTTGGTCTCTTGCTACTTCAGGAGAGGCTAGATCACCCCACCACCCACGTCTATCTGAATTGTTTGGATCAGGCAATACATCATCTTCTTTCGCCCTGCGGTCTGAAAATAGGCTAATGATCACAGCCGTCTCAAGTCCTGCATCCGATTGAAAGTCTTGAAAAGTTGCATCGAAGACAAAATCCCCTTCCTGTAAAACATCATTCCAAACAATTTGAATATCGTTAGGCATTACTCTCCTCTAACCTTAGTGGTTGCATGAGTCGCTATAACACCAAGGACTGTTGGTACTTCTGTCTCATCTTGTACATCACCATTGTTATCATTCCCTTGTGCATGGGTATGGGTATTAAATAAAGTAATAAAATCTTCATGAACCATTTTCTTCAAGGCGGCCCAACCGGATTCACCCAGAGAAATTTTAGGACAATCAACAATATGTTCAATTGTATTGATATGGGCCTCAGAAGGAGTTGTAATAGATTTGCTGGTATCTTGTATCTCGGTTACTTTATCCCCTTTAATATCAAAAATCCGATCTCTTTTGAGGTGAATATGAAAATCCCCTGGACTTGTATCTTCATCTGTATATAGCATTACTTCGCCTGCAACTAAATTAGTAGGGCGATAGCGGCGATCATGAACTACTAAAGCAATGCCATGATCTCGATTACCATTTAGAAAACCAATAAAAACTTCTGCTTCATCATGTGGAAATGTTTCAAAGCCATATTCTTGAAATCGTTCTATATCACTTATCGTTTCATTACTTAATGCCGTAACTTGTATCTTTTGTGTACCTTCAGCATTTTCAACTAATCTCAATATTGCACGGCCTAACAGCAAAAATATCTTCTTTTGCAATGGAGCGATAAGTCGTTTGAAATCAGAGAGAAGCACTTATTTTACCCTCGCTCTAGCTTTACTTCGCCAATCCGCCTTAGTCGTCACTGTTTCGGTTTCTTCTGCTGGTTGAGGCTCAAAGGTTTTTGGGTCTACCATCACTAACTTTGTAATTTTACCTGAACTATCATCTAGACTGAATATAACAGCCGCTATAAGCAATGTTCCATCAATTCCTAAAAAAGAATCCTTTACTCTTGCTAAAGAATTAAGGGGCCAAACAACTCCATTTGATTGTGTCCATCCCTGTACTTCATATTCAAGCATACGAGATGTACCTTCTCTATTTGATCTTTCCCATCCAGCCCTCTTCAAACAAATCCCTTTAGTAGTTAACCCTTGAGCAAAAATAACAATCGGCCTATATCTTTCAATTACATTATCAACGACCCTCCCAACCGGTTCAGAAGAATCTCTAGTCGTTTTTTTATCTTTACCAAGCCCTTGCCCTTTAATGATATAAGTTTTGAAACGATCTTTATTTGACTGTTCAATATTTCCTAATTTAACATTCTTCCCCAATTCTAAGGTATCATAAGTATGAGTTGTGCCAGCACGAGTCAACACTAATTTTCCATCTCCATAACTGACAAAAAGAATCCCTGTATCTTTACACAATCTTAAAATTGAATCAAAAATAGTTTCTCCTTCATTAACCTTAAATGTATTATCTGCCGTTTTAGTATTGGTCTCAGCAGCTACCGAATCATCAATCACAATATCAATATCAAATGGAGCACATAAGACTCGGATTATCTTGCCGATTGTTTGCCCATCCCATTTATTAGGAGATTCAACAAAAGAACAATCAACAAGATCCCCTGTTTTATCTCTCCCTCCTACCTGAATTTCATGACTATTGCTATCATAAGAAATTGGAATATCTTCTACATAACCAGTTATAATTGTCTGCCCATTAATTTCTACTGTACAAGCATCCCCTAAAGCAAATTCATATTTATCAAAACTATCCGGGAATCTAGCTGTAGTAGCAAGACCAAAAGCACCTGTAATCTGGAATAAGGATTTTTCCACCATTACACGCTTCCACCCGGTAAATACCTTACCTTCAACCTTCAATACAATTTCATTACTACTCACTCAAAATCTCCAATTCCTTTCCTTGAGGAAGAAATCCAGGATTTTTTACCAACGGAATGTTTCTTGAAATGATTTCCGATTCCCTACCAAGATCTTCATATTGATTATATGCCAAAGTTAAACTTGATAATATAACTGGTGGAACTTCATAATTAACTATTCTAGCTAAATCAGCCCCGACTTTAACCATAGATTCTACAAAAACGGCCCTAAGAGATGTTAAGGCATTATAACTACCCGGATCAGCCACATTGATATTATAAGCGGCATATTCTGTATTAGCCGCATCATTACCTAGTTTTAAAATCAAATCATCTAAAGCAGCAATCACTTCATTCAAAACCTCTATTGCACTGTCATAACTGCTATACCCAATACGAATTGCCGTTCTCGCCGCCGTGGTTATTGCAGTAACTCTTGCTATATTGATCGTTGCTTCCAAGTTTGCTGCCTGCCTTGCCCTAGTAGTTGTGCTTATTGATACTGCCTCCAAAGTACCTCCATACGGACTTGGATCATCACTTTCTCCTGTGACTTCTCCAAACCTCCTTATTGCTAATGCTGCTCTCACAGCTGACTTGCCTAAATTTTCATCTATAACTGCCGGCTCAGACATTGTGCTGGCCTGGAAACCAGTGGTAGGAGTCTTCTCGACTTTTGCCCCAGAGAAAGGGCCTGCTGAAATCCCTCTTACCATACTGCTGCAAGGGCCGAAAAGTTGACTGACTATTATATCACCATACATACCAGATAGGCTCAATAGCCCATTAAACATCCCAACTAGACCATTTCCCAACTCACAAGTTTGTCTTATAGTAGTGAGATTAATACCCGCCTTGGCTTCTGCCAAATGCACTAATGCTTTAGACATCATGGCAGGCCCTAACTTCTGAACCCCCCCCATTGCAGACCGCAACATAACATTGAGAGAATCAACGGCAGACATAATTGAGTTAGTAGAAAAATCAGGGGAATCAGTTGAATCATATTTCTTTCCAAACCCATCTATTGTATCACTTTGTGCATTTTTTACCGCATCATCAACTGCTTTTACAGGGATTGGGCCTGCCCAATCAAAACCAAATGGAGCTTCATGCTCTTCTGCCTTTACAAATACCATTGAGAAACGGGCAATGCCCCCTTCTCTAAATGACTCAGCAATACGAGCCTTGCCAAGCAAACTAACCATTTTTTCCCCATAAAAGGGATGAATCAGAATTCCTGGTCCGGATTTCTTCAATTCTTCAATAAGCAAATCACGATGAGCAAAATAATCCTGTTCATTTTCTGCATTCTGAACAATGAAACCTTCTATTGAAAATTCATCTGTATCTAGCCCTAAATCTTCAACATAAACTTCATCCCGAAGCGGATATTGATGGACTACATTTCTGCGGCCAATAATTGTATCAGAAGAAACAACCTCAAACTTTGCTTTCCTAAAAGATGCTGGATGTAAATTATCTCTCCACGACATTTTATTGCACCCCTACAAAACCTGCTGTAGCTACATTTGGTTTAATATTTCCTCTTGATTTTATCGGCCCTATCTTAGCCATTGTCCCTTCCGCAGCCTCAACAACAACTGTTATTAAAGTTTGAGATTTTTCTAAGGCTCGATTAACTGCTTTTTCCAAACCTTGTTGTAAGGCTCTTTCATGTGTTGCTTGTTCAAATAATTTTCTAGGAGGCCCCATCGGTTCCTTTTCTTCCTCCCATCCTAATCTCTTTTTGATAAATTTTGGCAACCACATTCCTGCTATCATATTCGTCCACTTTCTCATAATTTCTTTTATGATTATTCCAATTTCTTGCCCTAGAAATTTCCAATTCTCTCTTACCATTTTAATTACTTTTATCCATGCAAAAAAACCTGTAATAATAATGCCTGTGACTCCAAATTTCGAAGTTAAGATTTTTGTAAGAACCCCCCACCCTTTTGCCATCCAACCAAGACCTATCAATACTGGAGCAATAGCCGCGGCCAATCCCAAAAATCCTACAATTGTTAATTTGTTTATACTAGACAAACTCTCAAGCCAATCAATTACCGGCTTCAATTTATCAATAAGTTTATCAAGATATGGGATCATTACATCACCATAAGCAGCCGCCAACTGCATAACACGATTTTTAAGCATTGATAATCGTGAAGCCATCGTTTTGTATCTAAGTTCAGCCTCTTTTGTTAATGCAAGATTCTCTATCCACGCCTTGTTGCCTAATGCCATTGTTTTTCTAAACTTATCACCTGACCCCGATGCCCTTAACAAGGCATCTGACATCCGTATGCCCTTAAATCCCAACTCATCTAAAATAATATTAATGTTTTCCCCTTCTTTACCCATTGTTGCCAATCCTTCAATAACATCAAGAATAGCAAGCCCGGCATTTTCTTCCCAATCTTTTTCAAACTGAGCTGTAGATTTACCAGATACCGAAGCAAAATCATCCATTTTTTGAGTACCAGTGCCAATCTCTTTATCAATCAGCCTCATGACTTTTGAGAAGGAAGTACCACCAGCCTCAGCCCTAATACCTACTGAACTCAACGAAGCAGAGAGGCTCATTATTTGTGCTTCCGTTAGCCCAACTGTTTTACCTGCACCTGCAAGTCGCATCGCCATTTCAACAATTTCTGCTTCTGTTGTAGCTGTATTATTTCCAAGATCAACAATTGTAGATCCTAACCGTTCCATATCCCCAGCAGCCATTTCTGTAATGTTTGCAAATCGAGCAAGCTGCATAGCCGCATCTCTTGAAGTGAGATTTGTCGTTGCTCCTAGATCCGCCATGACCTTTGTAAAGCCAAGGATGTCCTGCTGTTTGATTCCTAACTGACCAGCCGCCTCAGCAATACCAAAAATTTCTTCAGTGGCAAGAGGGATTTCTAATGCCAAGGCCATCAATTCTTTTTTCAATACTGTAAATTCTTTCTCAGTAGCATCCACTGTTTTTCTTACACCAGTGAATGCACTCTCAAAATCAATAGCCGACTTGATTGCAAGTCCTCCCATTATAGTTAACGGCAAAGTCATCTTCAAGGCCATATCACGACCAACAGCCCCCATCTTCTTTCCGGCGGCGGAAACTTTCTCACCTAACTTCTTAAACCCACGGGTAGCCTTGGCCACTGGAGCACTAAGTCTAGTAAGTGCAGTGCCAACTTTTTTAATTGGACCTGTAGCCTTATCTATAACGCGAAAAAGAACACTGAGATCATAAGTTTTAGCCATCTATTTCACTCCCCATCCATTTAGCAACTTTACCAACTCCTTCGTTCCAAAACACGAGATCATCTATAGTCATTTCCCAGATCTCGTTAGGAGGAAACTTAAAAACATAAGCTATTCCCCAAATGACTTCCCTCCACCCGGAAGGAATTCCCCTAAAAAAGATTCCAAATCCTCCGCAAATGTCATCAAGTCTTCAAGATCCAATTCATCAACAGACGATTCCGGAAGATCGGCAATAGCAGCAATCAGAGGAATTAATTCTGCTGGTTCAACCTTCCCTTCCCTTTCCTCAAAATCTTTCGGCAATGCCCTCAGATGTTTTGCCTTGAGGCGGCCAAGTTTCAACTGACTTACCTCAACTATCCCTCCACCTTCCTTAGGCACAGGGATTGGATATTTCAGTTCAATGATTTTTTCATCCATCTTGTTTTACCTCTATGTTTCACTTTTCGTCTCAGTCCAGAAAGGCCCTTCAAATATGAGTGGGGTTTCTCCCTCTCCACCAGTTATAGTAAAGTTACGAAGACAAGTTGCTTCTGCAAGAGTATATTCCTTCCCCCCACCAGCCGCTCTAAAAATAACCGTAGCTTTGCCAATAGGTATCGATGCAAAATCAGTCAACATAATGTCATCACGATCAGTCACAGTAACTTCACAACGGGCTGTTATTGGGGTCTCAGTATAGCCATGCGGGCCACTATCCCCCATCACAGCTGCCAATTCATAATTGTGCTGTCCGCTTATGCCTATGCCACTAGCAACTGCACCAGCTTTATTTAAAAGTAAATCTCCATTGACAACTACTTCAATTCTTCCTGTTATTTTTGCCATTGACTCAACCCTCCTTTCATCCTTTTATCCTACAAAATAAACTGAATGTTTGCCGCCAATACCCTGAATTGATTGATTAAATCGCTTGGAAGAAGCACATTCACACGGTTCCTGTCTGCCAAATCCCTCTCCACAACCAGATTATCAATGAATTCATCAAGATTTTCAATGAGCCCTTTATCTCTCAGTAATGTAAACAGAGCAATTGTCTCCGACCGCACTGTTTTTGGAGTAGCTACTTTGCTCCCAGGCTGGACAGGGAAAGTATCATCAGCCAATTTAAACCTCGGAATGATGAACCTGTTAACCATCCGCACTTTATACTGGTAACGGATCTCTGACAATGTTGCCAGCGTTTGAATATCCAGATAGCTAGGATCAGGCAATCCCAAAGCATTTGACTGATAGGAAGTAATACTTCGCTCAATCAATACATTACCCCCACTATCCACCCTGGAAGTTGCTATGCCATCATATAGCAAGGTATCTCTCTCAGACCGAATGAATCTATCTGCAACGGGCGGAGGCAAAATGCCTTTCAGCTTCAAAAAATGCAATGGTCTTGCCGGATCATTATTCAGATTCCAAGCTGCTACAGCTCCCCATGCCGCAGCCCATTCTTCTGACGTATTCGGAGAATTTTCTACTCCTACAATCGTATTATGAGGACTATTACGTGCGTTGCCTGTGCTGGTTAATCCAGCATGGCTATCTACGGTTGCCGTAAACGCATGCCCTTGCAAATCCTCAAGTGGCAGGAATCTGTCATCAAGCTCTGTTTCAATCCTTGCCATATTGGCTGTTTCCCAATACGGTTGAATGATATAATGGAATTGTTCATCCGCTATCACTGCCCATGCATCAGCAAGAGTAGGATTAGTTGCCCCTCCAGCGAATGAATCATAAAAGGATTTAACACCGGCAGCGCCCGACCCTCTCAAAAATCCTGCTACCGCAGCGCTCCATGAAAACACAGACGGAATCCCATAACCATAATAGTCTTCTTGGAAGCTGATAAAATTGCCGAGCGTGCCAGAATTGACAGCACTAAAATCCACTCTGCCATCACTTGTTCCATTTATTGCAGCTACAACTGGAAGAGTAGAGATAGCATTAACTAAAGAGACAACAGTAGTCGCAATTGATGCCCCTGATTGATTAGAAACAATCGGCACTTCAATCTCAGTGCCATTAATCATAAAACGGTATGTATAATCCGCCGAGGCAGTTTCATCAACCATAGCCCCTGAAAAATCAAGTTTAGCTTCTGCCGCAGTCCCAGCAATTCCGCTACCCAAGGCAACAGCATATAACTCGGTGTTAGGATTGTTCTCCTTAAACTTATTACACATACGGGCCAGAACAGAACCAGCCCCAAAATAACCATCCGCTAGATTGTCCCTTGTGATTGCCATCAGGGTATCAAACGCGGCAGTACCAGCTGTAGAAAGCTTCTGCCCGATAATCAATGCCTTATGAGGATTTTGGATAAGGCCTTTCAATGCCCTAGAATTATCAATCTCCACATAGACCCCCGGCGTCCGGATATCTGCGGGAATATTGTTAAATGAAATCGCCATGATGCATCCCTCCTTCTTGTTTTAATTTTTCAAGATATCTGATACCACCGAGGCGATTCTTATTCCTTTTCTTTGCCTCAGATAATTTTCTTTTGTGCTCATCAGAAAACACCCTCCCTAAATTATACTTATTTCCACGATGAATATCAGCAATTAATTTTTTCGTTTCCTCGGTGTGATATTTGCCATAAAAAGAATTATCTTTTCCCATCCCTTTCCCCTTGTGTATATCAGGCAATCTCTTTCTATGTTCTTCAGAAAACTTCTTGCCATAGTGATGATTCTTTTCACCTACCATAGCAGCAGACATTTTTCTTTTTGTTTCATCGCTTGCCTTTCTTCCCTTCTGAATCCTAGATATCCCTTCCCTCCTTTCAACTGTCATTGCCTTTTTACATGACTTAGATATTTTCTTTCTTGATTCTTCAGAATGAAACTTGCCTTTGAACGGATTAGAATTATTTTTGAAATATTCCTTGAGAGTGTCAGAAATTCTTTCTCTAATTTCCTCAGAAGGAGAAACACCTTTATTCCACCCTCCGATCTCACTGTTACCATCTCCTCCATCAGTAAGATTATATCCATGAGGGGTTTTAGTATTCAAAAATTTGATATAATATTTCTCTTTCTCGCAAGCATTCTGCCAATTCTCTACTCTTTCTATCAAACAGAAAGAAAAATTATCCTCTCCGTGTTTTCTTAATGCATTATAAACAATAAGGCTTCCATCTCCTTTTGTATGTTCTGCCCATCTTCTTTCTAAATCATTGGTAATTCCAACATAGCTCTTCCCGTTTATCTTATTAACTATCTGATAAACAGCAATTGCCATTAGTTATCCCTCCTTTCTACTTTTGTCTGCCTTGTAATTGTTTTTGTCGCACTAGGTGGTTTACCCCTTGTCACGCACCCGTCCCTTAATCGTCGAAGCCAATACGTGCCCGCATAACCTACCAAGTCTCTCATTGCCCCACCAGCAGGCAATGGCTCTTTAGTTATCGGATCACGAACAAGCAATCCTTTGTTTGGTACTAAAAATGCAGCATCTCCAGCCATAATTTCTCGCCTCCTTTTATCGTTTAGTGTTCTGAAACTTTAAATCCCATCCCGAAGCCCCCACCAAAAGCTCCATCCCTCGGATCATCAGTAAAATCTACAATTGATTCCATATCCGGCGGATAAGTCTTCCCTAATACATCTGTCCAAAAATCATCAGTCATATCTGCAAACTGTTGCCCTGCTGGTCCAATTATAGCCCACTGCGCATATATCGAATCAAAATCATCCAAAGAATCCCTGCCTACATCAATGCCGTCATCGTCATCAATTCTGGTCACAGCCTCAAACTCAAACTGGTACCAAAACTGGCTCCTATTTATCCCAAGCACACTTCCTCCGCCATAAGATATGAGGCTTTCCGTACCTGGAATCTGCCAGCCCAGTAATGCTGTGAATAATTCTGTCCTGATCTCAAACAAGGAGTCATAAGCAGTTAATCCTGTCTTGTCTTTTTGTGTAGGGGCGTTATCTAACATAACAACTACACCAAATCGTTCTGTGATTTTCTGGTTGATGCCACTGTCCAAAGTATTGGCGTTAGTTGTCTCCCCTAATTGAATCACAAAAGCCATCTCTGCCTGCAACGTTCCACTGAGGGCAAAGGCTAGTTCTGCCGCCCCTGCAATCTTGTTTTCAAAACGTGTGGAAGCTAGGCGTAATTTTAAAACAATCGGACCAAGTCTCATCCCGTAATCCTCTTTGTACTTATCGGATGCATCTCTCTCCAATAAAATTCCTGCAATAAATAAAATATTTGGACTTTTGATTCTTTTCCTTTATCATTTATATAAAGAATCTCCCCTTCTCTAAGTATTCTCTTAACTATCCCTTTTCTAATTCTGCCATATGCAAGAAAGGAGATTTTGCTTCCAATAGTAAAAAGTTGTTCTACAAAATTAGCAAGAGCTATTTGAAAATCCCGATATTCTTCCATTAATTTCCACATATCTTCAAAGTTCTTTTCAAATTCATTATATGGAAAATCTAATTCTTTGAATATTCCTTTATATAACATTCAACCTACCCCATAATTCCCTCAAAAGATTTTGAAATCCATTCAATTGCCCCTTCTCCAATATTATCCAGGATTTCTTTTTCATGCTTTTCAACTGCCGGATTCAACCAAGGGCGGGCTTCCATTTTCGGGGTGCCAAACTCCAAAAATTCAGAATATGGGGCCCCCGCTTTTGATCCAACTTCCATCTCCATCCCTCTTACATCAAACATGATAGTTCGTATCAGCCCTCCGTAATCTATTGCCGGTGGTTCTCCAGGAGCTGATGAATAATGTCTTTTTGCCGATTTGAGAAATCCCGTCCCACTCTTTTTGACTTTTCTCCCCTTGCTTCTCCAGTAAAATCTTTTTCCTCGTTTAGTATTACGCATTGAAAGGATAATAGTATTGCGGATATCATTTGCTCCAATATGAAGTCTTTTTGCAATTTCACCAGGGATCTTCTCAGCTGCTTTATTAAGGTCATCCCCAATCTTACCTAACTTCCTGTTCAATCTAGTCAATGCTTCAGATTCAATCATGTTGGATATCCAGTCCCTCTTTCTTCAATCTCTTCAGCATCAATTTCAAGATATTCATCTCTTTCATTCTTATTCACTACATCATGAATACGAAATAAACGCCCCTTAACTGTAGATCCCTGCTCTAAGAATAAGTGATAATCAGATTTAAGCAAGCCTAAATCTTCCATAGAATCAAATCCTATACCAAAATCCCTGGCATAAGCCCTGCCAAGGGAAGAAATTGCCAAGCGTCTAACTTTGAAAACATGGGTGGAATTCTCATTGATCTGCTCTCCGCGGATATATCTTGATCCAGACCCTTTGAACCTCATAGGCCTGAGTCCCATCCAAACAGTCATCAAGACATCAAAGCCCCAATCAAATCCACCATCATCATTGGCAACCTGTGTTGGCTTCCCTATCTGCACTCGTCTGCTGAGGTCTGGTGCAAGCCAGGTCATTAATTTGCCACCTCCTGCAAAAATTCATCAAATCGATCACGAGTCTTTCCCCAATGGGGAACTTCATCTGCCTCTGTCCATCCCCGGCAACTCCGCTCAGAACGAAACTGTGACTTGTCCATGCGTCTGCGTGTGAGCGACCTTGAGTGCCTTATATCTATACTCGGGCAGTCGGCAAAATAAACTTTGTATTTGCCCTTCCTCATTTCTTTTGGTAGCCCTTTCGGGGGCGAAAAACCAAGGCTTCCTTTGAATCCATGTTCTTCAACAAATTTAACCTTCTTTCCGTAATGATCTATCAGAAAATCCCTATAAGCACACAAGAGAGACGGAACATTCCTATGATAGAATACAGCCTTACCTGTATCCGCACATACCGACCATACAGCCCGGTCATAGTAAAAGACATCTTTCTTGGGTGGGGTGAAATCAAAATGAGCTGGATGATAAAGCAAGTCATGCTCAATCATAAAAATGACATCTGCTTCACTCTCTTTCAAGCCCATAAGAATTTGTTTATACATGGACAAGACGGACCTCTCTAAATCCATCACTATATTCTTACCAAAATCAATCGGCTTCTGAGATACTGAGACAATAGGGAACTTATGTGTTTCCATACACTTTACAATCTGTTTTTGACAGGTTGAAAGAATAGCCTCTCCCGCATGATTATCTGTATAATAAACTAGACCTTTTTTCAATCTATTTGTAGATATGCCCTTTGACTTTTCATGATAATCAAACTGATCCCAACCAGGCAAAGGGCTGAATCTATCGATCATCCATGACAAGGGATATTTGGCCTTTGACCAAGAATTTCCTTTCCACATCTTCTGTGAATAGTCCCTTGCCTTCCTTACATCCTTCCCCCTCAAAGGATAAGGAAATCCAAAGTCTCCACCTTGAGTTCTAAACATATGAGCAAACCAAGTATTCTTGTTTATTACCTGCCTGCCACCGCTAAGCCAACTTTTGCATGAAATTTCTGTCCCCATCTGACCCCAAGAACCATGCCCTTCATCTAAACCCCCCAGATCCCAGTAGCGTTCTCTGTGCATCATCCAGCAGGCGCCTATTGCAGTCATCTGATCAGTGATCTTCCCTTTAGCCCAATCCCTACGGGAGTGAGAGTACTTGTGCTTGATTGCAGGCATGTCTTTTCCATACTTTGATAAGTGATTCCTGTCAAAGTAAGAAAATTTCATATCCTTATCAAACCACATATAATCTGACTTCCTCCCCTTGCGGCGTTGCCAGATCATGATCATTTCAAATCCAGTTTGACTTTCACACTTGCTGCATTGAGTTGGCTTTGGTCCCTGGTAAGTTTTATTCCCACATGACTGACATTTCCAATCAAAAGCGTGTAGATTATACATGCGGGGAACCATTGTCCAATCATACTTACAAGCAGTTATAAGCTTAACATCAAAGCCCTTGTCAAAGGCACAATGGGCATCACACTTCATAATGAACTTGGCCTGTGACAGTTTGGCGGCCTCATTCGTCGCTGCCCTCTGACCTATCGATTCCCCATGATAAATCAATTTCACTCTTGGATGATCCTTGACAGCCGGCTTAGGCCAACTACCATCACAAACAGAGATGACTTCTGTATTACCCTCGACATTTTCAAGGATGTTCTCAATAGTTTGGGCTAAGAACATTTCATTTCGACTAGGGATAAGCACTGAGAGATCCATTATCTATATTCTATATCCTTTTTCAAGAGAACTCCTGTTAGAATTGATGTCAGGCAGTTTAAATAGGGTATTTAAAGGGTATCTTAAAGTGTTTTCCATATTTTATCTCCCTAATTGATAGTCACTTCTTTTTCTTCCGTAACAACCCAATCCTCTCCAGCGATGTCGCCGGTGGAAACAATCAAGGGGTGAAACTTTTTGTCCTCTTCCTTATAAACCATCAATTGATTGTCCATGATGGCAAACCTTGCATTTCTTTCTTCCCACTCTAGTCGTCTGACATGCCTGCCTTTCAATACTTCATTCATTGCATCCCCAAAATTCATCTGCGGTATCTCAGGAATATCCGCTGCCGTAGGTGACTGTTTGCCACCAGTGTTGTCTCTTTCATTCATCTCTCTTTTCCTCCTGTTTAAAATTCATACCCTAGTAATTCAACGTCCTTACGGTAAACATTATATACAATATCTATACACTCGTCATCGTAGTAATCACGGTATGGTCCATGTTGAGAACGGTTCTTGTGAGGAAGAACTGGACTGCAATCTATTGCAGAAGCTATTATCTCCCAATCTTTTTTTATGTTTTCTATCCTTGCCACAAAATCAACAAAAACTTGTCCTTTGAAATAAACCCTTGGATACTGATGCTCAAAATGCGGATCACATAAAATCCCTTTATCACAAAAGGTAGTTTTCATAAAATGTTGAAAAGTCTCTCCTTTGCCAATGCATGGCCTGCCCGCTTGCTGCAAAGCATAAAAGGCTGATACCATCCTGTCCCAAGGATTTCTAACAATAGTAAATTTGAATATCTTATTGACATCAGTAATAGCCAATCTATAAGTCCATAAATTCCGACAATCTCTATAAGTCATTGCCCTGAGTTTTAACAAATCCCTGTAGACAGAATGGAGGCAACACTTACGAATACCAAAAAATATGAACTTCCCTTCAGTATCAAGAACCACGGGATGCAATTGTCTAATGTGTTTTAGAAGAGTTTTCATCAAATTCTATTAATTAGCCTTATATTTTTTACAAACATAACTCATCAAATAACTTTTCTGCTTTTCCCCATAATTGCAATCTATTAAATCTCTCTCTCATGCCATGCATATAAGGATGCAACCCATCATCATGATCAACACTAATTACAAAATATTTAGTTCTAAAAACTCCAAATCCAAAAGATCTAAAAGGAATTGGGGGACATCTCAAATTTTCTGTATCAATCCACATTGGCCTGTTAGCCATTATCTTATCTAAGATTTTAAGCAAATATTCACGGTTTGATATTATTGCACCAACAAATCCCGCACGCTTTCTAGCAAAGATCGGAATTCTTGAATCAAACATACATACTCTTCTATTATAGTACACTGTATTTTGCTCCCTGTTATAAGGGCGAAATTGAAAATGTTCTTTGGGATATAATGAATCCGCCTCTGCAAATGCAACATAAGGAGTATCTGCGTTTTCTACTCCAATAAATATCTGCCTAAATATATTATGGCTAGATCGCCCTACATCTCCAACACAAATATTTTTCCCGAAACTTAACTCTTTCTGTGATACAGATATAAGAGGTAACTCTTCAATAACTAACAAAAGATTTTTTCTGATTTTTTCTGCAAAAGATTCCTTTTCCTTATTGGCCGTATAATAAATAATAGTAAGATCTCTCATATTCTTATTTTAACAAAAAGCTATCACCTTGGACAAATTGAACAATAATCATATTTGTTTCTTCCGCCAGGCATTGACAAATCTTTTACGAATTTAATGTGCTTTTTGCCAAACCAATATTGTCTTAAATCAATTTCCGGGAAAGACCCAAACCCAGAAATACCATTAAGATCCTCACAACATAAACAATACCGACCCTCATAATTTATTATTAATCTTTTTACAAGCGGTTGTTTGCATTTCAGATCATTTAATGATATTGCTTCTGGATGAAAATGAGTCTTTATATGCCATCCTTTTATCTGCACTTTGGTTTTTTTAAATAAAAATCTTACAGCATTTTTTTTATTATAAGGCCTTCTATCATAAAGAGAAATAATAATTTTATTCAATATCTTGTCCAACCTACCAGCCATTTCGTCAGTTAAAAAATCTCCATTAGTCACCAGATATATAGTTTTAATCCCATTCTCTTTAAGTAATTTTATTATATCAACAATTCTTGGGTCCATCAAGGGTTCATTATAATGAGAAAGACAGACACTAGAATTAAAATCTAGTTCAATATATTGCTTTACAAACTCCTCAATCATCTCCATAGACATAAAATTTAGTTCAAACCGAGATTTAACTGCTTCCCTATCAAGGTAAGAATTTCTAATGCAGGTCGGGCAAAATCGATTACACATCGAACTCGTCTCTAAAACTATTACAGGAGGCCTCTTCATTCTCTTATTTCTTTACCCAAAAAAATGATGGAGAAGATTCATCTGTCACAAATAAATCCTTAATCCCATGAACCCGCACATAAATATTTACTGCATCAACAACACCTCCAACAGCTCCTCTAGTTGAAACCCAATTAAAATAATCATGCCCTGAAATTATCCCTCCTATACGAACCTTCTTTGACCATTCAATAAGATCTTGCATTACATAATCAAATGTATGATTCCCATCAATATAAACAAAATCAAGTGATTCTGGTTCTACTTCTTTGATAGCATCCATACTTTTCTTTACAATAAATTGAACATCATAAGGTTTAAGTATTTTCTTAGCATGATTATAAAAAGAATTATGGTTTACATCAGAAATTTCAACTTCATCTTCTCCATAACTAATATATGGATCAACAAGTTTTAATGATAAACCCGGAATATGTTTGCATATTGCTAATGCATTTATCCCACGCTTCACCCCTATTTCTGCTCCGTACTTAAATCCAAGTTCATTAAACAATGAATACAAATATCTTCTTCTATACTTCCTCACCTTTATTGGTGATATTGCCTTCCTTGATATACTACCTCGCTTTCTAAAAATAAATCGTAAATTATTCTCTCCCTCTGCCATCCCCCAATGCCGTTCAGTATCCATTACAATCCTCTCTAACCAGTGAACTTTGTATTTTTCATCAAGCACCGCCTTAATAAAAAAGAAATCTCCTGCATTTTGACGACCAAAACTTTTAATATGTTTTTGAAATACTTCATTCGAAACACAGATATTTCCACAAGCAATCCTCCCTCCAACAGGAATATGGGTTTCCCAAACATCTTTTTTTGGGTAAATAACATTTTTTATCAACTTCTTAACCATAACAACATCAACATGAGAAGCTGATACAAGTTCTTTAACTGAAGCTACAAAATCTTTGTCTATTATGACAGAATCGTCATCTACTAAATAAACATACCTCCCTTTAACTTTGCTTCGATTAACATAAAATTGTTTATTCGCCCATCCAATACCTCTCCCTATATCATCTACTATAAATATGTGTTCAAAATCTTTATCTGTTTGAGCATTAATAGAATCAATGCATTTCTGTAATGCTTTAGGTCTCTTGTAACATCTTGTAACAAAAGACATAAATGGAATTTCGGGAGCTTGTTTTTGTTCTGCCTGTTTATTTATATCTTTCACCATTGTATTCTCCCAAGAAGGCACCGGAGCAAATTTATCTACCAACCACTGTAAGGAGTGTTTATATCCATGACTATTTCCCGACCAAAACTTCAAAGCAAACTCCGCAGATTTTCGCTTCTCCCCCCTGACATCTCTATAAAGTCCCGTGTCCTTCGCCCAATGGGCATACCAAGTATTGCGATTGAGCACATACCGGCCACCAGAAAGCCAAGTCTTCAAACATACTTCCTGAGCTTCTTTGCCCATCGCCCCGTAGTTGACTTCATCCAATCCTCCAAGTTCCCAAAACCTTTCTCTATGCATGAACCAACAGGAGCCTTGAGAGGTCATCAAATCAACTATTGTCTGTCCTACTACCCGATCAGCATATTCATGCCAGTCCTTTCCTTTAAGATCCGTCTGCCTGATATACTGAAACTCATAACTTTTGTCTTCTCTTTCCCATAATTTAACATTCAATCTATATCTAACCGGAACTACAGTCCAATCATATTCACAGTTTTCAATTAACTTTATATCAAATCCCTCATCAAAAGAACAATGAGCATCACATTTCATCAAATACTTGCCCTTAGCAATCCTTGCCCCGGCATTTATCGCTTGTCGCATTCCTTCTGTTTCAGAGAAATGGACTAATGTAACATTCGGGAAGTCTCTTACCGGCGGATCAGGCCAGTAGCCATCCAACATAACAATAACTTCAACAGCTCCTTTGGCCTTAACCAAAAGATCATCAATTGTCCTTTGCAAATATGGATCATTCCGCGCCGGTATTATGACAGACGTTATTTCCATTATCTCCACTTCGGATGTACGGTAAAATTTATAGTCCTGCAAAGCCCCTTAAAACCACCATCTGGAAACTCAAAGTACCCCTGAACATAATATTCCCCTGCAACATCCAGATCACCGGCCCCTGTAACATATCTCAAATACTTTTCTTCATATACTGTAGAAGCCCATTCTACTTCAACCCCATTCTTGAGAACTTTCATTGAATAAACAGTGGCAGTATCAAGGGTAACATCTGCATTTACCTTTATTGTTATTTCGACATTTTCATCATCTACATATATTCTGTCATCAATATTCATATTCCCCTCGATTCAAGAGCCATTCCTATTTCAAAGGACATACTTGTTTTCAAAGAAGTTTCCAAACTTATACTCTTCAATATTCCCATCGACGGCGATGGCGATGCAGATATTGAAGGGCTCACTGAAGCTGAAATTGAAGTGCTCGGACTCAGTGATGGCGATAAACTCGGTGATAAACTCTGTGAAACCGAAGGACTCACACTTAACGATATGCTTGCTGATGGAGAAATTGAAGCTGAGATTGATGCCGAAAGGCTCGGGCTCAAACTTGCTGATGGGCTAATTGATGGACTAATTGACAGGCTCACCGATGGAGACAGACTTGCCGATGGACTGATACTTGGGCTGATACTTGGGCTGATACTTGGAGAAATACTTGGACTCAACGACGCCGAAGGTGAAATCGACGGGCTCAGGCTCTGTGAAATACTTAGTGATATACTTGGGCTCTCTGAAGCAGACGGACTCACTGATGCTGATAGAGACAAGCTTATTGACAGACTTATGCTTGGAGAAATGCTTGCCGAAGAGCTGACAGACGGCGAAATTGATAAGCTGATTGAAGGGCTGATTGATAGTGAAATAGATGGTGAAATTGATGGGCTAACAGATGGGGAAACGCTAGCAGATAAACTTGACGAAATGGATGAACTTAAACTAGCAGACGGTGACGGCGATGCAGATATTGAAGGGCTCAATGAAGCTGAAGGACTAACAGAAGACGATGGAGATGGAGAAATCGAAGGACTAATTGATGGTGACAAACTTGCTGATGGGCTAATAGACGCCGAGATCGATGGACTGATTGAAAGACTGATTGAAGGTGATATGCTTGGGCTCGCTGATGAAGAAATTGATGAAGAAATTGATGGACTAACAGAAGCCGAAATTGATGGACTGATCGACGGGCTTATGCTCGCCGACGGGCTAACAGATGGGGAAACTGATAGTGAAATGCTTGGACTAATTGAAGGCGATGGAGTATGCAATTCCATAGTCCAATCATCTATATCCAACTGAATATCATCAATACCAATAATAAGAGTTTCTAGGTTTTCATCAGAGTTGGTAATACCAGGCTGAAGTGCTTTAGGTATTCTTGTTGCTGTAACCAATGGTCCAATTTCCTCGATTGTATTTCCCTCAGCATTAAATTCAGCAACAAGATTAGGAATATCATATTTATTTTCTAAGCGATACCATGTATTTTCATTAATAGTAAACGTAGAAGTAACATGAAAGTCCCCGCCTTCGGCGTCATCATAAAACTCAGATCTAAGCTTGAATACCCCACCATCATTTTCACAAACAAAATAAGTTACAGGATCTCCATTTACATCAACTTGCTTGCCAAAATGAAAAGAGTTTCCTATACTGAGAACCCCAGTATAAAGCTTAAACTCCAAATACACATAAGATGTAAGTGTCGATACACGTATAGCTTGACGACTCCCAGCAGGCTCAGTTGCAGGCAAAGATATTTCTAAGTAATCTCCCCCCTGATTGCTTAATGGCGCAGTCCTGCAATTTGCATTGTAAGTAACAGCCATTATGGTATATCTTCCCAATAAGATTGATCTGTGTTATCACTATCCCAATCATCGTCAACCGCAGCATCGGGATCAAAAGTTTCACTAATGACGCGAGATTCAAAAGAAAAATCCATCGTCATTAGACCCATGAACTCTGGATCTGGAGGTTCATCTGGAATCCCATCACTCTCAGTTGCATTATTAACAACAGCTCCAAGTCTTTCGCAAATCTCAACCTTCCATTTTTCTTCACTATTTAGAATCTGAATATGAGCGAATGAAATCAAACGGATTGGATCTGATAAGTAATCATGATTCGCTGCCATGCCAGCATGATAATAGGACCGGTATCCACCAACCCTATACTGCCTACAACTAATAATCGAAGCATGTCTACCTAGTGGGGATGCACCAATATTAGGCCACCCATCATCTGCATGACTACCATCATCGAGGAACCCACAGTGACGATCACCTCCAAGTCCTATACCATTATGGGCTAACCATTGACGCACATTATACTCCCTAGCCGCACATCTCCGCCAAAAATCTGGCTTATAGATCTGAATAGTGGTTGATTCAGCAGGGATAACATCATCGACCTCTACTTTCTTTTCCCCAGCGTTCCAATACCAAACCTGTTCATTTCCATCTATCTCATCTGCACTGAATACTTCCTCCATGACCGTTCTTGAAGCGGTGATAAGAGAGTTATCACGAGCTACAGCCCCAGGCTTTAAAGCACCCCCATCTGAATTCAAAAAGGGTTTGCGTGACCTCATCCTGGTGCCATCTACATCGTCAATGGCTTCCCATTGCGTATCCCCAACTCCTATTTCATCTAACAGTTCAATCCAGAAACACATCCCGTCATAATCGCACCATTTATCACCCTGCCCGGCCTCTCCGTGAAAAATGGGTGTTTCTGATACAAGACAATAGTAATCAATATTGGGGTCTGTTCGATCTGTAAATATATCTTCAACAAACGTCCTGAAGATATGACCTGCATTTATAGCCTCTTCTGGAGTACTATGTATTGAACTACCAGATTCGTAGAAGTACATGAAGTGATTAGCCTCAACGGTATCATCATTACAAGTCTCCCAAGCAATTTTGACATAAGTATCTGTGACTTCTTCGACTAGAAAATGCCCAACAACATCACCTTCACCATCAGCAGCCGTTCTAACCTCAACCATATCCCATCTATTGACAAAGGAAGTAAGGTCGCCTGTGTAGTTAAATATATTATGAGTGTCAACAGAATCAATTTCCATTGAATCCTGATCATCTACTGTATTACCACCAACCAACGGCTTACTCAGTTGATTGATCACCAGCCCATAAGCAATAGTATCTAATTTACACCCCCCGAAAGTCCAATTTGGATCTCGCTTGTGGCGAATGTCAATAACGATAAACCTGATATTATCCATATCAAAGGTGTGGCAAAGTGAAGCTCGTTGAACAAGGTATCTAATATTTTCAGTTGTAGAGAAATCTTTTCCATCTGATAATGCTTGACAAAAATGGATAGTAGTTCCGCCTATATATTTTACAAATGAATATTCACAAACAGACTCATCTGTTTCGTCCAAATACCTAATACATTGACCAGGATAAAGACCATACTTTGAAACTGTTGGAAATCCGTAACTACCGTCTATTGTAGCCTCTGCGCTACTATCATCACCAATTACAACTTCATCATCTGACGGATAAGAGCCAGAAGTGTATTCAATTACAAGCTGATATGTACCTGTCCCATCCTGTCTTTCGTCGTGCAGTAATGTACCAACCCCATCTATCCCCCATGTCACGCCCTCTCCCTGTGTTAAATTCCCTGTATAAGCATCATAAGTAATTTGAAACTCAGGTGGACTTGTATCAACTAAGGTAACATCAGATCCATCTGTATGTGCCCCCTCATAATTATTCCCCATATGAAGATCTGGAAGCGGAGTCATTTCTTTGTAAACTCTCAGCGCAGTAGGAACCATATAAGCGTTTAAGGCATCGTCATAATTGCCACCACCTACACAATTAGCGTTATTTACAAGAAAATCATGGTCTGAAAATATATGGGCAGCAGGATACTTATTATATAATTCAAACTGTTGCCAGTAATTAGATAGCTGTGAACCTCGCCTTTCATAGACTATATTTCGTATAACTTGTGCTTCGTCTACAGTAGCTATCTCCGGCGATATACTCCATTCATCTCCAAGCTTCCAAACAAGATCAGGAGTTTTAGCAGACATTGAGGTAAAGACATTGTGGTCTTGCTCCTGGTGATGTTCGTCAGCACCAGCAGCAACAACCATGTCACTTCGAGTACCTGGAGCTTGGAATGTCTTACAACTTGGAAGAGTACTCCAGTAATAGGCACTTGCCCCACCCTCAAGTTCATACGCCGATTGCCAGCACCCATTCTTTTGTTCAACAAGAATATCATAATAGTATGTTTTATTTGCAGTGAGACCTGTTATGGGAACGATTGCCGTGAAGTCTTTGGAATAGCCCTTTGGATCTGTAGCGGTTATTGCCGTGGCAGAACTTGTGTCGGTGTCTCCTGAATTGGTTTTTACGTCTCCCTCTACCGTACCATATCGTATTCTTACACTACTGGCTTCACTAATTCGTAGCCATATTCTAAGTTCTGTCGAAGACACACAGGCAACTAGCGGCTCATGTGTGACAAAGGCATCTCCTGTTGCCCCACTTATCACTTCTGCATAACAATCAGATATTCTATATCCAGAAAAATCTTGCGCACTAGCTCGTATATATCCATAAGCTTCTTTTATTTGCGCCCACGACCAAGCACCATCCCCTTCTGGGTCATTTACGGCAAGGAAATAAAAATCTGCCCATACCGCATCTCCAACTTCCCCTCCTGGACTGAACCCACTTGATTTCGGGGTGCTTGCTACTCCAAGACCTTCCTTGCGAATAAACGGCACACATTCGTAATGACTAGTATCATATTGCTGACCCCGCCAAAATACCCTTTTAGCTTTTGGGTCTCCCAATGTCTCATCAGGATCTTCAAAGGCAAGAAGCATTCCCGATCTGTCTGTAGAGTCGTCACTTTCTTTTTTAACTTCAACGAAGGTAAGATCACTGCTATCAGTCACAACCTCTAGTGCCCCTTCAGCATCGTCTATCCAATCGGCTGCCGTCTCCCACGTACCCGCAGCGATCATTACATTGTCTATATAAAGTTTTCGGGCGCTAACACCTAATTGTTGTAAGTTTGTAATAGAGCCACCAAAATAAAGTTTATCGAGGGTTTTTGATGCACCTTCATCCGCCTCCTGTACGGCTCCTACAACCCCATTATCCGTAAATCGCCATCCGCAGGTGTTTGTCCCTTTACGATAAAACTCAACCCTATGCCATTCACCCGTAGCAAAAGCTACGTCGTTTCCTACTTGAACTCCATTATGTTCAAGATATATCTTCCCATCAATTGTGGTGATAACTTCTATATACTCAGAATCATCAGCGATGCGACACTGAAAAATTATTTTCTCATTATGTGTCGTTGCAAAATTGAGATAAAGCCGAAATGAACCAATTATATCAGCTGTATCAAAATTCCCATCATATTTCAGTCTTGAACGGGCTACAATGTCATCCTTATACTCAAACTCGCAGTATGTGCCAGAGCGTCCTCCGATACCAGAAGCATCTGCATCTATAGAAGAGTTAGAGCCTACGACAGAAGGAACATAAACAACATTTGAATTGTCTGTATGTCCAGTAATATCTACGCCAGGGAGGAGGTTTATATCGGCTTCCTCAAAAGACTCCCTGAATATAATTTTATTCCCATTGGTAGGCACATAGCCGGGGAGAACTCGTTCATCTGCTCCACCGCCAAGCCACTCGTTAGGTTCAAGAATTTGTTTTCTACAACCAAAGGTTACAAACGTTTTTCCACCACCAGACATTATGGCTTCTTCATAAAAAGGTGAAGGACTCGGTGAAACACTAGGACTAAGTGATAGACTGATTGACGGGGATAGGCTTAGTGATATAGACGGACTCAAACTTGCCGATGGACTAATTGATGGCGACATACTTGGTGAAATACTCAAACTAATTGATGAAGATATACTAGCTGACAGGCTCAATGACGGCGATATACTTGCACTAATTGATGGTGATATACTTGGACTTGGTGAACCTAGGAGGGCATTTAAGGCTATTTGATAGCCATGCCATTCTGCACCAGTAACATGCCCATCATAATCAACCGTACCAGAATACGTGTCTATATTTGCTTGTGCTTTAGATCCCATGCAGATATTACCATCCTGCCTGAATACTGCCTCGTGAGTTGTAGAGCCAGCCTCTACGGTTACATCGGCATCTGTAGCTGCTGCATTAGTCAACGCAGTAGCTACAATAATCAAAGTATCAGTTTCTGTTGTTGTTATATCACTACATGTTGCAGTACCAGCAGCATCTATAGTATCATCGCTCTTCGCAGATGAAACATCAATAAGATCCCCTTGTCTTGTTCCTTCTATTCGGAGAATAGCCCCTCCCCAACCTCCTTGCCCACTCAAACCTGTCCAAGTATAGTTTGCCCCTTCACCTGAAGCACTAGTAATATACTTATAACAAATTACTGAAGATAAATCTCTACCAGTAGTGGTATTCTGTTGATAGAGTTGTGTCCATCCTACCGGTATGCCAATTGCTGGAGTATCATCTCCCCTCGAAACACAGGCAATCAGTAAATCGTTGTCTTGCAGATCAGCAGGTTTATTTATAACAAAACTAGCGGCGGCAACAGTATCATTTTGTGTACTAGTTTTATATTCTGGAGATGCCATTAGTTAATCATCCAAGCTAAGGTTGCAATCCCCAGCATCTAATATGAGTTGATCGTCTTCAGTAATTATAACACCGCCCGTAATAGTTCCCCCAATTAAAAAATCCCCGTTACTAGGATCAGGATGGTTCCACAAACCAACATAAGGAATAGAAACCCCACCATTCCAATCCCCTCCAGCAGCTTGCGGAAAAGTAATTGCTGCCCCATTATCAGATGTTCCTGCTGCCCATGCGTTCCAATTTGCAGCAATCACCTGCACACGATCATAAGCATTTTCTTCAGTTATTTCATTTGAACCATCATTTCCAGGTGTTGCTGAATGCAAAGCAATGTAGATGTCATCAGTTTCGAATCCATAATTAACTTTACCTAGTAAATGATTTAAAAATGCTTCCTGTAAATATTCACCTAACATAGTATCCTCCTAACACCGTACCAATTCCATATCTGTTTCAAAAGCCATACTTGTTGTCAAAGACGATTCAAAAGCAATGATCTTCAATATCCTTGAAGTTGCCGGCGAAGGACTCGGCGAAGCCGACACGCTCAAGGATATTGAAGGGCTAATACTTAGCGAAATAGACGGGGAAATGCTCAGAGATATTGATGTTGAAGGAGACAGAGAAATGCTTGCACTTGGCGATATGCTCGAACTTGGACTGACTGATGGGCTAATTGATAGACTGATACTAGGTGACAGGCTCAAGGAAATAGAAGCAGAAGGAGAGACCGAAGGGCTAATACTTAATGATATACTTGCTGATGGAGAAACCGAAGCAGATATTGATAAGCTTACCGATGGAGAAATACTTGCACTCAAACTAGCAGACGGGCTTATACTTGCACTCGGACTGAGTGATGGAGAAACACTCGCACTAAACGATGCTGATGGAGAAATACTTGCACTCGGACTCACAGACGGCGAAATGCTTGCGCTCAGACTTGCCGATGAAGAAACTGATGGACTGATTGATGCTGATGGACTGACCGAGGCAGAAATACTTGGTGAAATGCTTAGCGATATACTTGCCGATGGACTGATCGATGGACTAATACTTGCCGATGGAGAAATCGAAGGGCTTATGCTCAAACTTATGCTTGCGCTTAATGATGGAGATATACTAGCAGATGGAGATACTGAAGCTGATGGACTGATTCCGGTGATGCGTAATACCACATCCTGAACATATTCAATAGGGGCAGGACTCGGACTTGGTGATGGTGATGGGGATATTGAAAGGCTCACTGAAGCTGAAAGAGATGGAGAAAGACTTGCCGATGGGCTGATTGATGGACTAATACTTGGTGAAATACTAGGACTGATTGACGCCGAAATGCTCGGGCTAACACTTGAAGATATTGAAGGGCTGAGGCTTGCACTTGGTGAAATGCTTGCTGAAATGCTTGGGCTGATTGATGGGCTCAAACTAGCTGACGGACTGATACCAGAGATACGTAATACAACATCCTGAACATACTCGGTTGTTGCTTCATCTCTCGGAATCCCTCTAGTTGGAACTCCACGTCCTGGTAACCCTCTTTTTGGTACTCCTCTAGTCCCCATACTTAACCCTTATAAAGTAGAAGTCATTTTAACTTGAACATATCCCAAAGATACAAATGGTATAGTATAATTATTCCATCCAGCTCCTTCACAGGCTACTTTTGTTGCTCCGTGTCTATAATCCATATCCACGTCATCCCCTGTAGGATCATAATTATTTTGCAATAATGTCACAGTAAAGGCGCCTGTGTTAACTACTTCAGACACCATATTTTCCCCTGCATTCAATTCAAGCCGTTCAGCATCACCAGCATTCGCTATTACCCCAGTCCCTGTCCAATGCCAAGCAAATGTACGTACATTTGTCTCAGTCACAGCTGTAACATGTCCCCAACAAGTATCCCCAGGTATTGCAGGTGAAGGAGATGGGGATATTGAAGGGCTAACTGAAGGCGATAAAGATGGACTCAATGACGGTGATATACTAGGTGAAATGCTCGGGCTGATTGAGGCTGAAGGACTATATGATGCAGAGATACTTAGTGAAATGCTCAAGCTTATTGATGGGCTTATACTCGCACTTGGACTGATTGAAGGACTTAGGCTTGCACTCAGACTCGGCGATAAAGATGGTGAAATTGAAGCTGAAGGAGTAGATGGAGAATATGATGGGCTTATACTTGCCGATGGACTATATGATGCCGATGGAGACGAAGAAATCGAAGCCGAAATCGAAGCCGAAGGGGTATCTGGTGATGGACTTGGTGATGGTGAAATCGATGGACTAATTGATGGTGAAATTGACAAACTAATTGATGGTGAAATGCTTGCAGATGGGCTTAATGATGGACTGATTGATGCCGACAATGACGGGCTTTCTTCCACAAACTCACTTGCCCCTACATCCCATCTAGCATCCGTACCAGCAGGCCTGGCATTTCCTTCTATACTAAAAGCATAAAGTGGATCAGGGGTAGTAAAGAAATTCATAGGGTTCCATGTGCCAGAAACATCATTAACTGGCGACATGCCGCAATTGCCCTCACCTAAATTATCGACACCATCCCTAGTAGATAGACTGGCCGTAGCTAAGTAATCAGCATCTAGTGAGGCGTCCAAATCCAAACTGTTATCCCATGCAGTAGGAATTCCTCCAGCATCTAAGTCCGCTGTATCATCGTCAGCAGCGTTCCAATCCGAAGGTACATCAATATCAACAGCAGGAAATACATCTCCCCCTATGTCCATTCCATAGCAACTAAAAATAATACCTGTGCCATCTGTTAGAGAAGAATAAAATCCTGCACCACAATCTGCCCCAGTACAACAAATACAGCCCATTGTATATCCTGCGGCCGGAGAGAATCTAAAAGCAAGATCCTCATGCCCATAGGAGATACAAGCATAGGCCATACTGTCTTCACCAAACATCCGAAACCCCTGCGGATTTCCACCAGAAGAAACTCCATCATAGGCAATACAATGTATAAAAAACACGAAGTCTGCGTCTTCACATCTGAAAATATGAGCACCTGTCGAACCAGTATAACTAGCACTTATTTTAACAATTCTACTATAGAAATCCTTAACTTCAAAAACAAAAACATTTGCTCCTGTATAAACAAACGTAGCTCCAGTTGCTACAGTACCAGCAAAAGGAGTAGCACAACTTGGTGAGGATTGAATCTTTCTATAGTGTGTTGCATCTACAATAGCATCTTGGAGTGCGACAGAATCATCATGTACTTGGCTATCATAGCAGTCGAGCACAAGAATACCAAGACCGGTGATATCTACATCTGTATCAGCTTCCCAAGTGCCTAAAACACTATAATCTGGATCTCCAGCGCCAGGCAACGAACCGTTGCCTCCAGAATCATAGGTTCAAAGATATGGTGCTTGATCCCAACAAGCCATTAGCTAATAAGCCCCTTTTTTGGTTCTAACATATTCAGCCCATCAAAAGCGCTAACAATGCGACCCTTAAGTTTATCCCAGAAATCAGTCTTACCAAGAGATCTGGACACCGCAGGAGTATAAACATCGTGCCTGTCAAACATCCTTACGGTGTTGACCCCTAGTGTGTCTAAATCAGCAAGGGGCACACAGAACCTACGTTTTTTAATAATATCCGTTGGATTCGCACCAATATCCCACGATCCCGTTATATCGTAGTAAGGCTCGCATAAGGCTTCTATCTTTGGACGATCTAAGTCGGTCACGGGGACAATTAAAAAATGCCTTCTTTCTAGATTGGTCCACCCATGACCCTCTGCTTTATGAGCAATAATATCTCCGGGTCGTGGCCTTTTGTCGGTCTTCATATCTTCGTGAACAGAATATAGGTTAGGGTCAAATCCTGTTGGATAATCAATACTTTTGCTAACAAGTTTATTTATAAGGACAGAACCAGCTTTAGCAATATCTGGCGTTAATTTGTTATAGGGGCCGTTCGCATAGCCTTTGCCATCAGCGCATGGAAAGTTCTTGTCGTAATAATATGGCTCGCCATTCCAGCCATGAGCGACAACAGGGAAATGATCTGTCAGGCTTTTCTCCTTCATAAGATAACGATTTTTATAGTAAGCAAATAAAGCTAATTCAAAGTTAGCCATCAGTCCTCTCTTCTATAAATTAAGGAGTCAAAATCATAACAACTGTATCTTCATAATCTGCCCCTAACAAAGCCGTCAAATTCTGAATATAAAACATGTCCTTGTAATCATAGTCTTCAAATTTCCAAGGAAGATAATTTACCATATCTTCAAACAATTCATCTTGAATGTAAATTTTGGCTTGAAACATATCGGCAGCTAAAGCAGGCGAACTACTATCTATTTCATTAGATCCAACAATTACAGCATGACTAAAATCACCCATGTACCACCAAGGATTATACTTTTCGACTGAGGCCATAAAGTCACTGACGATATCAGACGCATTACTCTGTATAGTAGCCCCTAGTTCTGGGATTATTGGGTCAAACCCATGTAGCCTGAATGGGGCTTTGGCTACCCACGAAGAATAGGACTGTGTACTATCGATATCGTGTACTTGCCTAAAATCATTAGTTGCTGTCAGATTACCCTCAGCAGGCATCGGAGAAAGCCCTTGACTATATCCCCAATCTTCCCAATCTGTATAGTTATCGTCTGTACCAGGATGCGCTGCTCTTGCAAAATTAACCCAACCAGTAGCCGCATCATTACAAGTTGTAAACCAAGCAGTAATCATATCATCATAGTAGCCCTGAACCTCTGCTTCCGTGGCCGCATCTCCCCGATAATTTGCCATTTCTATCATCGCATACATAGCAGCAACTTGCTTGACGGGGTGGAAATTACCAGACGTCCAAGTAACCCACTCAAAGAAGCCACTATCAGCTTCCCAGGTATGGTTTGCGTCATTGTCAAATAAAGCGTACATAGTATCGACTACAAAATCCCAGACATCTCCACCCCCTAATGCCTCATCCAGCTTGGCCCAGTCATCGCTTCTTTGGCAGTATTTATAAAGCCCATAAATTCTATCAGCTATATCATTCCTATTTGACCAACGCCAGCGGCGATAAGGAGATGTATTGTTACAAGTAGTTTCAAGGGAATGAGTATCATAATCAAGACAACCCCAGACATAGGCATATAAGTTACTGTCTAAAATATAGGTATCAACCAAATTACTCAAATATAATATTGTATTTGCCTTCAGGGGCTCTTCAAGATATGGGAGTGCATCTGAAAGTGTCCTTAAAACTTCTCCATCTTTCCAAAATACTTCCTCGGGTGCAGTTGAACTTTGAGCCCAAAACATTTGCGTAGCCGGATCTAAGTGTGCATCATCATCGACTATATCCTGTACCACTGCGTTAAGAAGTGTTTTCACATTATTTCTTGACAAACCTAAGTCTGGCGGTGCCACAAACAAATCTAGAGGATCATAGGTATTGCTTGCTTCTGGTGATTCATGAGTCAAGCAGAACAGATGCCCCCAGCTTACCCAAAAAACTTCATTTCCGGCAACCACTACAGGGCTAACAGAATCATTTGCTCCCCCGATACCGCCAGTTGTCGAACATCCGAAGCGAGTAAAGAATTTATGCATTCCATCTGGATAAATAGTGGTTGGTGTACTGTCTATCAAAAGAGGTTTTCTGTGAGTACCGAATCCATCCCCATAAACAGTTGTGTTAAGTGCCGGTGTCTCAATATCATAGTATCCTATATCTTCACTTAGAGTCTGATAAAACCTATCATTTACCAGCGTGTAACGACCTATCTCATCTGGCCTCATTACAAACGTAGGACTATCATCTTCATCAGCAATTTGAATGCAACTTCCATCATCTAAATCTACCTTAACAAGCCTGTCATCATGATCTAGTGGATCTGTGTAAGCCCCACCATAGGGCACAAAATAGGCATATCCATCATTACTGATTACTGGCGTGTAAAGCCCCCAGTAACCAAGATAAAGCGGAGTATAGGCTGATCCGCTCCACAAATCTGTTCCGTCTGTAGCGTTGAAATAAAATAACGGTCTACGCTCTCCATAAGCTGTATAATATGTATTGTACTCAGAAAGGACAGTTGCAATAGCCTTATACCCGACAGGCTCAGTATCGTATAGAAGTGCGTTTGGTGCATTTTCCCCCACAAAGGAGTAATCATTTCCTGGCTTGCGTGTGACAAATATAACTACTTTAGTGCCTCCGTCACCTTTACCATAAACAGCCATTGTGCGTTTTGTGAATACCCCCTTCATTGTAGCTGTCCATAACTCCGTACCATTTTCCCTCAAGGCATAAGCGGTATTTGCCCCTGACTGAAAAAATATCGCTGATTCTATTGGAGTCGTTTCTACTTCACCAATAGCAGCCGTACACGATATAGGGCTATCGGCTGGGTAAGTCCATAAAAGAACCCCAGTAGAAAAGTCATAAGCTTTAAAGTTGCCACCAATATTCCCTACAAAGACCTTGTTGTTATGCACCGCAGGAGTAACCCAAAGGGAGTCCCCCGTGTCAGCACTCCATATAAGATTACCAGCATCACTCAGACAATAGAGATAACCATCTGTCGAGGCAGCTAGAATACGCAGATTATTATCTTTGTCACGATCTACTGTTAATGCACTAGGGAGAGCCCCTCCACAGGGGTAAGACCAATCAGTTGTCCCGTCGGATGTATCTAAAGCGTAAACTTTACCATTCATCAAACCAATATAAACTACATCACCAACAACTACTGGTTCTGCTTCAATCTCTATTCTCTCACCCAAGAATCTGCGCCACCTAAGATTTAAGACTCCACTATCTAATTCAAGATCATAAGGGACAAAATAATGCCTATCCATCGAACCACCACGAGTGGGCCACTCTGGTAGATAGATTTTGTAGGCTACATCATCTGATGTAGCGGCGATGGGAATAGTTATTAGCGCATCTCCATTACTTTCAATAACGTCTGTGGAATTAATGAGGCCCGTATCTGTGTCCCACTCCTCTAATATAAAATCAGTATCCGCCATACCTGTCATGGTAAAAGTAAGGTTATTAGGATTTGTTGGGGTTATTCCAGCAGAACAATCAACAGCCCCTTCCTGTGCCCCTTCATGTAAACACCAACCATAATCATCATTCTGAGCATGTATATATGCTTTACCTTTTGTTACATTTTTCTGACCTATGCTATCTATCCCAGCCGGATCATCAGCATCAATGGCCACATATCCTCCATGATGAACATCCAAATCTTCTACAAAATTATAGAAGGCGGCAAGAATAGGCAAATACCCACCAGATACCTTATCTAAATGCTCTCTCCACCAATATGCCCCCATGTAAAATGGCTGATGATGAAGTCCACCACCCCATACTAGATTATGCAACCACACCCCATCATTTGCATTTCCGTCGAGCCAATCCCCACGATCATCGCCCGTAGCTGCCGGGTCAATTCCGCTTTCACTCATTATAAAAGGTTTGCTTATTTGATCATCTAATATATCTAATGACCACGAAATACTCCAATCGTATAAATCACTCCCACAAATGCTATTGATGGTACATTTATCATCAGCCTCGTCGGTATATTCATGAATGTTAACAACATCTAAATTGATACTAGCGACATTATTATCATAATCAGTTTGACGCCAATAGGTTACTTCCCATACTGAAGTTCCAAGAAGATGTACGTTGGCTGCGGAGTCGATTGATTTCATATAAACGGCGAAGTCATCAGCAGCAGAATACCAATCAGCATCGTTTGGATGATGCTCATTGCAAAATTCCCAAAGAAATACAGCAGTAGAGTATCCCCAACGAGCAACACAATAACGCCACCACATTTGAATATGCCATTTTGACTTAGTAGTTAAAGCTTGGTTATAGCCATCACCTGTATCCGTCCAACTTCCATCATCCTCATCAAGATGTCTAGGAACCCAATCGTTTTTCTCAAAGATAACATACTGGAGTTTGACCCCTGCTGCTTCCGCTGCTTCCACCTGTTTATCAAAAAAGAAAGATGGCTTTTGTTCTATAACTCTATGCCTATCTGCGCTTTCGTAACGCATAATTTCTTGATCATATACTCCATCATCATCTGTATCAGCCTTAATGCTTAACTTAGCTATCCAAACTTCACCATAAGAACAGTTATCAAGGTAGAAACTCAAATAGTCCCCATACGTGGTGCCATCAGCAACTTGGTGATCAAATGTCACTACTGTTGAGTCCCAATCGGTAGTAGCAATCTCATGCCCAAAACCACCCAAAGTATTGTTGCCCCGGATAGATTCGTAAAAGAAAGCCCCTGTATAATCACATTTATCATCTCCGGCCGGGAATCCATGAGTCTTTAATGTAAATCCGTGATCTTCTCCTATATCTACAGGGCCAACTAGACCGACAATTTTATAAATAACTGTCATCTGGTAATCAGGAAAGGTATCTTCTGGACCACCATAATCAACAAAATCATGGGAATATCTCGTGTTCTCCCAAGGGCCTGTCCATATACCACAAGCACCATCCGTGACAGTAATATACCAAGACAACTCCATATCTGTATATGCTTCTTCAAAGTCCAAGGGCATTTCAAACCCTTCGTTGCCTGAACTTTTATCTACCCGGATATAGTCTGCCCACTGATTACAATAAGCTGCTTCCGGTCCCATCCACTGGCGGTGAATATTTGCCCCTTTACCATCAAAAGAAGTATAACCAGTTGAAGTTTCCATATCTGCCCCACCTATGGGCCAAAAAATATCTCCACTCCCACTATACTCAAAATATCGAGTATCGGTTGCAACCTGGATAAAACCCTTTTTAGTTGGTGCTCGTGCTTCAAATGAGCCTGTGGCAGCAGAGGATGTGCCCCCTACATCTTCAGCAACTATTGAGTATTGCCATGTACCGACCTTATCCGGTTTAAACCGAATTTTGAATGAATCGTCATCTAGTTTTTCTGTAAGATGATAATTTGATTGAGGGAAGGTCCCAGATACCTCCATGTCACGATAATAAAATCCAGGTACGTCATAAGCGACGGAATCAGGGCCAGTCATTGTGCAAGTAACAGTTACTCCTTCCTCTGGAGTCACATTTTCTGGCTGGCTACCATCTTCAACATAAACCTCATAAGGATTATCAAATGTTCCTGTGAGATCAAAAGTAAGCTCATACTTCTCATAACAGTTAACTGGATCTGAGTTCTCCGTTACGTTTGAGATAACAGGCACAGCTCCCCAAGCTAATGTTGGAAACAACATTAGAAATGCAAATATAAATATCTTTTTCATCAGTTTTTTCAAATCTCTAATCCGTCAAATCAAGTGTACTTTCTTCTGCCCTATCTCCATCCGATCCCACATTAAGTTGGATCAGCATATTTTTCCCGTCTCCAATATTCCTATAAGTAATATCCCAATCCTCTGCCCCATTCTTTACCACACTTGTCTTGCCTGCAATGAAGGCAGAAAAAAGCCTCATCAAATCACTGTGAGAATATGTACCTTCAATATCTTCATCCATAAATGCATCTACTACAGTTGCTGTAGTGTCAAGAAGGTCGGCATCCACAGCATCCCCTCCGAAAGTGCCATCCCCTGTATGAGAAGCACGATTAGCATCCCATATCAATGTCGATGGTGCAGTATTATAATCAGGAGCAGTTGTCCATGTCGCACGGGGGCAACCATAACATTGAATGTTTCCTGTTGAACTTTCTGGCATCATTGCTACATAATCGCCATTAGTTTCATCTGCGTCTATATCAAAAGCATAATACCCATCTTCTAATTCTGTGGGATTTGCATCAGTCACAGCAACCCCTGCCACTCCATCAATACTAACTTCTGCTGTGATCTGTGCCGCATCTCCTGCTTTTGCCGTATGGTCTGTTTCATCAAAGCAAAATACTACCCACTTTTGACTGGCTACATTCTTTTCAAGAGCGAAAGAATGGGAGCAAAATGCAAAGATTAAAAACAATGCAAAAATTATTCTCTTCATAGTACTACCTCACCATTACATCTACCGTGCGAAATAAATCCAACAATGGCCGTGCCTCAGGTGGTGGGTTCTTGCTATCTAAAACCCTCGTCGCCTGAATCGTTGCCGCCCATAATTTTATAGCATCCCGAATTGGGGCGGGCACATCAGGAGGATCAGGCCCATAGCCTGCTACATACCGAATCAAGTACCCTCCATAATCCCGTACCGTATTGGAAGGAGCAGTTACAGACTTCTTCAATACCAGTTTGCCAGGCGTTCCCTCAGTGATGACATAATAATTGTCCGAATCATATTCTGTCTCAGTATCATCTTCATCTAATGTCGCCACCTTAGTCACAGAGATTAACGGAGGCTGAGGCAATTTGATCACCATACTTGGCCAATAATCCATCTTCATATCGATGGTCCGGGAGATCAAGGATCTACCAAGATATTCTTCGGTTGCGACACGTGCTGCCATAATGAAACCTTCCAGCAACGAGTCCTCATCAGTCACATCAGCCAATCTGCCAAATTCTTTTAACACACCCAATGTAACAGGTTCAACAACAGGGATGGTTGAAACCGACCATACCCTATTGCCATGACCAGGAAGGGCTTTTGTAATCAGCCTTCCAGTCTTCCTATCCAGACCGCCATAGGCTAGTTGTGCTAAATCAGTTTCCACAGCCTCCTCCTCTACTTAGCAAGTCCAGCCCTGATCTTTTCCGCTTCCTCTTCTGTCAATCCACTTTGAGCCACTTTGATAGAAATCCCCAATGCCCTGGCCTTTTTTATGACTTTCTTAGAAGGTATCCCAAGCTCATCAGCCAACTGATAAACCCGCGTTACTGTGGAATTTTCCTCAAGGCTTTTACCACTTACAGCTTCTGCTTCTTCTTCCGTCTTAGCAGAAACGGTTCCAGCAACTTTATTTTCTGGTACATCCTTAACCATTTTATTCTCAGGAGCTTCTGGCTCTGCCTTTCTCACTCTGACAATCTCGGCAACCCCCATGTGTCCTATGAAAGCCTTAGCAAGGTCTTCGGTCACATCATATTCTAGATCCTTCAAAAAATACGTGACAGTAAACCCGTCAAGGCTCCCTTTGTCATCTCGGAGCATTCTAATTCTAGGCATAACAAACCTCCTATCAAATTAAAAGTTAAACCGCTGGCTCTTCAATCACACAAACCCCAACGTCACTTACTGAAAATCCATTATCTATGATCGCCCAAACTCCATCCTCAACCCCAACTAAGCGAAGAAACGCTCGACTATCTGCGGAGGCGGTTAGGATAATGGCAGACAAGGCATCTTCACTATGCCCGATGAGGCCAACCCCACTAATATTGAGGGTACTAGTTTCACCAGATGCAAAAATATGGATACTCCCAGCTTCACAATCACCCCGGATCATAAGAACTAACTCTTCTCCTTGATGAGCCGAAGGCAATCTTGCGGATGCCGCAGATTGATCATCATTAATAGAAAAAACAATATATCCCTGCATGGATGGAAGAACAGGGGGAGATGATCCTCCCATTGCTGAAAGTTTTTCACTTGCAACATCAACAGGTCCAATGATTGACCATCGTCCCCTACCCGCCAGAAAATTAAACATTCGAGCAGCAGAAATAGTCTCATCATTCATAAAAAACTCAAAACCTTCTTCACAACTAAAATAGCCGACGCTATTTCCCATCAACTCGCCGCCAGACCAAAGAGTACAGGCACCATCACTTCCAATATGATGGGTATCTCCTGGCCTTTGGCGAAATACATCTGTCTGATATGTTATATCTTCGGTTGCCATAACACAAAGCCTCCTATCTAAAAATTAAACTCCCTGAGTCACTATACTTCCTCCATCTCCCATTTCTCCGCCTTGATTTACAATTGCCCATGTGCCATCTTCAGGACAAACAAGTCGAAGAAAAGCCGCACTAGCAACAGATGCTGTCATAAGAAGGCTTGTCAATTGCCCCTCATCACTCATCCCTATTACTATTGGGCTAGCAAGAACGGAGTCAGAAAAATGCATAGTAAGCGCAGTAGAATCCCCTGTCCCCCTCATCTGGATGACTAATTCTTCTCCCTTATATCCACGAGCTAAACGGCAAGACAGCTGATGATTGTTCTCCGTCTGAACCATCGAAAGAAAAAAGTATCCTATACGAGAAGGCAAAATTGGCGGTTGTGAATCAGCCGGGGCTCCAGCAGATAAAGTCGTGCCTGACAAAATCAATACAGACCACTGATTTCTGCCTGTCAGATAGTTCCTCATAACCTGAGCGGTGACAAAATCTTCTCGAACCCCAAAATTGAAATCTGATAAACAACTCATCGTTGTACTATCAGTGCAATTTATCATCCCTCCAGATTCTACAACAAGGGCACCAGATGTCGCAACAGTATATCCACTTACCGTCCTTCCATCCCCATCAGATACCCGCTGATAAACTTTAGTTGTGTATGTATTGTCTTGTGCCATAAGTCCCTCCCTTTTTACACTAGTTTTCGTTCTACCACTTGATTGCCAGTTCCCGTTGCCTGAGTATTGCCTATAATAGCCCAACAACCAGCATCGATCCCAAGCAAACGGACAAAGGCACGAGACGCAGCAGAAGCATATAGCAAAAGGCTGCTAAGTTGATCACCTGATGTTCCCATTATACTGACACCAGTGAAGTTTTTTGCACTGTCAAAAGATGAACAACGAAGTATCATACTAACCCCATCGCCTGCCTCTCCTCTAAGAATTATACATAATTCTTCACCCGAATACGCTGAATGAAGATTTGCAGAATAGGCATCATCGTTTGCCAAAGAAAATACAATGAATCCTGTCCGAGATGGAGTAACCGGGGCTGCATTGACCCCATTAAAAGAAGTAATATTTGGCCCCATTGTTGCTGAAATTTCACCAGCCGCCGAATTAACAACAACTGACCATCTCCCTTTGCCCATCAATGCGTTCCGCATCCGATCAGTAAAAAAAGTCTCCCCGGCAAGAAAGAAATCAAAAGCAGCAGAACAAGCCATTGACCCTCCGCTGAGGCCCGTTATTGCCCCATCGGATTCAACAGTAAGATCTCCACTACTTCCAATTTCTAAATCATTTCCTCCGTGGGGCTGATACACATTTGTTTGATAAGTATCATCTTGAGGCATAACAATCCTCCTCCTTTATTCAGGTTAGGTTAGGGCCGAAGCCCTAACCATCCCATTATTTCGTTCCTAAACAACCCCTAATGTCGTATCATGTTTGACAAAGTTAATCGGCCAATCGGCCTCTAACCCCTGAATGGCATAACAGGCAACTGTAACCCCGTCAACATTTCCAGCATTACTCACTGAAAGTAAATTACGGACCCATCGTTTCTTGCCTATATAACCCGCAGCATATACACGAGACATGGCATCAGAAATTGAAGCTACCTGAACTCCCCATGCTCCCCATGTCCCTGATGCTGGGCCACCACCCTCTGAACCAGTCTGCATCAATGCATAAGAAGCGCTTAAATAATCTGACCACTGCCCACTATGGGTTACATCAATAAGCATATGTGAGGCTTGGCAATTTGCCCATATAACAGTCCCTGCATCATTGCTTTCCCCATGCTCCATCCGAATCCAAAAACCGGAATCGAAATCCATGCTTATATCGCCAGATGCTTCCCCGGATGCTTCATTCCAAGCAAAAAGAAAAGTTAATGTCTCATACCCCATCATATCAACTGTGGCCCCTGTAACAGTTGCCGCTGCCGCAGGTTCATAAACCTGTGGACTCATGTGTTCAAAAAATCTAAAGTTTGAATAACCATCTCGTACTCCACCCATAATATAGTCCTCCTTATCTTCTCTTTGAGACAGGCTGAAGACTTTTTCCAACCTGCCTCATTTCAATTAAAAATTGCCTGTTATCCAACATTGCGTTCAAAGTTAACAGGCCAATCAGCTTCTTTGCCAAGTATTGCAATTCCAGCAAGAGCGACCGTACTTGTATCACCAGCATTACTAACTGACACTACAAGCCGTACCCATCTCTCACTACCAATATAACCTGCCGCAAAAGCCTGAGATTCCCAATAACTCTGCAAATCTGCACTCACTCCACCAAGGCAGAAGAATGTACCAGCGGTCAATCCAGAACCAGCATTGCTCACATTCAGGACTCCCATACTTCCACTTATAAATCCTGAAGTATTCGCTCCAGCAGCAGCTCCACTTAATCGCAAATCAACGAGAATGTGTTCCGCAGAGCAATTTGCCCATATAACAGTGCCGGCGACATTACTTGCTCCATGCTGCATCCGAATCCAAGCACAAGAAGTTACGGAAATCTGTGCAGAAGCTTCTCTTGATCCTTCCCCACCATGAACAACAAAGGTTACTGTTTCATATCCTTGCCTATCAACAGTTGCCCCAGTCAAGCTAGCAAAAGTTGTTCCATCATAAGTTGATGGTGCAAGGGCTTCAAAGAACTTGAAATTACTGAAACCGTCTCTTACTCCACCCATAATATTGCCTCCTTATCTTGTATAATTGGTTGCATTATCTGCATAACCAAAACTATACGGCAATATTGCCAAGTTTAATTGCTTGATAGTTGACGACATCGCCACCAACTCGCTTCCGGGTATAGAACTCAACCATCGGTTTAACGGTAAATGGATCTCTTTGAATGGTGACTCCAAGACGATCAACGATCATATAAGCCTCTGTCCAATCGGCTAATGCCACAGCTCTAATACCAGCAGCAACAGCAGGCATCGTAGTACTCATTCGCACCGGCAGGCCCAAGATGGTACTTGTTGCATCGTCCTGAAAACCAGGCTTCCAAATATAGCGCCCTGCACCATCTTTAAGATACATTGCATCAGCCACAGTGCCCCTGTTCATTACCCAAGTGCCTCGATTCAAATACTGCTCAACCAGGCTATACTTGACTGCAATAAATCCATCGGCGGTAAGGGCCGCAGCGGCTCGCATATTGGTTCGTTCTATGGCACCCCACTGATCAACTCCAGCGGTGGTATAATTGTTGTAGGTATTAAAGCCTCTAGGCTTACCTACCCCATCGCCAGTAACAAATGCAACTCCCTCACCTCTGATAAAGCGGCTAGCTACCTTATCAGCCAACCAGTTTTCAATGTTAATCCCTGAGTCCTCAAGCAATGTCTGACTTGCCCTCGGCTTGGCATACATCACATGAACCGGAATGCGTTTCTTATAAAGCTGAGGAGTTGTAGTCTCTGCTCCTGCTTCAGTCTCGCCTTCCCATCCCCAACCGGCCTCATCGAAATCAACCATGAACTCGATGGCGCCTGTAGTAATAGATTCCACCGTAGCAAGCTGACGAATGGGATCAACCTCATACAGCCGCTTGGTAATACGAGAACTCATATAAGGAGTAACGGTATATCCACCATCAGGATCGATGGCGACCGTCAGGGCCTTAACATTTGTAGGATCAAGCAGCCTTTCATCCTTACGGAGAAAGGAAATAAGTGCTTTGCGATATGCTCGAAATGCCTCTACATCGGGTTTTATCGCATCTTCTTGATCTGATGTAACCCCAACCCCATCCTTTTGAACCACTAAGGCATTAAACTGAAAATCCCTGGCATCCTTCTGTTCCTGAGCAATTGCATCTGCCGACTGTGCCCCGCCCAACGGGACTCGCTTCATGGCTGCCTCAACGGCATCAATCCGCTTGGTCGCCAACTCATCCAACTTCGCCATAATGTCAGTCTCGACCTTAGCATTAGCATCTGCAATGTCCTTGGCATTCTTTACATCCAATGCATCCTGCCGGGTTGTAATGTCTTCGGTTAATTTTACGGCCTGTGCTTTGACAAGAACATCCATTCCGTTGTCTTTCTCATCGACCAACTTCTTCAAATCTTCATGAGCCTTGCGAAGTTCATCATAATTGGCCTTGGTGTTTTCGCCCAGTTTTTCAATCTCTGCTTTAACAAGCTTTACAACCTCAGGCTCTTTGGCTCCGCCTGCATCTTTCGTCAAATACTTATCCATAACCAAATCCTCCCTTTTCCAACTTACTATTAATTGATATGCCTAAAATTCTGAGTTAGCTTTCTTCAGGCTCTCCAGTATCATCGAAAGCCCATCCATATCCACCGTCCCTGAATCCCTCAAGGCCGTCTTGTGCCGACTAAGGAAAATTTGAGCATCGGTCTTGGAATATCCTGATTCCCTCAAAAGCTTTTCCAGATCTCGCTCAGTCTCAGCCTGTTGTAATTGTTCCTTGAACTCCTGTTCCTTAACCGCAGTAACCTGTGCACGAAGATTGGCCCCGAATGTTACAGGACTAATTTCCCACAATTCTACTTCTTTCAAATAGTTCACCTTTTTCTTTTCGTCTACTTCACGTTGAACTGTGTCGTAGCCAATACTCAATCCCCTGAGAGCTCCTATTTTCATTAACTCAAACGTCGTATTACCATCTTGAGTTTTCATGGCAAGCTGGCCAGTGACCTTGAGCCCTCGCTTATCTTCTTTCAGCTCAGTCCATACTCCGATGGGACGACGGGCATCATGTTGATACAGCATAGCAATGCCAGTACCATTGCGCCCGCCATTATTAAGGGTCTTTAAAAAGGCTCCTGACACGATGATATCTCCATGGCTGTCTGGCTTACCACCGAACATGCTGCCATATCCTTTGAAGATTCCAGAATCTTCAACATCATCTGCTTTCAGTTCAAAAGGGACATTCAAAATTTTCTTTTCCATGATCTTATCCTCCCATCTTGGAGTGGGATAGGGTGAATAGTTATTTTTCTAAAGCAGGGCAAAGAAAAAGGCAGCAAATATGAGAAGTATGGTCCCATACTGACCGCCTTGTATTCTTTCTTGCGTCTGCTTTAGATTCGTCAATCCTTAGCAGAACCCTATTTATCAATTATTATATTATAGATCTATATTTCTCATCAAAATTTCTATCCCATTTTATCATTAAGCACCATAATAATCCTATACCGATTATTATCCCCACACAAACCCCCTGTATAAAAAACATTATTTACTCACTCCTTCCCATAATCAACGTTCAAAAACAATATCATTACCTTGGTTCTTTAATGGTTTTAAATGCCGATTATTGCCATAGGCAATCTCTACTGGAATCCCTTTCAAAAATGCCTTGCAATTATTAACTTCTGTCAATTCTGTTCCATCCGGCTGTATAACGCCTATATAATGTTTGCACTTTCTTGTAAAACATCTTGGTTCTGCAATCATTTAATTTTTCCTAATAATTTCTCAAATACCTCTTCTAATTCTTTTGGCAACATTCTTCTTTTATATAATGGAGATGTAATAGCCGTAAAACATTCAGCAAGAGCCTCATTTTTATTGGATGCACTATAAATACTTACATTATTTTCAAACCATTCTTTGGCTAAATGCTGATATTCTATTCCATCAAAAGTAGCTTTTTTATTCCAAAATTTTGTAAATCGTTTTGATATATTAGGAATATTTTCTAAATGGTGACTAAGTTCATGGCGCAAAGTAGTTTTAAAATCTCTACTAACAAGAAATTTTCTTTTGCCGATAAATAAAGAAGGACTAAGTCTTTCAGTTAAATCGGGTATTGCCAATTTAATTCTATTAAATCTTGTATCATATTCACCAAGAAATCCTCTTTTTATTGATTTTTTCAATCCTCTACCTTTAAAGAAATCAATTCCTTGAATTTTTTCCTTATTTAATTGCTTTGTTAAATATGGAAATTTAATCTTTAGTCTTTCCAATTCTTCAAGAGTGGGATTTAGTGCATTGTCAATAAAACTTTTTTCAGTTTCCCATCCATATTTTCCACCTAATTGCCCAATATTATTAATTCCTAAAGATTTAAATCTTTCTTCCGCCTCTTGAATAGTTGAAGTAGGCAGAAATCCTTCCTCCGGCTCATAAGGTTTCATCGGCTCAGACCGCCGGACAGTATGATACATTAAAACACATCGACACAACACAGTATTATCAGCCCCGCCGGCAGGATCGCCAGGATATTCCATCGGCATCCCGTCAACAATAAAGACAGCATCTTGGGCAATCCTATCACCATCAACATCAGCATGGGTATCTCGTGTACGTTTATCCATTGTAGCCAACCACTCTTTTTCCATCTCAACCCGAGTACTGGCCACCGCCACATCCACACTTTTAACAGCCCCTGTATGTGTCTCGGTCGCTGCAATCACCCTCGCCCTGTAAGGAGTCGCAATCCTGCCGGTCCTGACTATCCGCTTGGCAATCTCCCGATGGCTTTCTCCCTCAGCCATTCCGTGATAGATAACATTTGCTAAAACTTTCTTTGTCGTCTTCTGCACTTTCGTAATCTGCTGAGCTGCCGTTGTATTAGCCCAACGATTTAGCTCTGCCCAAAACTCATTTTCCGGCCCCTTGGTTTCGGGCACAACTAAACCTTTGATCTTACTGTCCTCAAAGATGCGGAAAGTCTTCTTACTAAACACTGTTCCTGTCCTATGATATTGATTCCATAACTGTATTTCTAATCGTTCACGCTCTTTATTCACCGCATGATCAACCCCATCCAATATCCCTTGCCTAACCAGTTTGGCAGTATTCAGGTATTGCCGGTTTAGGATAGGCTTTAATCTTTTAGCGTATATATTTTCTAGTCTTACCATTTGCCTTGTCATCTCAGCGTGATAACGCCTGCGAGCTATTTTATTGGTTATGTTGATCATTCTTGATTAGCTTTATCCAACTCTTCCTGCACTAACCAAGCTGGAGTCGGCACCCCAAGCATATCCTCAATCTCTTCAACATTATACCCTTGATCCAATAATTGCCGGTATGTCTTTTTCTCCTCTTCCTCTTCCTCAATTTCTTCCTCCTCTTCCTCTTCAATCCCCGCCGCTTCAATAGGAATTTTCGATGCCTCGATAAATATCATCGACCCAGGATCATCCGAAGGCTCATACTTATCTTTACCCACCAGCTCTCTCTTTTCATCCAATGTCAAAAAGTCTGAAGTCCGTGCCCGATCCCATAACATATCCCGTTTGACTGCCAAGGCAGGTACATCGTCTAATATATAATCAAGAAACATCTCACTATCTTTTTCAAATAACCAATTATTCAATTCTCCTTTCAGATAATTGAGCCAGAAGAAAATGGTGTTTTCCCAGAAGGCCAACCTCGCCTCTTTGTAATTAGCAAATGTTGCCTCACCTGGAATACCTATTAGCATCGGTGGCACCCCATATCCCATTGCAATCTTACGCATCAAGCGGTGGTCACCCTCATTGAAATCCAAATCCGCCGGAGTCCACCCATAAGGGGTTACCGTAGTTCCTTTATCCCCTGTAATGATAATGTCCCTTCCAACATTCTCAGGCCCAGCCCTCTCCTCAAGAGTCCTCTCAAGGCTATCAAACTGATCTACCCCTAACTGCCCAACTAAGGTATAAACCATTCCTGGCCGACCCTGCTGATCGATCAAGGACTTATTCCATTGTGTCGCTGCATTGCTTGTATCAACCTCCCTTGCTGCGGCCTCAGTCGCCGCCGCTCCCCACCAATCATCTAATGGGTGAAATGTTTTCAGATGTAATATATCACTCTGTAAAGTTACAGGGTCAACTTCATACTCAACTTTCCTTCCCTGAACCTTATATATGTACTTACCAACCTGCCCTGTCACAGAATTAGTTCCTATCTCAAACCTATCCGGCCTCAAGGTATACAATTCACGAAGTTGTCCACTATTCGGACCTGTCCCCAATTTAATCCGTTCCAAAAAACCATTGCCACTCATAACCAAAAAAGCCGCAGCCCTGAGAATCACATACTCCAAGCTCTCAGTCGGGTTTGGTCTCTTCAATACCTCCACTACATCTCCTTCTTGCTCTTCCTCCCGGCCACCACCAGAAAGCTTCCGAAACTGCTTCCAAGGGACTGACGCCACGCTTTGTGCCACTTCCCTTATAGCCGTAAAGGCCGTGACGTTCTTGAGATAGGTCTCCTTGGCAAAGTTATCATATCCCTTCGGGGTCCATATTGTTCCGCCAGAGCCGGGAGCCCTAATCAATGCAGCAGTGCGACTATCCTTCCTGCTAAATATACTTTTTGCTTTCTGCCATATATTCATTTCGCATCTTCTTCAGTCTTCTTAAAATAGAATACCAGTGCAGTACCTAATGACCCAATCAAGGCCCCGATTACTGTGGCCTGTACTTCTTCCTTAGTTGTAAATGCCATAACCCCAACTATTCCAACTAGTGATAATGTAGTAACAGTCCTAGTTACTGCTTGTAGCATTTCTTTACTCATTGTCATTTTATTCTCCTATAATATCTTTACTTGAGGCAATGTCGCCCCAAGACTGTCCATTTCACCAGGCTGTTTGGCTTGCCTCTCAGACGGAATAACATCATTATCTTCCCAACATATCTGCCCAAATTCTGAACAGAACAATTCCCTTGCATCTGTTGAAACCCTCATAACCGCCTGTTTAACCAAAGACCATTTATCATAACCAACCCCTACATAGGACAATGCTGACCCGCCAATCCCAAAACGTTTACTATTATGCTCAGGTTTAAGGGAATGCCAATAACAAGTTCCTCTATGGTTTCTAAGGCGTTCTGAAAGCGCGCGTAATACAATTCCCGGCCTTAGAGCTTCAAGTGTGAATATCCGGTTTTCATCATACTGCCTAAAGCGAATGACAAGCCCAAAATGATTAACCGGATAGCCAGTAACTATCTGAATGGTCTTGCCAAGAATAGTTTTACTGCCCCAAGTAAGCCCATCTCCAGTTTCTAAAAAATGGCGTCTTTCATAATATAGGTCGAGTTTACCCACTTCTACCCTTCTACTACTGTGACTATAAAGTTTATCGTAGCCCCAGGGGGTTCGAAATCAATTGTTGTAGTGCACACATTCCCTTCTATATCTCCATAGCACCAATCAGAGCTATTAGCGCTTGTATCCATCGCCTTTATTCTGAACCAGTATTGAACTTCCTGATCATCAGGAGAAGAGAAAGTCTGTTCAGATATATATTCGGTTATCCCATTATTATAGGCTATCTCAAAGAAGGGTTGCCAATCTGTCGCCTCTTCACCACCGGTCACAGAAGATTCAAGGACAAACTTGTCCAGATCATCCTCAAGTACTTCCTTCTGCCAAGACAATTCAATCTGTTTTTCCCCAGCGAATGATGCACTACCAACCACAAACCAAACCGACAAACAAAACGCCAGGCACGACCCCCATACAAACAACTTCCCCCAATTCATACCTTAACCCTCCTTTTCGTTTCGTCCCTTGACTGCAAATGAAAATGTGGTCCGAAGTCTTTCAAAAACCCTCCACCAGCCCCACACTTAATACAAGTTGTCGAGCCGGTAATTCCAATGCCGGGGTCAATCTCAAATTTCCTCTCGCATTTCTCGCATCTAACCGTTCGATGGTACGTGCATACCTGATATGACTGATCCGTTTTTGGATTGATCTTCCCATAATCCCACTCTCGGTTAAAATCATTCTCGACAATCCGAGGATTAGAAAATTCAGTACTCCTCAAATCAGCGCCCCTCATCTTTGGAAGGGCCCCATGAATCCCTTTATCTCCTTTCCTATGCCCAGAAGTAAAGACAATCTGCTCTGGCCAACGCTTTAATCCCCAAAAAATAACCTCTTTTAACATCGGATGCCAAGAAATCACAATCAATTCTGCTAATACAACTTCATTCTTGGCACAAATCAAAGAAGTACGATCAGGAAAACGATTCGCGACATCATCAATCCTGACAATAGCCTTCTCCATCTGACGTCTTGCTAATGATAAATCAGTTAAGGCATGTCTCAGCTCATGTTGCCCTTCATTTCGTGTCATTTTAGTTTCCGATGTCATTTCGTGTCATTATCCCAGCAAGACTTTCAATTCAGCGATCCATCTACGGTACTGGTCATACTGAAACTGAGGCATCAGCCCCTGACAACTTAAAGCATTGGGTCGTATGTCCGAACACCCATACTGATCTTCGATTTGCCATATCCACTTCTGGAGAACGTCTACTCTATATTCCTGTCTGAATCCAACAAACTCAGATCGAGGGGTAAACCACTGATATGCAGCAATTGGGGCTCCACCGAATACAACTAAACTAGCAATTATTGCCATCACTATTTGAAATCTCTTCATCCCACTATCCTCATTAATTCTCTAGCACATCAGCCAGTTTAATCCCCAAAGCCTTCTCATATTGAAGAATTTTTTCCTGCAATCCTTTCCCATTAGCAATATCTGACATAACCAAATTTCCAAGAGTCAATCTCTTAGAAATCTTTTCTAAAACCACAAAAATCCTTTCTTCAGATTCTTTCCGGGCTCTCATACAGGCCTCCGCAGCATCGTTAGTTCTGTATTTTCCTTCCATTTGATAAGTATCCCACAATTTAACTACAAAAGCAGTAATACTCCCTGTAACAACTGTTGCAAGCATTACACATTGATAAGTCTCCATCTTCTAGCACCCTCCATTTCGCTCCATGTTTTCAACTTTTAATAAGAAGATGTTTCAATTATATCACCTGTAATTCCAACCAGACAACCGTACTGTTTCCACCGGATTCGCACTTGGCTTCGGCGACTATTTGTGTCCCTTTATTAAAAATGTGATCAGTGGCAGTTGGGGCAACCGATGCTGATCTTTTTTGTGCATTTACTTCTCCTTCAATAGAGATATCATCAAACCATGTTAGGCCACCATCAGCACTTAAATGTATTCTGAATTTTTCGGCGGCATTGGCTTCAACAATCGTGGCAACAATCTTAAATGGCTTGGTAGCTGTTAGTGCAGCCCTTATCTCAACGGGGGCGGCGGTCCATGCATCTCCAGCTCCACCAGTTGCAACAGTAACCCCTGTAAAATTATCAGGTTCCAAGGTTACATCAAGTTCACCACCTATATTATTCCATGTGGAATCACCGATATCATCAAGAACATTATTGGTATTATGATGAAAAAGAATATGATCAAAAAGATGTTCATTTCCAGCATCAATATCTATGCCTGTAGCACAATCACCGATATCAATAACTTCAAAATGATTATAATCAGAAAGGGCATCATCAATATGAATTCCAGTCAAGCACTTGTGAAGATGCATATGCCTAAACTCATTAACCCTAGATTTATCTATATGAAGCCCCTTGGTATGGGTAACATGACCAATTACCTGAATGTCATCTATAATTCCGCCCTGAGTCATGCCACCAGAACCATCAATGTGAATTGCGGTCACGGCCCCATTTACCCCTTCAGAGTTAAACCCACATTTTCTGATCCTAAAACCATGATTTGTGAAGACAATACCATCACAATTATTAGTGCTGTCCTGAAATATCGCCAAGTTTGTAAGTGATATTTTACCCGTGAACTTCATTACGGATGTTGCGCCGCCATCTGAATTTTTAATTGGAGACCATAATCTATGCGGCCCAACAATTTCATAATTGCCTGCCCATGTCGGATCGCCAACCGCATCAATATCATAAAATCCGGCGATAGGAGCAAGGAGAATCAAGGTCAAATCATTGGCATCTGTACTAGCCGCATCTAGGGCATCTTGAATTGTTGTAAAAGCCTTATCCCATGTCGACCCATCTGTACCATTTCCATCTGGTGAAACATGAAGTTTAGAGGTTATTGATCGACCAGTAACAGCCCCACCTGCTACAGATACCAACTCTTTAGTATTGATCCATGTATCTGTTATCGGTTGGGCTTGTGCATCAACTATTAATGGCATAATTTATCTCAAATCCTCACAGCCACATACTTAGCCATAATTTCACCCATCTTACCAGGAGCACGTCTTCCAAGAAAATTGTCAAACACTGCATGCCCTAACTCATGCGCTAACACTTTATTTTTCCCATCTCGAATGCATAGATGTACCGTTTTATTATAGTGAGAGTAATAGCCTTTCGGGCGAAGCATGTGAACCCTACGATGTAGTCTTATTTTGAGGCCCTTCATAGATGGGCAATCCAGAAGAGTCTGCACCCGCACAAACAATTTATCAACTCTATCTTCAACTGGAAGCTTTCTGAAAAGTCGATTTCCATAGGTAATCCTCCTAGACCAAATAAGGAGTTCTTCCTCCTCGTAATGAATTTCAGTATATTTAGTCCTTAGTATCATTATTCCTTACCATTCTTCATCTTCTTCAATTGACTTACTAGGACTAGCAGAAGGACTAACCCCCTCATTCTTAGCCAATAAAGGCTTATCTAGTTGCTTAGGTGACTGACTCAATGCCCCTTTTACCAATGTTGGCCCCAAGGCGACTGTCCCAACTAACAATGGAAACTTCTTTAAAAAATCTCTTCTTTTCATTTCTTTCCTATACTCCAAACCAAGAACGTTCTCTTGCAAACATATTTTGCCATTCCAGCGGGGGCAAGGAACGATCCCAAATTCTCGGCCTATACATCAACCCCTTATACCAGTTGGCATCTTTAGTAAATCGGCATCCTATCACTAAATCACGATTACATGTATCAGGATCAAGCATCCCAGAGGTCTCATAAGCTACTGTCAACTCAGCTCCATTCCGATAATGCTTAGGATAAATACTACCCCCCTTTCGAGAAATGCCAAGGAGGCACCACTGACCAGGTGCCCAGCCAATGGAAAAACAATTGCTATTCAAATTCGGAGTTAGGCTTGCATGATGGTGTCTTTGAGAAAGGGTATTCCTCCCTCCGCTAATATCAAAATAAATCTCCCATCCATCAAGATCAACTCCATATCGCCCTATCACTATCGAAGAATAGCCATTCCAAGTCCACTTTACCCAACAACCAAGGCTGAAAGCCCCTGTAGTAAAATCGAGATCGGCGGTATCGGCAGCAGCGGCATCAAGATAAACCCCGGCAACTGCCCCACCACCTGTTGTGACAAATTCCAATGCCATGAGTCCTGTGCCTAAAGTAGTCCAAATAAATGAACCGGTGCCAGGGTCGTGCATTCCTATCGGACGATGATGAGGCTTCGCATGATCAAAGGTTTCCATCCCTGAACCTTCACGATAAGGCAGATCCAGTAAGATCGAATCATTCTCAGGAACTTTATCGTAGCTTCGTGCAATCATATCTTATATGTCATTTCCCACTCGTAGGCTCTGTTCGCCCCACCAGTCTTCTCAATCGTAATCTGAACCCCATACCGATTATCTTTAAGATCAATATTTAATAACAAAGGATCTATCGCGCCCGCATGTGTGTCCTCAATCTCCATAACCATTGCCCCACCGGACTCAACACGATAATAAATCCGAACTACTATAGTTTCACCCGCCGTATGATTGGTACAATCCAACTTCAACATTCTTGGAGAGTAAAGGGCAGAGGGGGCATTGTTGAGATAGATATCCTGCTCAGTGCCATCAGTGGTAACTGTCCCCCCAGTCTCCGTCAAAGTCAAAATCGATGATGCCAAACTAGTAAGGGAAGCAGCAAGATTTGCATAAGTTTGTTCTACGGTATCAATTTGTAATGTCATCCTCTACCCTCCCCAAAAAATATTTCCTGCCTCTTTTCCATAACCTTTTTTATAAATCCAGATCTTATTTTGAAATGCTCAGAACAACCATCTACAAATTTCAGCCAGTTATATCCGATTAAAAAGCAAAACCCCTCTAATTCGTATTCATCCTCTACGAAATCAAGTGGACTCAAAGATACATCCCATGTCCCTTTATCGCATACGATTGACAAAATTCGCATTGCTGCATATTCCATCTCTGTTTTTCCAAATACAGAAGCTAAATTATCTGGAACATAAGTCGGAACAGGATGTATAGATTTTACATTCACTCCTATCCTCCAGTCGGCACTGTAATGGCCCAGCCACTGATCTCTAAACCATAGATATTAGCTGCACTATATTCCATTGATAGATGAATTTCATCTCCTGGATGCAATTTTATAGTCGGGTCAGGTTGATACATCACATCCTTAACCGCCAGCATAGCCTGAGAGATAAGATTCTGGTTATAGTGGATTCCCAGATGATTGCTGACATATACCATAAAATCAACAATACTAGTATGCACAACAGAAAGCCGCAGTCGGATCTTCTCTAACTCAAAGCCCCCATTCCAGGCAAAATTCTCTGACAATGTGCTTTCCGTTGCGGCTCCTCCCGCAATGCTACCATCTGTAGCAAAATAAGTAATATACTTTTGCCTTGTGTATGGTAAGTATTTAGTCGTTGACGCTGCTGCATGTGCCATTGTTTTTCTCCTTATTTAAATCAAAAATCACAACCAACATGCTATCCTTTGCCCTTCCTTTATCCCTTCCTTCACCAACTGATTAATCCTACTGGCTGTAAGACTCAAAACTTCAGATATCTCCCTCTGCGACATATCACTCATGTAGTGTAATCTCAAGACAACTGCAAGTCTCTGTGGTAAGCGGGAAAGGATTTTATATGCCAAATCCTTTGTAGCCGTCCTATCTTCTGTCCCATTTGCACTCAGGGAATTTAAAGTCTTGAAGGAAAGATCCTCAATACTAACAAACCGTAGCTGTCTTTTCTTTGAGAATTCTGTGCGCCCTATATTTTTCCTGATACAATCTTTGACAAATCCCCGCAAACGGTGCCTCAAATAGGTCTGAAAACTAGCCCTTTTATCTGGATTGTATGTCCTAGTGAATCGAACAAGACCCAATCTGGCTTCCCCAAGAAAATCATCAACCTCCCACTCCGGCACATTATGGGCTCTGCAAAGATTGACCATAATGCCATCAGTAAGTTTAACAAGCTCTGGGGTTATTTCAATGGGCATATCTTTATCCAACCCACTTCTTCCCTATAAATATCACTAAAACAATAACTCCCAGTCCAATAATAATCGTTATTACTTCCATCAATATCTCCCCAACCCATGCTCAATTCCGGTAGGTCTTTTCCCACTTCCGAGCTTCTCCCATCCTACAATCACACCGCCTTCATCAATCGGAATCCATTCTTCACCAGGCTTTGTATCAGGCTTTTCACTCACTTCAATATTCTTCCTGGGCTTTGTCCCCACAACACTTATGCGAGGCTTGACCCTCAGATCTGCCATATCGCTTTCCATGGCATATCGGATATCATCAATATGATGGTTGAACTTATCTATTGGAATATTTATTGTTTCCCCGGATTTTGTTTTCTTCCATTGATAGACCTGAAATTCATTTATGGTTTCCTGACAATCCGGATCAATCAGAATTTGATGCTGCTTGAGCCATTGGATACCGAAATTAACTGAGTCCTTTCCTTTTACCGCTCCTACAGCACTAATACCACAATCCTTCAATTCCTGAATAGACTTGGGCTCTGCACTATCACAAACCACCCGCTCCCTATCCACAATTGGCATGAGCAAATCTGCCAACTGGGGGTTAGTCAAGCCATATTCATGCAGTTCTCGGAAAATGTATATTAATTTCCGCTTCGGATCATAATGAACCCTGTTATAGGCAGAAGGATCATCAGCAAAGCCAAAATCAAGGCCATTCCTGATATTGTCAAAGAATGGGATTCTCTCTGACAGATCCAACACCCGCCAGTTAGTAAATATAACATCCCCTAAGACACCCCAATTCCCTAGGGTATAAACATTGTAGAAATATTCATCCGACTCATTCTCAAGTGCCCGGATATCATCAGCCTCTAAAAATCTCAAGTTATCCTTATATATAGTCTTTAAAATTGACAGATCTTCATCCTTATAATGCCTGTCGCCATCATGAAATCGATTCTTAAAATAGGTTTCATGAATCCAGTGGCTGCGAAGTATAGGGTTAAAAACTAATGTCAACCGCTTCTGCCTCTTGATCTTAGACTTACCCCTAAGTCTTTTCTCCAACTGTTTGATGTCTGTTTCAGAGGTTTCTGTGGCTTCTTCAACCACTATATCTGTAATGATCCCTAGTTCCGGAGTAACACTCTTGAGTTTTTCAACATCATCTAGGCCAGCAAACAATATCTGATACCTATTGACACAAGTAATAACCATGTCAGACTTATTGACCTTGAAATACTCACCGACTTTCCAGTTAGATATTGTTTTGCGGATTTCATTAAAGGTTGACTGGCGGGAAGTACGAGCAACATTACGAACTATCAAATAATTCCTGCCACCCTTGAGAATATCCCATACCGGTCTCTGACCAATAGCGAAAAAACTCTTTCCAGAAGAAGCCCCGCCAAAAAATATCTGCGTGCGGGTATCGTCATCCAAGAATGGTAGATATACTTTATTAAAAATTTTGCGGCTTATAGTTAGGTTGATTTCCATATCAATCCGTCAAGCCTACATTTATCTGGACAGGAATCAAAGGGCGCCTCTGTTCATTGTCTTCTTTGAACATACCGAGGTATTTGCCGATAGAGTCAAGGACCCCTTTCTTTTCTGGTAGTTTAAATTCCTTGATCCTATCTACAATACGAACTTCATCTGCTAAAGTTATTATCTTTCTACTATGCTTAAATCCACCAATAGCATATAATTTTTCTTTAGGAATTTCACTTAAAGGCTTCATTGCTCCATCATCATTATAAAAATCATCTATACTATAATCAGACAACATCTTGTATCTCTGCAGTACCCATTCCGTGTCTATCTCAGCATCAGCACTTAGTTTATCAAGTTTTTTACTTATATACTCAGCTACTTTAGGTAATCTAAGGAGTTCAAAAGCACACACACCTGCAGTCTCATCCTTCTTCACATTAGGATAAGACACCTTATAGGCACGAGTTCCGTTTCGATCAACAAGCCACTGATCTGCAAATATCTTCTGATTTGCAGTCAACCTACCATTACCATTACTCTTCTTCTTTTTTACTATTGGATTTGATTCTTTAGGAACAGGAGATCTTTGTCGTCTATGGAAGCAGGAAGGAATTGGAAAGGCCTTTCTTTTGAATCTAGCCATTGTTTAGGCCTCTTTCTTATTGGTTAAAAGGATTAAAAATAATGGCATTTTTCTCCCTTTTTTCTTTGAAACTTATAACATACTAAATTTATTGACATAACATAAGGGTCATTTCTACAAGTATGACCATCATTATACCTATATTCTAGGGTTATTTGGTAGTTTTTGACAAGGAAAAAATTATTTATTTTACAACTATTTTTATCTGTCTGATTTTATCTAATGATAACAACATATTGTAGAGATCATTTTTTTTCCTTTTTTTCCTTTTTTCCTTGATTTCTTTATTTTAATAATTATAATATAGATGAACAATTAATAAAGGAGGCACACAATGGGAAAAGGATTTTACAGCAACAAAGACTTAAAAGATTGGAGAGAAACAGAAAGAACCATGAGGAAAGACCCGAATTCATTATCTGATATGGCCTGGAAGCGCAGAGAATTAATGTTTGCAACAGATCCAGAAGCGTATGAAGATAAGGATATTCCTGAAGATAACGGGCATGGGATAGTAGAAGTGGAAGAAGAAGTGGATTGTCCATTTTAAGATTATCTTAACCCACTAAAACAAAAGCCAAGTGGATGGACCAAACAATAAATAAATCAAACAAAATAACGGGGCAGAGTTTCAGGCTTTTGGTTTCCTCAACCAAAACATCCACACTGGACTTTGCCCCCCTTCATCTTTCTTTACCCTATTAACAGAAAGGAGAACAACATGACAAAGAATGAAGCAGCACTTTGGATGACCGTAGATGCCATTGATGATGCAATCAAAGAATCCGGAACCCAAGGAATTCCTGCCGGACATCTCTATGCAGCAATAATGGGGCAAATGAATCTGGAAACCTTTAATGCAATCATCAGCCTCCTGAAAAAAGGAAAGAAAATAAAAGAAACTAACCACCTTTTAACGGCTATCTAAGCCATCAAACCAAAAGGAGAAACACGAACTATGTTGTTACCAATTCATTCTATGATAAAGGAGGTGAAAGTAGGTGAAAAAAATCAGAATCATAATCACAAAAGCCTCAATGATTGTAAATGTTATTGAACCCGTTGGAATAGTACTTACGCCCAACGGGAATGTTTCTAGAAGTGGAAAGACTGTCTTAAAGTATATCCAAGAGGCGATTGACAATGGCCTTGATGTGGAAATAATTGGTAGGTAAATAAAAAATACCCGAGGAGGCAAACAAAATGAAGAAAGTACAAACTGAGTATGGAGAAGCTGATTTAATTTTTAATAAGTATGCCAATGGACGGTTGGCAATATCTCTTGTATCATCAGATATTGGGGAACCTATTGCTGGTCTTACCGTCAATCTTCCTGAAGAGGCGCTTGAAGATGGAGAATTTTTTGTCAAGACCTGGAGTGAAAATGCGGAGATTGCAAAAGACTGTCTTGCAAGTGGCCATTTCGTAGATACCAGAAAGCGAGTAACTACAGGATTTGTTCAAGCACAGGTTTGGAAATTCAATGAAAGGGGAGTAAATAAGATGCCAAAAGAAAATTTCGATTGGACAAAGTGCCCCAAAAAAAAGCCCGTACAAATGCTCAACCCGCTTACATGGGAAAAGAAAACCCTCTTTGGTAGTACTAAGGAATCAACTTTTGAATACCACGGATGCATCCTTCATTGCAGCGGCCCTCCAATGGGGGCCTGCACCTATCCAATGATCATGACCCATCACCAAGGAGATCCGTGCCTGAGACTGACTCCTAAATTCTTTGAAGGGGGTGAATAAATTGAACTGTCCATATTGTAATGCTAAAGAAGATAATTGTGTTCCAGATGTTGTTTATCGCCACGCTGAAAATTATGGTGGAGGAATGAGTAATTTTAGATGTTTAACTTGCAAGAAAGTTATAAGAGCCTCAGTGAATGTTTGCATTTCTATTAAATTCCCTGAAAAAACCAATGAAAAAAGCGATTGGTAAAAAGATTCAAAGGAGAACACTATGGTAACACAAGCAGAAAGAGCAGCACTAATGAAGTTCGCCCGCCCCTTGAAACCACAGGGGCCAGATCTAATCGTTACAATCAGAACGGACCTGTTTGAAGAAAGAATGCTTAAACAATATGACAAAGGCAAGCTGCGGCCCTTATGGTGGCAGAAAGAGGACAAAGCAAATAACCGAATTCAGTTAGCCTTCGGGCCGGGGAGGTAAGAAAAAGTGACAAATTTACAATTCTCTAAGGAAAAGGAATTGCTTGGAAAACAACTTTCCCAAAGAAAGCACAAAAAAAGGAGAATAACCACAATGAAAAGGATCAAAGAAAAGACTGCCCGCAGATGGCTGAACCGAAACGAATGGAAAATCATTACATATAGTAAATACGGACACAAGAAATTCTGGCGGCAATATGCCGTATGTATGCGGACACTAACTATATTCAAAAAGTTTTAATAGGAGGTGAAAGAAAAGTGATAAGCTGCCAATACTGTAAATCATTTCAGAAAGGAAGGTCCTGCCAAGAATATAAAATTCCAATGAGGCTATGCACCATCAAAAATAAGCCCGTACAATACAGAGATAAGGCCTGCGATGAGTTCCAATTAGCCAAGCGATTCTGGTGTGAACGGCATAAAATGTGGCTAGATCCTGAATTATGCAAAATGAACCAGAAAAAGAGGAGGAATGGTTGTGTGACTTGTCGGCAAGGGGAGATCATCAATAAACTTCTATCCCCGGCGGTAGTCAAATCAAGATTCCAGAGGAGGGAGAAGAACAGTGAATAATCCAAACAGACCAACTGTTAAACTCATCGGAGAAGATGGAAATGTCTTTTACATTCTTGGAAAGGTCCGGGCAGCATTGAAAAGTGCAGAGTATTCCAAGGATGCTATATCGGAGTTCACCAAACAGGCAACCTCTGGCAGCGATTATGATACAGTACTGCAAACTTGCATGATATGGGTTGATGTCGAGTAAAGGAATTGTCATGACCACTAAACTACTCTACTACACTGAATTCAACTGGTATGGAGAAGTCCATGACTTCTGGACCCATGCCAGAAACCCGGAAGCAGCCAAGCGGCAGTCTGTCTCCAAGTTGGCAAAACGACTAGGCACTTCCAGATACCGGGTAAGATGCTACTTTTCAGGATATAAAGACAATTTCAAAATCACAGAAAAAGAAAAGGAGCCTAACTAAATGCAAAAATATGAAGACCACCAAAAACTTATCCATTGCTTAGCCTATCGATTCCATCATACCACAGGCATCGAAGCCAATGAACTTATTTCATGCGGAAATCTTGAGTTCATGGAATGCCAAAAAAACTACAATCCTGCAAAAGGGACAAAATTCAGCACATATCTCTATACAAAACTACAAGGACTTTTCCTAGAAATGGGAAGAAAAAAGGAAACTGCCCCAAAAATCATCAGCATAGAAAATGATTATTGGGGTAAACCTTTATCAGAAACCTCTCCGTTCATGAACGAGATCACTCCTGAAGACAACTGCCTATTCAAAGAAATAGTCCTTGGCTTACCAGAAGATGCCAAAGAAGTCGTGAAGATTGTTTTTAATACCCCAATAGATCTCATGAAAATGCTTCCAAAAAAGCAGCCCCGTGGGATCAACAAAACTCAAACCCAAAAATACCTGAGGCAACAGTATGGCTGGTCCTTTTCCAGAATACAAAAAGCATTTACTGCAATCAAAAAAGGATTATCATTTTAATCTTTGAAATTTTCTTATAATATAACATATGGAGAAAAAATGAATAATGACTATGAAATCGAATGTGAAAATTGTGGGTGGTCAGGACGTTCCGACGAACTGGTAGCATTAACAGAAGATCTTAAAGACTGTGATTTTTCATATCGTCCTGATTGCAGTAGTCAAGACATTATAGATATAGATCAAGATGAATAGTTCAGGCCTTGCCATTACGATCACAATTAGAAATCTTGCGGAGATTTCATTTATCAATGATGAGCTTAATACTGAAATCCTTAGCCTGCTTACTATTAGAAATCCCAAATGGGCAGAAAACCGCAAGATGAAAAGATGGCAAGGCGATACTCCAAAACTACTGACATTTTATGAGCAAGATGATAACAACCAACTCTTCGTGCCACGTGGGGCAATTGAGCCCATAATCGAAATCTGCAATAAAAGAAATATTGATGTAGATCTCATTGACGAAACAAACCAATTAACCCCAATCAATCTTTGTTTTAAAGGAACCCTGAAAGATTTCCAAAAACCAGTAATCTGTACCATATTAGAACATGAAGAAGGAACTCTTTGTTCCCCAACTGGCTCCGGCAAAACCATCATGGCCTTATATCTAATTGCACAAAGACAACAACCTGCCTTGATCATAGTTCATACCAAAGAATTACTTGATCAATGGAAAGATAGGATTGAAACCTTTCTTGGAATCCAAAAAGATAATATAGGTCAATTCGGGGATGGACAAAAGTGGGTCGGTGAAAAAATAACAGTAGCTCTAATCCAGACACTACGCAAGATCAAGAAATTGCCAGAAATAGGGCATTTAATAACCGATGAATGTCACCGAATTCCAGGTACTACTTTCCATGAAACCATCAAAAGATTCAACTGCAAATATCTTCTAGGGCTATCGGCCACCCCATATAGAAGAGATGGTTTATCAAAACTAATCTCTTGGTATGCCGGCCCCATCAGATACAAAATAGATCCTCGCGAATTAATGAAACAAGGACACATTACTAAAATCCAATCAATAATCAAAAAAACAAATTTTATCTGCCAACTTCGAGATAAAAAAGGAAACAAAATTAATCCAGCAGATTTGCGGAAGCAAAGCAAGGAGAAACCTGTCTTGTACTAACTGACAGGAAAGAACATTGTACTGCATTGACAAACTTAACCAGTCATAACGGATTAAGAGTTGAAGAATTAACTGGAAGTCATTCAGAAGGGCATAGAAAAAGGGTAATCCAAGATATTAATGATGGCAAAATCAATGTCCTAATAGCAACCGGACAACTAATTGGTGAAGGATTTGATTGCGAAAATCTTTCTACAATATTCCTAACTACCCCAATAAGATTTTCCGGCAGAATAATTCAATACATCGGACGAGGACTAAGGCCAATGCCAGGAAAAGAGGTGGCAAAGATTTATTATTATCATGATCAAACGATAAAATGTTTATATGGCTCATATAAAGCAATACTGAAAGTTTGTAAGGATCTAGAATAATCCTCAATGGCACCCTTACTACCTACATCTGATGAACTTAGCCTTGAAATTGATAGATTTGAAATTGACAATCTTGATCCAGAAATTTTAGAAGGAAACGAAACAACAAAAGGATATTCCACCATGTCACCAGAACAAGCAATGTGGGCAGCAGTCATTGAACAAGCAGCTAGAGATCTTTTCTATATGCCAAATGCACAATTTATAACAGGCCAAATAATAACAATCAGGAATTCTTCCTATGCCTTTTTCTTTTCAAAAAGTTCTCATTATATACAATACAGGGATTTTGTCCTCACAACTATTGACCTTGATTTAGATGTAATTCTATCTGCTTTACAAAAACGAATTAAAAAATTCAAACAAAATCAACAAAAGTCTTCAAAATGCAAAGCCCATGTTTTGAATGTGAATTAAAAAAATCAGACAAAAATAATCTCGTCTGTGCAAAATGCAGGGAAAGGATTAATTATGCTCTTTATCTTGAATATCCTAATAAATTGTCTGCTATCCCTCCACAAAAATGCAAAACCAAAGGATGCAAAAATCCTAACCGTGTTAATGATTTATGTTTGAGATGCGCTATTATCAACTGGAAATTAACACATCCAAAAGAAAGAATATGGATAAAAAGAGGAATCTACAATGTTTTCCGCTGAATCATTCTGTGAAGACTATCAAATCCCTTGGTTCCCTCCAGGCACTAAAAATGTAGGCCGTGGGTATATAGGAATATGCTGCCCCTTCTGTGATGATACAAGCTCACATGGTGGATTCAATATCTCTAAGTCCTTTTACAATTGCCATCGATGCGGAGGACATTGGATATTAAAAATAATTGCGGCCTTAACAAAAACCAACATCCATAATGCAAAAAAAATCTTTGAAAAATATTCATCAGACGAATCGATTGCCGAAAAATTCAAACCCAATAAATATGTTTCAGAAGTTACTTTTCCTCCAGATACAGGTCCACTAAATGAAAAGGCAAAACAATATCTCATTAATCGAAACTTTGATCCAAACAAACTAGTCTCTGAATGGGGGCTCCTATCAACCGGTCACGCCGGAGAATACAAATTCTCTATCCTAGCTCCTATCTACCTACATGGACTTCTCATATCATACCAATGCAGGGATATTACGGGTAAAAATCCCACTCCATACAAAGGGTGCTCGATTGATGAATCTGTCTACAATCATAAGCATTCACTATACGGAATTGATAAGGCAATGCCACAAAAGAAATGTGTAGTTGTTGAAGGAATCACTGATACCTGGAGACTTGGGCCGGGAGCGGTAAGCACATTCTCAATGAATTTTACCATACCACAAATCAGATTATTAGTTCAATCATTTGATTACTCCTTCATTCTATATGATCCAGAACCTCAAGCACAAGCACAAGCAGAAAAACTTTTTCATTACATAACCGGATGTGGCAAAGAAGCAGAAATTCTTAACCTACCAGACTGGATAAAAGACCCAGGCGACTTATCAGATAACTCGGCTAAAGAAATTATGAAGGAATTAGGACTATGAAAGTAAAATATGTTGTAATAAATTATCACGGCGATGACACCATGATTATCTTTCCTGGATATATTCAACATGCCACTATGGCAAAAATAGGATGTGTTATAATATCTGCCGGTTTTGTCAATATGAAAACAAAAGCCTGCTATGGAGAATCTGTAAGCTTAAAGGTAAAATCAGATCCAGAGCTTGATAACATTTTATTAGAAGAATTTTTTAATCAGGAATAAAAAAAGCTTGATTTTTATAAAAAGATATTTTATAATACATTTTAGTAGAAATTCTTGGCGGGATTTCTACCTCCAAATTGGCCAGCTGTGATAGCGCACACAGTTATGGGAGGGGCTATCGTCCCCTCCCGGCTTCTTTTCTTTCGACCTTACGATAGGAGGTTGTCTTGAGCAAAATAAATCAATTTTTATTAAAATCAAAACAAGGAGATAATTATGTCTAATACCGAATACAGATACGGCTGCCAAGTAATTTGTAACGAAAACGATATCTATCCTGCCATGAAAGACCTTGTTGAAAACAAGGGAATGTCTGTAAATGCTGCCGCTAAGTTCGTTCACAAGGACAGCAGTGGTGAGGTAACTAAGGGAAGGGCAGAACAAGTATATCTAAGACGAACTCCTTCTATGCACATAGAACCTGATAAACCTTTGAAAAAACAGACAAAAGAAAACACAAAATTACAGTTAAGCGATATAAGGAAAGAAATCAAAGCAGGAAATGTGTCTGATGACGATACGAAAAAGTTAGTAGATACTATTGCAGATGAAGTGTCAAAAGAAACAGTTCACCCAAGAATTGGGTCAAGGCTAAATACCGCTATAAAAAAGTATCATACAAAAAGAAGATTGACTCCAAAAACAGATGAAAAAAGTAAAATCGAAATGCTAAACAAGAAATTGGGGGAATGCTCTACCGAGCTTAAATTATTGGTGGATGGTCAAATAAAAACGGCCTCCGGTGACCAGAAATATTTAGATGCCATAAAAGGCCACGCCCCTATGATCATATGGAGTTTTCATGATCTTGGGATAGACATACAAAAGGTATGCAGGTTGATAAATGGCAGAAAGGAGATTTCAAATGATGGTACAACCCAAGTTCAACCTCACGACATTATCGACATTATCCCCAAAACCATTATCTCTACGACAATTAATCAAAAGGAAAATTGATTATATAATAGAGACAGAAGTTCGCGTATCCCCATTTATAACTTGGATTAGCAAGGGGCAAATTCTTTGGGGAAACGGAATGCACTGGAAAAATGCAAAAGACAAATGGCTTAAAGAAGGAATAACCAAACATGCAGGAATAACAAGACCAACAAACGATGAGCTTAAATATCAAATCGGAGAATATGGATATTGTATGCCATGGCCTCCCCCGACATTTCCACCTATGTTAGGCCAAGTAATGCGTCCTGATTTTGTTAACCAATGGATTGACGGAAAACAATATACAGATCTTCGTTTTTTTTGGGGGTTAGGGTATGTCAATGAACAAGGCAAGCTAATTCCTGAATATGGAAATGGAGTAGCTGGATATTTCATGTTTATGGCAGATTCGCCTTTCCGTGAATTCCAACAACAATGGTTAGATAAACAGCCAAAATGGAAGAGGATACAATGGGCTAGATGTAATGATACTTACATTTCTGCAGTTGACTATCAAATAAAAGCTAGCCGCAGAAAAATGATAGTAAGCCAACGACTTCTTGGAGTTCAAGAATATAAAGAGCTTGATGCCGCTAAAAATTTAGAATTAGAAGATACTCCATGGAGAAAAGAAAGTAAAGAATAGATAATAAAAAAGAGCATTCCCCCTCTTTTTATTTTTAATAAAAAAGGAATATAAACTACTTTGACTAAAAATAATAAAGAAGAACAAAAAAAAGGAATCAAAGGCGTTTTTATTCCTGGCGAAGTTGCTTTTAATAAAACCCTCACAAAAACAGATATGTTTATTTGGTGGCAGATCGATTCACTTGACTGCACAGAAAAGCATTGTTTTGCAAGCAATGAATTCATTTCTGATCAACTTGACTTAAACCCCCAGACAGTTTCAAATTCCATATCTAAACTAAAAGATCTTGGATATTTCAAGCAGGTAAGTTTCAATGGCCGCAAGAGAGTTTTAGCAAGAGATGATAGTTACCTTGAAAAATACAGGCATCTCGTTGATAAATATAACAGTGATAATAAAAACAGACTAAATCGATCCTTATATGCAGACTATAATGACTCTTATAAGCAGACTAAGTCAACTCTTATAGGAGATATAAATAAGAATAGTAATAATAGTTTAGAAATTAATTCTAAAGAATTAATAAATGATTCTGACGAATCACAAAAAATCTTTCCTGACAAAAATCCTATCAAACCTTCATACTCATCCAAATATGAAATATTCTCCTTGAGATTAATTCAATTCTGGAATTCATTTCCTCATACCTCTATTCATAAAATTATTACTCCTCCAACAAAAACCTATCAATCCTTAATTAAAAATCTCTGTTCCTTGCAAACAGGAACCTTCCATAAGAACGGGAAACAATTTGATCCTGAATGGATCAAAAAGGACAAAATCCCTGAGAAATGGTTTTCTCTTGCTTGGACATATCAAGAGTTACGTGATGGAATTCAAGAAGCATCTAAATATAGTATGGAAGGATATTGGCCTTATAAAAAAAGAGAATTTTTCAAATCCTTAGCAAATCTCATATATGATGCACACAGTCGAAAGAGTTGGTTGTTGGCCGCTATAAAAAACCCACCTAAGCTTCTCAAAGAATCTTCAAATGAACAATGGCAAAATCCTTTTCCGGAAACAACTAAGATCTTTTTGGATGCAGGAATTTGGCCAAATGGATATGAAGTAGATTGTAAGATGCTTGCCAGAGGCATTGCCTCCTTGAAGATCTTCTCTGATAATCTAGTCCCAGATTCCTACAATAAAATCAATCATTGGTTTGGTACCTTATATAAGCTTTCCACTGAATATATTACTTGGTTACAAGATCAAGACTGGTTGACCGATATCAAGGAAAATGTCATCGGGACAGAAAACGGAGTGTTTAAAAAATTCATTGAAGATCAGGAAAGGGAAATTGGGGTGAAGATAAGGGTGCAAGAATGATTGATACAATGGCTCAATATGCCATCATGGTGTTAGGGCCTACAGCAACTTGGGTTGTGGGTTGGAAAGGAGAAAAAAGACGATGGGGCTATATCATCGGGATTGCCTGTCAACCTTTTTGGTTCGTTACTTTATATGAAAACAAACAATGGCCAATCTTTATTGTTGCTTCTTTATATACCTTTTCCTGGATACAAGGGTTTTGGAATCATTGGGTGAAGAGATGAAAAATCAACCCATCGGCATTTGCCGGATCTGCCATAAAGAATTTTGTATAACCCGGTTAGGCAAAATGTATCGGCATGGGTATAGGTATCACAGGATTAAAAGAGATGGCGGATTCTTTTCATTTATTCGTTATCAGACAATTAGAACACAGCCTCCTTGTACAGGTAGCGGAATAAAGCCGTTGAGGGTAAAATAATATAATGTTACAAAGATCTAAGCCCCCAGATTCGCGCATAGAACGCCAGATTTGCACCGGGCTTATAGTATCGGAGCAATTTATCAGAGAGATTAAACCAATCCTTCAACCAAATTCCCTTCAGCTTCCATTCACTCAGATAGTAGCAAACTGGTGTCTCGAATACTTTGATCAGTTTCAAACAGCTCCTGGCAGAAACATCCAAGACATATTCATCGAACACCGAAAAAGTAGTCTTGATCCTGATACAGCAGAATTGATTGAGGATTTCTTGACTGGAATTTCTGATGAATATGAACGACAAGATGTATTCAATATTGGTTATATTCTAAAGAAAGCAGAAGATCATTTAAGGAATGTTTCTCTGCAAAACCTTTCCAAGGAGATTGCAAAAGCAGCTAGCGGAGGTAGGATTGAGGAAGGGGAAGCATTAGTAAAAGGTTATGAACGCATAGCAAGGCCACAAGCCAGAGGGGTAGACCCTATCAATGATTCTTCTGTCATTGTCAATGCCTTCACAGAAGATTCCGGAGACAAGTTATTTTCCCTGCCCGGAGCAGTAGGGAAAATGATGGGGCCGATGGAAAGAGGATGGTTATTCTCATTTGTTGCACCTGCAAAGGGAGGGAAAACTTGGTGGTTAATGCTAACTGCTTTGAAGGCATTGTTTTCTGGATATAATGTAATTTTTGTCAGTATGGAAATGTCAGAAAAGGCCATGACCAGGAGAATTCATCACTACATAAATGGTTTACCGACAAGGCGGTGGGCGGGGGAAATGTTGATCCCTGTCTTTGATTGTGAATGGAATCAGAAAGATACCTGTAAGAAATCAGTACGAAAGAATAAAATCAAATTATTATCTGATGAAGGAAACCAGATTTCAGATTTTGATGACGCTTTAAAAGATTATACCCCTTGTACAGAATGCATGGGGACAAAGAAGTTTGCCTGTGAAAGTTGGTTTAAGAAAGTTACCAAAAAAGAACTGACAATCGAGCAAGCACTTAGAAAAAAACAGGCAATAAAGAGATCTGCCCTGGTCCGTGGTAGCCGGTTTCATCTTGTGGAATTCCCTTCAGGCACTTTAACTATGTCAGAATTGAAAGCATATTTGTATAATCGGGAACAATATCGTGGAGAGATCTATGATGTTATCTGCACAGATTATGCAGATAAAATGAAGGCAGAATCCAGCTGGGAATATCGCCATGGGATAAATGAGATTTGGGAAGGACATAAAGGATTAGCACAGGAGAAAAACGCCCTAGTTGCCACTGCCAGCCAATCTAATACTGCCAGGTCAGGGAAAGACATTAAGCAAGGAGATTGGGCCGAGGATATTAGGAAATTGAACCTGATTGATGCTGGAATGGCACTCAACATGTCACCAGAAGAAAAGAAAAGAGGAGTTATGCGAGCAGGGCTCATGGCACAGAGACATGAATTTTTCGATGTTTTAGGAATTGTTCATGTTTTACATCAGTTGAAGATAGGTCGTCCGTATTTGCAAAGTTATTGATATTTTTTTTGTTTTGAAACTTTGATATTTTCTTATAATAAAATATAAGGAAATAATAAGGTGTTTAAAAAGAAATATAATGTAGAAGAGATTAGAGGAAATAATATCTAAAACCAAGAGGTTGAAAACAAGAATATTATGAGAGACAAAAACAATTTAAAAAGCCGGTTTAAAAGAAAAAATATAAATACAAATTCTTTAGAAAAAGAAATTTTAGAACAGGCTAATAAATTATTTAAAGGATTAGACAAATTAAAGTCTGAAACAAAAATTAACACTATAAATGAAATAAAGAAAAAACTCCATAATTATAGCCCGTTTAAAAACGAACCGGTTGATTGTGTTTTGTGGGCAAGAGGCAAAGATATATATGCCAATGATTATAATCCAAATGCTGTCGCTCCTCCAGAAATGGAATTGTTAAAACAATCCATTTTAGAGGATGGATTTACCCAACCAATTGTATCATGGAAAACTGAAAATGGAATTGAGGTTGTTGATGGTTTCCATAGAAATAGAGTTGGAAAAGAAGTGCCAGAAATACAGGATCGCCTTTTTGGATATTTACCTGTTGTAAATATTAATCAAAACAGAGAACAAAAAGGAGATAGAATAGCATCTACTATTCGGCATAACAGAGCAAGAGGGACCCACAATATAGAATTAATGAGCACTATTGTCACCGAATTAGTAGAAATGGGAAAAGGAGATCCTTGGATTTGTAAGCATGTAGGGATGAGTATAGATGAATTATTAAGATTAAAACAAATAACAGGAGTTGCTGCGTTATTTAAAAATAGAGACTTTTCTGAAAGCTGGGAAGTAGACATTAGTGTGGATTATTATGAAAACAACCAAAATGATTTTATAGAACAAAAAGAATGAAAAAGATTTGGCATCCTTGGTATTTATGGGAATGTTATAAGGCAGGCTTTTATTCTTCATTTTTAGATATAAAAATAGACATTGAAGATGCTCAAGAACAATACAAAGTGTTTTTATCAGATTTAAAATTGTTCGAAAGAGTATTAAAGTGCGTAATTATAGAATGGAAATATTCATGCGAACACTTTTTGACCGATAAAGGCAGGAATAGAATTGCGTGGTTGGGGCAAGCATGTATGGCGTATTATGCCGGAATACCATCCGAGGCCCGTGCTGGATTTAAGTTATTAACAGAACAGCAACAAATTAATGCCAATGCAATGGCGTTGAAATATTTAAAAATTTGGGAAAATAAAAATTCGGATAAAGTCCTTGAATGAAAACTAAGATAAAAAAATATATTCAAATGTGGAATAATCGCGGATACACAGAAGATATTCCTGATGAAGTTCCTGAAAAATTAATGCAATTAAAATTAGCTCCGTCATATAAAGCCATAAGCATAGCAATTTTAAAAAATGACCACTCTATGAAAAATCTCGGATTTACTCCTAAAAAATCCAAGTGGTATAATGAATTTAAACGCATAGAAATAGAAAATAGAAACAAGGAAACTTCTATGGAACAATACAATAATCCGAGGCTACTACGAAAATACAATAAAAATAAAAACGTACATGATGCTACCAACGAACGATTTAAATTTATTTTTGATAATTTCCCAAGAATCTATTTGTCATTTTCAGGGGGAAAGGATAGTGGCATTATGCTTAATTTGGCACTAGAGTATATGAGAAAAAATAAAATAACTAAAAAAATAGGGTTGATGATTTTAGACAATGAAGCAAATTATGAGTATTCTCTTGAGTTCATGCACAAGATAATTAGAAAAAATCTTAATTTGCTTGATGTTTATTGGTGCTGTTTACCAATTACATTACCTTGCACGGTAAGCTCATATGCTGTTGAATGGCAATGTTGGGGTGAAAGGGACAAAAAAAGATGGATAAGACCAATGCCACCTGATAGCTACATTACAAATTTTAAAAACCACAAGTTTGATTTTTTTTGGGAGGATATGAATTATGACGAATTTTGGGATAAATTTGGAGATTGGTATGGCCAAGGGCAAAGAACTGCATGTTTAATAGGTATTAGAACTGTTGAAAGCTTGAATAGATATAGAGCCATAATGAACCCAAAAAAGAAAACTCTTAGGGGGCAAATGTGGACAAAAAAGAATACTAAATATGTATATAATTGTTACCCAATATATGATTGGAGAACAGAAGATATTTGGACAGCTAATGCTAAATTTGGATGGGAGCATAACAAATTATATGATATTTTTTATAAAGCAGGAGTACCAGTTCATAGCATGAGAGTAGCATCTCCATTTATGTCTGAATCTAAATCAAGTCTTGGGCTATATAGGGTAATTGATCCTCATGTTTGGGCGAAGCTTTGTGCAAGGGTTCAGGGGGCTAATTTTATTGCAACGTATGGAAAACAATTAAATTATAGATCATTTAAACTACCAAAAGGACATACATGGAAATCCTTCACAAAATTTTTATTAGATACTTTGCCAAAAGAAGTAGCTGAAAATTTTAAAATGCGCTTCATTCAATCGTTTAAATATTGGGGAAGAGTGGGGCGCGGATTACCCAATAAAACTATAGAAGAACTAAAACAATATGATATTTCATTTAAATTAAATGGCCTTACTCATCATGGCAGAAAAGACTTATCTAGAGTAAGAATTCAGTCACTCCCTGATCATCTTGATATGTTAAGTTGTAATAATAGTCAAGTTACTTCATGGAAGCGATTTGCATTAACTATTTTGAAAAATGATCATACCTGTAAATATATGGGACTTGCTCCTACAAAAGAACAAGCACTTAGACAAAGACAAATAATGGAAAAGTATAAAAATATTTAGAAAGGTGAGTTAAAATATGGCGGGGGCAAAAGAAAAAACTTATATAGATTGCAATGGTAAAAAAATTATTGCGATAGGACAAATTTATAAAATAATTTACCCAAATGGCAAAATATATATTGGGCAAGACAGAACAGATGATATAAATTATTTTGGAAGTGCAAATAGCCATATAATAGCAGCAAGCTTTACAAAAAAACAAAGGAGGTTATTTACTGTTACTAAAGAAATACTGTTTGAAAAAGCGCATTTAACAATTCAAGAACTAAACAGAATAGAGCGCAAATACATTGCATTATATAATTCTGATGATCCTGTAATTGGGTACAATAGAACAAAAAGGAAGGAATAAAATGAGGTATTTTGGAGAATATGGTCTGTACCCTTTAAAACCACTAGATTATATTATAAATGATATAAAGAATACCAACGAAAATGATTTAATTATTAAAGAAATATTAATATTTCTTTGTAAAAAAATAGCTGTTCTTGAAAAAGAGATAAAACAATGAAAGTTATACAGATTGATGAATTAAAAGATACCAAAAGAGAAGTGAAGTTTCCATGCGGAATGATTAGCAATCGAATATTGCTAAAAAAAGACGCTATGGGGTATACTTTAACAAGAACAGATATTCCAAAAGGGAACTGGCGTCATTGGCATTATAAAAATCATTTGGAAACTTGCTATTGTATATCGGGCAAGGCATTATTACACGATATCAAAACTGGTATAATATATAATATTAATCCTGGATATATATATGTTTTAAATCAAAATGATAATCATAAATTTAAGGCATTAGAAAATACTGTTTTAATTTGTATATTTACTCCTCCATTAACTGGAGAAGAAATACATAATAGTAATGGTTCATACAGTATCTAAAATTTAGACACTAGCAGTAAAAAGAAATGATAGCCAAAAACCTAAAGAATAGCTGGATTCAGACCTATACAGGCAAACAATTTTTTCCATTAGCTCCAAAGATTGACCAGATCTGCATTGAGGACATTGCACAATCTCTTGGAAAGATATGCAGATTCAATGGGCATACTTTAAAATTCTATTCGGTAGCAGAACACAGTATCTATGTCAGTCATTATGCTTCTGAGAAGAACTCCTTATGGGGCTTATTGCATGATGCTGCAGAGGCATATCTAGGGGATATAGTTAGGCCATTAAAGCCATTTCTGAATGGATACAAAGAAATAGAAAAGAATCTAAGTAAATGCATAGCCAAAAAATTCAATCTTGAATGGCCGATGCCAGAGGAAATCAAACAAATTGATATAGCAATACTACATGACGAATCGATTCAAGTTATGGGTAAAAAGCCACAAGCATGGTCTCAGCTTAGCCTGTCTCCGCTTGGGGTTAGAATAATAGGTTTTGATTATAGTGATGCAACCCGAATATTTCTAGAAAGATATCAAGAATTGGTTAAATGCTAATAAAAATAATCTTTTGAAACTTTGATATTTTCTTATAATAAAACATATGAAACATAACCCAAAAGTAAAAGGAGAAAGAAGATGGCAGAAGAAAACGGAATAGCAAAAGCAGAATTGGTAGTAGCAGCCGAAGAATTGAATGAAAAGATTCTAACTAAAGAAACGGCAATCAAAATTACCGGAAGAAAGGCAACATCAGACCAGCTTGAGAAAGATATCAAAGATGCGGCTGCACTGATCAACCCTGAAGACCAATTTTCCGAAGAAACCTGGAAAGTCCTGAGAGAAATGGCGATAGAGGGGCTTCCGCAGATTCCTGTTAATGATAGCCCTCAGACAAGTGAAGTTGTTGAAGAATCGATGGTAGAGACAGAAAAAACAGAATTGGCTACAGGCAAGACTGATAATACTCCCGAGAAGCAAGCAGATAGCTTACAGGACAAGCCGGAAGCTACAGGTGAAGGGCAAACTAAGGGGAAAGCAGGAAAAGCCGTTAAAAAGGCTGAGGCGAAGCCGAAGGGAAAGAAAAAAAGAAACAAGGGAATTGGTGAATTTGTACGTTCCGGCCTGATTGACGGATCTTTTAAGGGGATGAAAAACGCAGAAATTGCAAAATTGGCCGTAGAAAAATTTCACGGAAACACAAAACCTTCTTGTATTGGTTGGTATAAGAACAAATTGCAAAAAAGCAATATTGAAATAAATATTTAAAAAAAACAAAACATGCAGTATTTTGATTTTTCATATAAATGGCAACTAAAGACTGGATATCCAAAAAAGAAAAATGGCTATTTTGTTTTTAGTTGTTTTGCCTGTGGTGGCGGTTCAACAATGGGATATAAATTAGCCGGATATGATGTTTTAGGGTTTAATGAAATAGACCCTAAAATGGCAGAATGTTATATTGAAAATCATAATCCCAAATATCAATTTATAGAACCTATACAAGAATTTAAAAATAGAAATGATTTGCCAAAAGAATTATTTAATCTTGATATTCTTGATGGTTCACCCCCATGTTCAAATTTTTCAATGGCAGGCAATAGAGAAAAAGACTGGGGCAAAAAGAAAAAATTTAGAGAAGGGCAACAAGAACAAGTTCTTGATATCTTATTTTTTGATTTTATTGACCTTACTAAAAAATTACAGCCTAAAATTGTAATTTCAGAAAATGTTCCAGGAATTTTAATGGGAACGGCATTTCAATATGTTCAAAAAATATATAAGGATTTTAAAAATGCGGGATATTATACAATTCATAGACTTTTAGATGCATCAAAAATGGGAGTCCCTCAAAAAAGAAAACGGGTATTTTTCTTTTCAATTAGGAAAGATTTAATAAAACATATTGATACATATGATTTTTTTGATGAAAATCCTAAAATTGATTTAATGTTTAATGAGAAGGGAATTTTATTTAAAGAAATAAAAACAAATTCAAAAAGAAAAACTATTCAAAAAACAATTCAAGATGCTTATCATTATTGCACAATTAATAAAAATTCTGATTTTGCGCAATATTTTGAAAAAATAAGTGGCAAAAGAAAATATTTTAACACACGATTGATTTTTAATAATGAAATTTGCAGCACAATAAAAAGTGACTGCACTCATATTATTGAAGGGGAGAAAGCATATATAAATAATGAGGAAATAAAAAAGGCAAGCACATTTCCTAATGATTATAATTTTAAAAAAAACAAAGTTGATTATTTATGTGGAATGTCAGTTCCACCAGTAATGATGGCGCAAATATCAAAACAAATTGAAATTCAATGGCTTGATAAAATTTATCAAAAATAAAAATGAAAACAGAACCAATAAAAATATTATTTAATAGGTATATTTATGCTGAAGTAGATAAAATTAGTCATGTTTTCGGGACAATCTTTATGGCTAATTGGGATTTTTACTACATCATGAGTGTTGATGCTATTAAACAGCACATGACTTCTGCCATTAAATTGGTTGAGGAAATACAGCCAAAACCACCAGCAGCTATAAACAAAACTATCAAAGCTATGAGAAGAATGATTGATAAAGTAGAAGAAAAAGAGCACTTTCTTCAGTTTATTAGTGATCTTGTTTTAGCAAAAGAAGGCCTTGGATTATTGCCAGGATTTGGTTGTGCCTTTACTGAAACCAATGAAGGCAAGGTAAAAGTTAAAGCAAAGATATGGCTTAATCCTGAAAAGCAATCTATTCGGGCAATTAAATAATACTAGGAAATAATAAACCAAAATAAGGAGGAAAGTCAATGGCAAGACGAACAAGGCAAACAGTAGAGGCAGAACCACAAACACAAGCAAATGAAGTTAATCGACAAGATCTCATTGATGCCCTGACTAAAGTCAACCCCGGTTTGGCAAAAAAAGAATTGATTGAGCAGTCAACCCATTTCATTTTTGACGACGACAAGATTTGGACTTACAATGATCAGATCACTATTATGCATAAATTCAACACCGGATTAACAGGGGCTGTCAAGGCAGAGAAATTCTTCAAGCTTCTTGATAAAATCCCCGATGAAACAATCCAGATCTCAGGTACCGAAAAGGGGAAAATAAAACTCTCCGGCAAAAAGATCAAGGCCACTATCAATATTGATCCAGATATCAAACTTCAGCCCATCCAGGTTCCCGGCATCAATTCTAAGCAGTGGGAGGAGTTGCCTAAAAACTTCTCAGATGCCATCGCTTTTGCCGCCTTTTCGGCAAGTCGAAACATGGCCCGACCAGAACTTACTTGCATTTGGATTACGGACGGGCAGGCCGTATCATGCGATTCCTACCGGGGCACCAAATATCAGTTGGATTCCAAGATGGAGCAGGACTTTCTTCTCCCCGCAACAGCCGCAGTAGAGCTGGCAAAGTATACCCCCTACAAAATCATTATTGACGGGGGATGGCTGCATTTCATCAATAATGAGAAAACCTCATTTTCCTGCCGGACATATTATGATGAAGAATATCCCGCAATGATCTGGAAGTTCTTTGAAATAGAAGGGCAAAAGATAGTGCTCCCAGACGACTTTCTTGATGCAATCGGAAGGGCAGAGATCATGCTGACTGCGGACTTTGATCTTGATCGATTTGTATTACTAACTATGGAGGCCAATACATTAACCTGTAAAGGGGAGGGGATATATGGAGAGTTTGAAGAAACTACAGATATTGATTACAGCGGGGAAAAGATTGAAATCAAGGTCCATCCTGTTCTGCTCTCGCAAATCCTAAAGCACATCCAGGTTATGGTTGTTGGAGAAAGGCTCCTATTTCATGGGGATAAATTTCAGCATGGAGTTTGTTTGAGCTGCTAAAAGAGGTGCAAAATGAAAAAGATACCAACTATATTTAAACGTAATCCCAAAAATATGCGAGAACTCTTAGATGAAGTTCATCCAGATTGTTTATGGGTATTCGCTGGCGAGGGGATAGCGACCAGAAAGTATGACGGCACATGCGTAAAAATAGAAGACGGAAAATATTTTAAACGGAGAGAAGTTAAGAGAGGTAAAAACGCACCCACTGACTTTATTGAAGAACAACTTGACGAAAATACAGGCAAACGAGTTGGATGGGTGCTTGTTGACCCAAACTCTAAAGAGGATCAATGGCACATGGAAGCTTTCAACACATCCTTCATTGACGGTACATATGAACTTGTCGGGCCTAAAATCCAAGGGAATCCTGAAGGGCATGGGCGCCATGCTCTTATAAAGCATAGCGAGGCGGGTATTTTTGGCAATGCACCACGAACACTGGATGGTATCGCAGAGTTTTTAAAGGACAAAAATATAGAAGGGCTTGTATTTCATCACCCCGATGGTCGGATGGGTAAAATCAAAAAGAAGGATTTTCAACAAAAGAGGATTCCATGACAGGTTTCTGCCACATCCATACCCATAATGAGTTCAGTTATCTTGATGGGTTCGGCTCTGCAAAACACTACATTGCCAAAGCAAAAGAACTAGGCATGCTGGCAATTGCCATAACAGATCATGGCGTGGTCGATGGTTGTATCGAGTGGCAAAAGGAATGTGACAAACAGGAAATGGGGTGTATTTTAGGGGTAGAAGCTTATATCGTTCCAGACGCCAATATCAAAAAGAAGGAAGATAAGCCTGCCCATATTACAATTCTTGTTCGTAATACTGCTGGCTGGATTGAGTTATGCAAACTTCTAACAAGGGCAAACCTAACAGGGTTTTATCGCAAACCCCGCCTAGATTTCAATACTTTACTCAATGCAGATTTATCCGGCCTTATCATTCTCACTGGATGCTCAAATTCATTCTTGAATTTGCCTGGCGGAATTGAAACTCTAAAAGAAATGCAGGATAGAATGAAGGGAAGAATCTATCTTGAAATTATGCCGCATGATTTTCCTGTCCAATATGAACATAATAATCTAATCCAGAAACTACATGAAAAACATGATATCCCATTAGTAGCAACAAATGACTGCCACTACATTGAAGAGGAAGACTGGGAGGCCCAGGAAATCTTGCTAGCCATTCAGACCAAAGCCAAGTGGGATGATCCGAAGCGGTGGCGCTTCGGGATTAAAGGATTACATCTTAGGACAGAAAGAGAGATGCTATTTGCATTCAGGAAACACTCTTTTTCTTCTAAGCAGATTGAACAGGCAATAGGCAATACAGTTAAGATCGCAAAACTATGCTGTGAGTTCAGAATTCCAAAACAGGAGATCAGTTTGCCTTCCCCTTATGACAAAATCAATGATAATAAATTTCTGGATAAACTATGTTGGCAACAGATCGATAAAGAAAAGTTAGATGATGATTATCAAAATCGATATCTCCATGAGTACCGTCTCATCAAGAAGAAAAAGTTTGCAAGATATTTTCTCATCGTCTATGACATCATCCAGCATTGCCATAGAGAAGGTATTGCGGTTGGCCCCGGAAGAGGAAGTATCGGAGGGTCACTGATCGCCTATTTGTTGGGCATTACACAAGTTGATCCCATCAAATTCCATCTATCTTTTGCTAGATTCATTAGTGAAAATCGTATCGACTGGCCGGACATAGACCTCGATTTCGAGACACGTCATAGAGAAAAGGTCCGCGAGTATCTATGTGATAAATACGGGAACAATAATATCTGCGGCATCTCTACAGAAATGAAGATGAAAAGCAAGGCTGCCCTGAGAGATGTAGGGAGAGTATTTGACATTCCTGCGGCAGATGTAGATGAAGTCACCAAAGCCATCAGGCAAAAGGAACACGAGCACGGAAGTGGCATTCAATCCGTAATTGATAAAACCAAAGAAGGAGAGAGATTCGCAAGGAAATATCCAAAAATAGTCAAGTTTGCCAAAAAGATGGAAGGCCATGTCCGGGGCAGTGGACAACATGCGGCGGCAGTCATCATATCAGACGAAGACTTGTCTGAGGGGAAGAAATGTGTCCTTGTCAGGCGTAAAGATAGAATTGTTTGCAATTGGAATATGAAAGACTGTGAATATGTTGGGTTGATGAAACTAGATGTTTTAGGATTGTCCACATTATCTGTATTGGCAGAAAGTGAAAGATTGATTCAAGATATTCCTCTTGAAAGATTTAATCTTAACGACACCCCATTAGATGACAAAAAAGTATTTGACCTCATCAACAAAGGGGGGACTGCCGGAATGTTCCAAATTTCTGCAACTCCAACTACAATACTTTGCAAGGAAATGGGAGTTAACAATTTTGAAGATATTGTTGCCGCAATTGCCCTAGTCCGGCCCGGACCAGCAGATTCGGGGATGACAGAAAAATATCTCAAAAGAAAACACGGAGAGGCTTGGGAAAAGAAACATCAAATATATGAAGAGATTACTAAACATACTTATGGCATCCCGGTTTATCAAGAACAAATCATGCAGATAATCAGTCGTGTAGCAGGATTATCTGAAAGTACCGCAGATGAAATTCGCAAAGTAATTGGAAAGAAAAGAGATCCAAAAGAATTTGAACTATATCGAAAACAGTTTAAGAAGGGTTGTAAAAAAGCAAAAACCCTATCAGAAAAGGAAGCAGATGATTTTTGGAAAGGATTGTTAAAGTGGGCTAGTTATGGATTTAATCGTGCCCATTCTGTTTCCTATGCCTTGATTGGCTACTGGACAGGATGGTTAAAGGCAAATTACCCAGCAGAGTTTATTTGTGCTTCACTTTCCTATGGGGATTTCGACGACAAGTCATCGGATCTTGCCAAACAAAAGAAACCGCTCCTTGAGGAAATAATAAAACTTGGCATCACAATTATGCCTCCGAAAAAAGATTTATCAGATCCTACAAGATGGACGGTTAAGAATAATAGATTATACGTTCCATTTATAGAGATAATTGGAGTAGGGGAAACTCAAGCACAAAAATGTGCACAGAGCAAAAATACACAAACACGGCTAAAAAGCTTTTTTGGAAAAGAGTATCTTCCTGAAAAGAAAAACAAGATTGACACAATCCTTGACGAACTTAAAGTGTTCGACCCAGAAGTAATTCCATCATCGAAAGTCTTGTCAAGATATCTCCCTTTCAGCATTGAAAAAGAAGAGTCGTATTGTGGGTTAAAAGAAGTTCTTGGTTTTAGTTTCCCTAGAAAAGAAATCCCTAAATGGAAAACCCTTTATATTCCAAAATATCGTCTTCCTCCTGGATTAATCAGGCAAGCCCGCTTTCGCAATAGCAATTTAACAAAGTGTAGAAACTGTGAACTCGTAAATGAATGTAGAGCCCCTGTCATGCCTTCCTGTGGAATGTTTAATGTAATGATAATTGGCGAAGCTGCTGGCCCACAGGAGGACGAATATGGTAGGGGATTCTATGAAGAGGCCCCTGCAGGAGAATTGTTATGGGAAGAACTTGCATTATACGATCTAACAAGACGTATGTTCCATGTCACAAATATTGTTAAGTGTTATCCAGGAAAGCAGATCAAGACCCCAACCGCTAAACATATCGTTGCCTGTAGTTCATGGCTAAAAGAAGAGTTCACCAAACTCCAACCAAGATTGGTATTAGCCATTGGAAATACATGTGTCAAGGCATTCACCGGGCAAGATGGTGGCATTCAAAAATTAAACGGCACAACTCAGTGGATAGAATCATTAGAGGCCTGGGTTTGCTGGTGCCTCCATCCAGCGGCAGTCAAGAGGGCAGGCAGTAATAGGGAATATTTTGAGAGAGGGATCAGGAATTTTTCAGCAAAGTTTGCTATATTGAAGCCTATAAAAACCAAAGGAGGATCTATTGATGATCCTTATAATATAGGAGATGATATCCCGTTTTAGGGGACAGGAATATGACTCGACTAAGAAAAATAATTGAAGATCTCAGAAGAGAGACCAAAAAGATTGAAAGATTCAAAGATGAAATAGAAGAATTAAAAGACGAGATTGAAAGGCAAGAAAGTGAGATTGCAGATTTTGAAGAAGAGGAAGAAGAAGAAATTACATATGAAGAAGAAATACTAGAATCAATCCTTGATTTTTGTTTTAATTGTCCTTTGAAAGATATCTTCCCAAAATGCAACCTCTGTTATCTGAACAAATGGAAAATAGAAAATGAAAGTTAAAATCTGTCCAAAATGTTTTTCACGCATGGTTAAGCTAGAATTAATCTGGATTTGCTCACAGTGCCAACATGTTATCATAAAGACAAAAGAAGAAATAGTATGCGAATAATAATTGATGCAAACAACATCGGATATGCAATGTTCCATGCCATGGGACCGGACAAGATTGCCTTCGGATTCCTCAAGCAAATTGTAGCTCTGTCAAAGACTTTTGAAACAAACAGATTCATTTTCTGCTGGGATTCAAAACATTCTTATCGCAAAACCTTATACCCTGCCTATAAAAGCAACAGGAGAAAGGACCTAGACCCATTTCAACAAAGTCAGTTAAAACTTGCCTTCCAGCAATTTAATAAACTGAGGGAAGAAATCCTCCCGGCCTTGGGATTCCAAAATGTCTTCATGCAAGATGGCTACGAGGCAGACGATCTCATCGCCTGGATAACATATCGATGCCCAGATCAGACTACCATAGTCAGTTCAGATCATGACCTCTGGCAATTGCTCACAGACGACAAATTCAATCCTGTTCAAATCTATACAGTTGCTAAAAAGAAAACATTTACTGTTGCCGGCTTCAGATTGGGTTGTGAAGGATTAGAACCTACGGAATGGGCAACTGTCAAGGCTATGGCTGGATGCTCCGGCGATAATGTTGCCGGGATAGTGGGGGTAGGGGAATTGACCGCTATACGATATCTTACTGGATTATTGCCAGACGGGAAAATAAAAAAGAAGATTGATACACCTGAATCAAAAGAACTGATAACAAGGAATCTTCCTTTGGTCTTTTTGCCATTTGGAGGAGAGGCCCCGATTCAAATCTCACTTGATGAGAAAGAGGTCTTTTCCAAAGAGGGCTTAAAGAGGGTGTTTAGAGAACTAGGATTCATGTCATTTCTGAAAGGGGACGTTGAACAGTGGGGCCAGTTTCATGGCAAGGGAGGAAAGAAGCAAAAACAAGAAATTGACAAACCTGAATCAATCAGTGGAACAATCAAAGCATTTACATTATAAGGAGGATAATTAAAATAATCCTTGATTTAATTATAAAAATACTATATATTTATGTTAGATAATAAAGTAACAAATCATTCAAATTTCAGGCTTGAGAATCTTCATATTGCGAAGTATGAAGGCGTTGTTACTAACGTTATCTGTTCTCAGGCCTTTTTATTTGGAGAGTCTAATATGGGTGAAAATAAAAGAATTTTAGGTGTTTGTTTTTATTGTGGAAAGAATGCATTTTATAGATTTAAAAATGGGAAATTATGTTGTAGCAATAATGTTTCTAAATGCCCAACCGTAAGAAAAATCAATAGTGAAAAAAATAAATTTAAATTTTGTAAAATTGAACATGCTAAAAGAAAAGCAGAAGGAGGACCGATATGTGCATGTGATTGTGGCAACAGAACAAAATGGAATAAAGACAAAGGAGAATATAATAAATATATAAATGGACATTGGGTTCGACATAACAATCCTAGTCGTGGTAAAGATAAATATGCTAAAAAAAAGAGAAGAAGGAGCCCATTATGTAAATGTATCCCTCAATGCGGACAAAGAACAAAATGGAATCCTTGCACAGGAAAATATGATGATTATATCAAATATCACCATTTAAAAGGAGCCAAAAGAGACAAAAAGTTTTGTGAAAATCAATCTAAAAGAATGATTAAAAATAACCCTATGCAAAAACCAGAAATTGCTAAAAAGCAATCAGAAAGTTTAAAGGCGTTAGGTGACGATCATCCATCAAGAAGACTAGAGCACCGCAAAAGAACATCTGAATATGCATTAAATGGGCATGCAACCTATATGTGTTCTTGCAATTCAAATCCATCTAAGCCACAAGCAGTATTATTTGAATTGATTAAATCTTTATACTCAACTGCTATACTCAATCATCCATCCTTAAATTTTTCTATTGATATAGCCATTCCTGATCTAAATATTGCTATTGAATATGATGAGCCGTATTGGCATGATTTTGAAAAGGATAAAATAAGACAAAGAAAATTAGAGACAATAGGATGGAGATTTTTAAGATATATAAGTTATGTACCCACCATCAATGAATTAAAAAATAATATTTTAAATATAATTAACAAGGAGGGATAAAAATGTCTCTGTATCAGGATTATCGGCCAAAAAATTTCGGTGAGATTGTTGGAAATAAAACAACCATCAATACAATAAAAAATAAAATTTATGGGGAAGACCCACCGCATGCAATTATTTTACACGGTCCAAGAGGATGTGGAAAAACTACTATCGCCAGAATTATATCAGAAGAATTAGGATGTAAAATTAAAAGTAACGATTTTGTTGAACTTGATGCTGTTCAAACGGGAGGAATTGATACAGCTAGAGAAGTTAGGCAAAATATGAATTTTTTACCAATGGAATCAAAATGTAGGGTTTGGCTTATTGATGAGGCTCAAGATGCTTCAGGCAAATTCCAAGCTGGTCTTTTAAAAGCATTAGAAAGCGGCCCAGCCCATTGTTATTTTATTTGGTGTACTACAGATTTAAGTAAAATTATTACAACTGTTAAATCAAGATGTACTCAATGGAAGGTTAATTTATTAAAAGACTCACAAATAGAAAAATTGATTGCATGGGTTCTAAAAGGGGAAGAGTTTACAATCGACCAGAAGATAATTGATGAAATTATTGCCGCCTCCGAAGGTTGCCCAAGAGAGGCTCTAGTGACTCTAGATCAAATCATTGACCTAGAGCCTGATAAAATGATTAATGCCATCCAGCAGACCAAAGCCGACAGGGAAAGCAAGGAATTATGTCAGGCTCTACTCAAGAAAGAATCATGGCCGAGGCTAGCAACAATTATCAAAGGCCTTGATCCCTCTAATCCTGAAAGTATCCGGCGAGCTGTGATTGGGTATATGGCAAATGTGGCTCTGGATAAGCAGGGGTATAACAAAGGGAACAAGGAAAGATGGGAAGGAGTGGCTGTACGAGCAGCTCTTGTGTTTGATTGTTTTGAAAAACCTGTCTTTTATACCGGTATGGGAGGGATTACATTTGCGGCCTATAACACAACTTTATAGAAAATAAACTTTTGAAACTTTGATATTTTCTTATAATAAGACATAAGAAGGAGAAAGAAAAGAGGCAATGGTAACCGCACGTAAACAGATTGGATGTAAACTCAATGCTGAATTGTGGATGCAAATTAAGATATTAGCACTGAAGAAAGGTATCACAAGTGGAGAGATGCTTGAGATGGCGATGAAGGAATATCTTGAATTGAAAGATTGGACAGCTCGCATGACAATCTCCACAAAAAAAATAATAAATATAGAACTTCATGAAGAACCACCACTATGTGAATGTGGATGCAGAGAGAAAGTGATATTAGGTACAAATGGAAGGTGGAATAGATTTATCCCCGGACATCATGCTCATGGTAAAAGAGGCCCAAATTCTCCTAATTGGAAAGGAGGAATAGCAGATTATGAAAAGATGAAAAGTCTTGCTAAAAAACGAGATATTCCAATAGGAAAATTAAAAGAAAGACTCAGACAAATGGCATTAAGTACTATAACTCAAACAACTAAGGAGGTTGAACAATGCCGACAATTACAGAACATATTAAGTTAGTAAAAAATTTCAAAGTACAATCAAATGAAAGTACTCTGAAAATTCATAATATTCTATTAGATATTAAGGACGGGCAATTCTGGAAGAGTAAAAACTATTACAAAGATCAAGCTGCTTATACCTACAAAGAACATAGCAAGATGGATTTTAACTTGTTTATTGAGGCCGTTTTTGGCAAGAGCGGAATGTGGTTCAAATCTATAGAAAGAATTTTATCGCTTGATAATGGAGAAGAACTTTTACTGAAGCATGGACGCAGCAATATGGTTACATATTATGATAGTACAAATGAGGAAAGAGTAGCTATCCTGACAGCAATAGAGAGTGGGCGAAAACTTGCTCGTTTTAATGCAGTGAAAAGAGAACTATATCCAGCTATCAAATCCTCTTCTATTACTAATATCTGGGAACGGAAATATAAGGAAATAAAAAAGAAGTATAAAATAATGGAAAAAGAATATAAGGCACTAAAACAGGAATTTAACAATTACAAAAAGAAGGTTGAATTTCTCATGGATGGAATAAGAAAAGTAGCCTAATATCTTTTGAAACTTCGATATTTTCTTATAATAAGACATAAGAAACATAACCCAAAAATAGAAGGAGAAGGAGTAATCATATGCCAGAATTCAACTTTGAGGAAGATGTGGCAATTGACCTAGATGATCTGCATGAAGAATGGAGAAGCCATGCTCAACTACGGCATAAATATGCCTCAGAAGTTTCGCATCTAGAAACTGTGGCTAAAAAAGCACATGAGAAAGTTAAGATCACTCGGTCAAGGCTGATTCGAGAAGCCAAAGAATTAAAATTATCAAGTGCTGATTTGCGAGAAGCATATTACCGGGAACATAAAGATCACATCACCGCTAAGAATAATCAAACAGATGCAGAATATAATCTAAGCATGGCATGGAATGCCGTGAAATCTATGGATGATCGGAAAGTTGCCCTTGAAAAAGAAGTTTCTCTTTGGAAAGGAAACTACTTCGCTACCCCAAGAGAACATAGGGATGTTGAGCCAGGTAAACGGGTCATAGATACAGGCAGGGCTGAAGCAGAAGCCAAACAACGGGAAGGCCTTAACAAGAGAGTTCGAAAAGATGCCTGATCTTTCTGATCTTCTAACAAATGTAGGTTTATTTATCGGAGGGATCATTCTTATAGGAATATTATCAAGAATAGTATCAAAAGTAGTTTTCAAAACCTTTTATGAGGAGAAGAAAAAAAATGAGCAAGACAAAAGCAGAAGAGAGAAGAGAAAAATTACGGAACAGAAGTAGACAGGCCGTCAAGACTAGAGATCAGAAAGGTTTGGGGAAGAAGTCGGCACTCGATTGGGCAAGGCTTGTAGGAAAGAAACCTCCAAATTTCATCCCTACGACTGGAAAGGATAATCTAAATCTGATTGACATCTTGCCATTTGTTATTACACAATCCTGGTATAAAGATCTGCGAACATTCTCAGGCCTAACAACCAATCTAGAAGTTGGTGACTGGGATTATAAATTGGAGATCCCAGTGCATAAAAATGTAGGGGAAGACAACGATACCTTCCTTTGCCTCCGTCTAGCCTTTGGAAAGAAATGCCCTCTCTGTGAGGAAATGTTTAAAGAATATGAAAAAGACAATCCTGATGAAAAAAAGATCAAACCATTGAAGCCATCCTGGCGGGATTATTTCAATATCTATGATTACAACGATGAAGACAAAGATCTCCAGGTTTGGGAAGATGTCAGTTATCATCTTTTTGAGAAGTACTTTCTTGCAGAGGCAGACGAGGGGGAGAATACTATCCTATATAGCGACATTGAGGAAGGAAAAACTATTGAGATCAAGGCTCAGGATAAAACTATAGGTTCAGGGAAACCATTTCCTGAAGCCCAAAATATTGAATTCAAAAATAGGGATAAATACGAAGAAGAAATTGTCAATGATACTGTTTCTTTTGATTCCTTAGTCAAGATTCCTACATTTGAAGATGTCTCACGAATCCATCGTGGACTAGAAGATGAAGGAACCCCTGACCAAGAAAAAGTACCAGCAGGGGAAGAACCTCCTGCTCCATCAGGAAGAAGGCGACAAACCAGGCAACAACCAGCAAAAGAGGAAAACCCTCCGTCTGAAACACAGGATCAAGACCAGGCCTCCGGCCCTGCCTGCCCATACAAAAAAGTATTTGGGGCAGATTGTGATCCGACCGCAGATGAATGCAAAAAATGTCCGGAGGAAACTTTCAGTACCTGTGCCGATAAGTTGGATGAGATAGAAAAAGGTGAGAAGGAAACCCCTCCGCCGCCTGCAACTACCACGCGTCGTAGAAGGCAACAGCCAGGCAATAGAAGGTAATCCTGATGTCTAAAATTGAATATATCACATCTACTGAGGCCCTAGAAATCATCAAGAGGAGTTGGTTAGCTGAGTCAGGGGGATATAAACCTAATCTTACTACTCTAATTGGATGGGTCAAAAAATATAATCTTGGATTCAAGTTTGCAGGCAAATACAGGATTGATAAGGTAAAGCTCATTGGGTTCTTGAAACAAGGGGAATCAAAGTGATACCCAACCCCGTTATATATCTAGAGTACGACCTGCATATCGTCAGACAGCCTTTGGTTTTAAAAACGTTGAAACCGGGAACCTCCGGCCTAACTAGGTATATAACGGTTTTATATAATTGGATTGGGCATGCGGGGAACGATGAATAAACCGTCGGGGTAGGGAAGCCTACTCAATTTGATACGGTCTCGTTGTGATAAACCCTGTCCCAAGTGCTACATCGTCGCTAGGATCATGCCCATTCAAAAAAGAAGAAAGAAAATCCTATGATGAAAAGACGTAGACAATCACCTAGCCTAACACAACAGGTAGAGGAATCAGCAGAAAAGAAGGTTGAGAGAATAGGAGATGGGATTGGACCAGATCCTAAAACCATCACCCCGGACAGACTTATTCCAAGCGGGGTTACATTGCTGAATTGTGCCTGTAGTGATAATCCCAGAGGGGCATTCGCTAAAGGAACAATCAATACTATACCTGGAAAATCTGCCAGCGGAAAAACCATTTTAATGCTCAATACATTGGCCGCTTGTGCCTCAACACCAGATTTTGACAGTTATGAATTAATTTTAGATGATGCTGAAGAAGCACAAGAATTTGATCTTGATTATCTATTCCCTATATTGGCTGGCAGATTAAAGGCCCCAAGATATGATATCAAAGGTTTGCCAATCCATAGTAACACTATTGAAGATTTTGAAGGCAATATGCTGTTGAAATGCAAATCTGGCAAGCCTTTTATTTATGTACTGGATAGTTTGGATACATTATCGTCAACGGCAGAATTAGAACGAGAATATGCCAATGCCAAAAAGAATGCCAAAACATCCGAAGAAAAGGAAAAAGCCAAACAATCATATGGCACTGAAAAGGCACGAATTATTAGCCAGACATTAAGAATGGTCAACGGCAAGATAAAAAATAGTGATAGTGCTTTATTTCTTGTCCAACAAACAAAACAAAATATGAATAGAATTTCTAAATTTCAACCAGACTGGGTAACATCCGGCGGGGAAGCCCCATTCTTTTATTCTTTTCATAGAATATATACCAATTCCTTTAAAAGCCATACAGGGGAATCAAAAGGAATAAAACATAAAATAGGAGGGCGAACCCAAGCACAAGTTGTCAAAAATAAATTAAATGGTAAAAAACGAACCGTTGAATTTGATATATATGAAGATCTGGGAATTGATGATCTTGCTAGCAATATTGATTTTTTGAAGAGAACAGGCAAGATCAAAATCAGTGGGGCTTTCATGTTATTCCCTGAAATACTAGGAACTGAAAGAATGTATCGGGTGGACTTAATTAAACATATTGAAAAAGAAAATCTTGAAACTGTAATACAAGATATCGTTGGAGAAGAATGGAATCAAATTGAACGTGATATCCGGTTATCAGATCGGAAAAGACGATTTTGTTGATAATAAAAAAGGGGGAGTTATGAAAAATCGCAGAATTGAAGTGAGAATGGGAAAGACTGTCAATCTGGGCAATTTTGAATCATTTAGACTTGATATAGGTATGGCAGCAGACATATCCGATGAAGAAGATATTGACCTAAAATATGATAAAATGGTTAAGATTGTTGAAAACAAATTGGATGAAGAGATAAAACCCAGTGAATAAACTCAAAGAGATAACACATGTACAATTAACAAAACTTCGCCAAAAACAATTGGCAAAACAAAGTTATGTTTGTCCTATTCTAAACCAGATAATTGATTTTGAATCCTCGGCCTTTGACCACAAACACCGAACAAAGGCAGAAAAGATTGGGGAAGATGGGAAGGGGCTATTAAGAGGTGTCATTCACAATCAAGCAAATGTGATTGAAGGCAAAATTGCCAAATTGTATAAGCGATATGGGTTGCATAAATTCTTACCACTACCAGAGCTGCTCAGAAATATTGCTGATTACATTGAAAATCCACCAATGAACCCTGAATATATACACCCTAATGAAAGGGAATTCAAAATGCTTGGGAAACGAGACTTCAACAGGATCGTTAAATACTACTTTCAAATGTATCCGAGATGCAAAGTATTACCTGAGTATCCTCGCAGTGGCAAGTTAAGCAAGAAATTTGAAGAATTGCTTAAAAAGGCAAACAAATTACATTTTTTAGGTAAATAGTGAATACCAGAAATGCTGCTAAAATATTTAGAGAAAGAACAGGTTATCAATGTCCTTTCCCATGTGAAATAAAAGGAGACAAAAAAATGGATGACAAAACACGAACAGAAATAATGAAAATGGCTGTTGAATTATATGATAGAAAACACAATACTCCAGAAATTCAAGAAGCAATAAAACAGTTATTTACTAATAAATCTACCAGTCAAATAAATTTTATAGTTACAAGTGCTATTGATATGGTAAAATCATTTGACAAGGCCGTTGATGATGCAGGGGGATCTGGATGGCAAATAGAGGAATTATTAAAAATGACTTTTATGGATTTACTTTCTTCTTTAGCCACAAATCATGTGAGGTTTGTTTTTGAAAGGCCTGAAGAAAATGCTTGATTCAATTCACCTCATTAACTTTCGTAGCCATAAGAATACCTTCATAGAACTCCATCCTGGTATCAATATTTTCACAGGTCCAAATGACAGTGGAAAAACTAATGTACTCCGGGGCATTGATCTCGTTGTCAATAATCACCCAGCCGGAGACGATTATATTTCAAAATGGGGTGGGAATCTAGATGTCAAGCTTGGCATTGATGGCAAGCAAGTTGGCAGATTCAGAGATGCTCATTGGGACGAAGAGCTTAAAAGATTCAAGGCAGGAACAAAAAACTACTATACCCTGACTCATGAGGATGGAGAGGTTGAGCCCCCATTCAAATCATTTGGCAGGGGAAAGGTTCCAGAAATCATTGCCAATCTTTTGAATATTTCTTCAACCAACATTCATTTCCAACTTGATGGACCTTTTCTACTCAACAAATCTCCAGCAGACGTGGCAAGGCATTATAACGAGATAGTAAATCTTGACATCATAGACAGGACCATCTCCAACATTGCCGGCACACTGCGTAAGGAAAGGGCTGAACTAAAAGTTGAAAAGGCCAAGATCGAAGAGAAAACAGAAAAGTTAGAAGAATACGATTGGCTGCCAAAGGCAGAGTGTGAGCTTGCCCGATTAGAGAAGATGCAGAGGGCTATCAGTGGTCTAAAATCTGACTGGACAGAACTGCATGGCCTGATCAGGGATCATGAAAGGCTAACTGCTGTAAGCATAGAATTAGATAAAATCGTCAAGCATGATGAAGGAGTAGAAAAATTATTATGGTTAGACAAAGAAATCAAGGCCGGGGATGTAGAATATCTGGCCCTGAAAAGCCTGATTGATAAACTTGAGGCACTGACAGAAACATCCCAACAGATGGACAGGATCGTCAAATATGAAAATACAGTGATCCAATTGTTGCAGCAGGCAGAGAAAGTCAAGTTACTGAGGGGAGACGTAGAGGCACTAAAGGCAATCGTTGAAGAGGCAGCAAGACTAAAGAAAGAGGAAAGTAAATGCCAGGAAATTATCAAACATGAAGATGAAGTTTCCAGATTGGTTGAATTGGATACTAAGATTGCCGAGAACACAGACGAATACAATGCCTTGTTTGATCTTGTTGAAAAATGGGAAGGACTGGATGGACAGCTTGTAACAGCGGACAATAATCTGGCAAATCTTGAGTTAGAATTCAAGGAGGCGATGCCAGAAATTTGTCCGTTGTGTGAGCAAGAGATTAAAAATACTCCTTGATTTTCTCTAAAAGAAAGACTATACTTATGTTGAACAGTATGATAACGATCCAGAATTCAGAGCTTGAGAGTTTTCATGTCGTGAGGCATGGAAGTGTTGTTATCGACACTGTTCCCTCTCAGGCTTTTTCTTTTGGGGAAATTGACATGAGTAGATTTAGAAGGAAAGATGCAGCTCCATTGTGTGCATGTGGCTGTGGAGTATATGTTAAATGGAATATAAATTACAAAGGATGGAATAGATTTATTCAAGGGCATAATTCTAAGGGCGAAAACAATCCTATGTATGGTAAAGAATCTTGGAGTAAAGATAAAACTAATATCTTCTCAGAAGAAATATTGAAAATAATATCTAATGCCAAAAAAGGTGAAAATAATCCTATGTATGGCAAAGTGCCTTGGAATAAAGGTAAGACTGATGTTTATTCAGAAAAAGCCTTGAGGATGATGTCCAATATCAAAATAGGCAAGAAACGCTCTACTAAGACAAAACAGAAAATGTCTATTGCGAGGATGGGCGAAAAGAATCCAAATTATGGTAAAAGGCACACCATTGAGACAAAACAAAAAATTTCACAGACCCGGATTGAAAATAATCATATACCTTGGAATAAAGGCAAAAAACTCCTTGAATTTTCTAAAAGAATGATGGGAGAAAAAATCCTATGTATGGGAAAATAGGAAAAGACAACCCTAATTATGGCACAAAACGGACTCCCGAACAGCGAGAAAAATTGAAAGGTAGATGTGGTCCATTATCGGCTGCCTGGAAAGGAGGCATAGCCGCAGACCCATATTGTGATGTTTGGTTGGATTGGGAGTATAAACAATCTATCAAAGATCGTGACAATAACAAATGCCAGAATCCTGATTGCTGGGGGAAGTGTAATCATTTACCTCTACATTTACATCATATAAATAATGATAAAAAAGATTGCCGCCCCAAAAATATCATAACACTATGCAATAGTTGCAACGGGAGAGCACGGGGGAGCAAAGAATTTTCAAGAGAATGGTGGGTAAAATTCTATCAAAATATCATGACTAAAAAATATGAATACGAATTTGTTCAGAAGGCAAGAGGTTTTTTGAGGGAAATAAGCAGCCTATGATTCTCATTGAAAAAGATTCACCTATGGCGATATTCTTAGGAGAGGTAATCCCAAAACTGACTTCTCCTGAAACTGAGTTAGCCGCTTGCCCACATTGTAAAGAACGAATTTTCTTTCCCATTGTTGCAAAGGAACAAGATATAAGAGCATTTCAACAGTTAATCGGGATCACAATGGAATATCTGCATGAGAAGGGCATAGTCCAGCAAGTGTTTGATGATCTGAGGAAAAAGGTTAATGAAAGGATAAAATTGCAGTGACCCGATTCAAACGACAAACCAAACAATCTAAAGCCACTGCCATCCTAGCAGCAGACCTTCACATTCGACCAGATACGCCTGTTTGCCGTACCGATGACTACTGGGCTGCGCAGGAAAGGAAGATCGACTTTATACTTGACTTGAGGAAACAGCATGATTGTCCCTTGCTCGTGGCCGGCGACTTAGGCAATTTCCCACTCAACAACGGCTGGCCGACATGGCTATTAGAGTGGACAATTAATAAGTTTGAAGGCCATGAAATCATAGCGATACCTGGGCAACATGATTTACCAAACCATAAGATTGAATTATTTGAAAAATCAGGCATGGGTGTTTTGGATGCGGCTGGAGCAATTAAAACAATATTTGAACCATATATAATTAATCTTCTTTGTAGCAACACATTTACTTTATATCCATTTTCTTATAGTCAAGAAATTGATTCTCGATATTGTATAGATGGCCCGATAAATATCGCCATGACCCACCAAATGGTCATAGAAAACAAACCACTTTGGCCAGGCCAGGAAGCACCAAGAGGGCATCAATTGCTAAAGAAATTCCCTTCTTATAACCTCATCCTTTCAGGCGATAACCACCATCCTTTCATAGCTGAATACGAAGGCCGTCTTCTCGTAAATCCTGGCTCACTCATGCGCATGACAGCAGACCAGGAAGATCACAAGCCCCGTGTATATCTTTGGTATGCAGAGACAAATGAAATCGAAGCCGTATATTTACCGATTGAACAGGGAGTAATCAGCCGGGAACATATTGAGGCAGCAGAAGATAGAACCAACCGTTTTGCAACTCTGATTGAACGAGTCCGGGAAGATGTAGAAATTCAACTCTCATATACGGATAACCTAGAAAGGTACTTTGGAAGATTTAGGACACAGAAACAAGTTAAGGAAAAAATATGGGGGGTGGCAGTATGAAATTAGAAAAATTTGGAATTGCGATATCTATAATAGTATTATACTGCACTTCTGCACTTGATAGAAATGTATCGATTTCTATGAGTACTTATGGATTTATACTTGTAATAATTGGATTGTTAATATTTATATTTGCAGATTCCTTTAGAGAGAAAGGAAAATAACCATGGGAACTGAACGACTTTTACAAATTAAAGATCAGATCAACAAAGCAAAAACCACACAGTCAGAAGTCAAGGGACAGATTGCCGGCGTTTGGGACAATGCCAAGACAAGATTCAAGATCAGTGAGTTGCCTGAGGCCTCAAAAAAACTGAGTGAGATGGGGGCAAAACTGGATCAGGAAGAAGTGGAATTAAAGTCCGGGGAAGAAAAGCTGGAAGCAGCCTATCCGTGGGAGTAATATAAAATGTGCAGTGATGGAGAACAATTATCAACCTACAAACTTGGGTATCAAGATGGCGAGCAAAAATGCAAGGATAAGACCATTAAATTGCTTAAAAAATGTCATGATGTGAGTACAAAAGCTGGAGCAACTATATTTCTTTCCCAATTCTGTAAAGATTGTATAAATCGTCTTATAAACATGATAGAAGAGAATATTTAAAAATGAATCTCCAAACTATTCGCAAACAACTAGAACGCAAGAAGGGGCAAGCCCAACAGATTGAACTGGATCTGAAGCAAGCCACTGATTCTCACGAATCTATTGAAAAGGAAATCGGCATCACTGAAAAAGCCCAGGCTATAATTGTCGCTGTAGCAGAGAGCACGCAGA